AGCTTTAGGTGCAGCTTTAGGTGCTGGCGCTGGCGCTGGTGCAGCTTTAGGTGCTGGTGCTGGTGCAGCTTTAGGTGCTGGTGCTGGTGCAGCTTTAGGTGCTGGTGCAGCTTTAGGTGCTGGTGCTGATTTCGATTTTAGAAGCCTCCGGTTGCCTGACTGTTGCGCCTCATCATCTGCATTCGCCTCATCGTACGCCTCGTCATCTGCATCTGTCTCATCATGTGCATCTGTCTCATCATCTGCATCTGCAACTGCCTCTTCCTCGTCATCATCCAGGTCCTCTGCATCATCAATTTGCTCAGCAGCATCAGCATCTTCGTCCGTATCAAATCCGTAGTTGGAAACCAACAAGTGCCGCTGTACAGAATCCGCAGAACCTGTATCAAACACGTGCGATTCGCAAATACTGGTGTTTTTGTTTTTATCGCCGGTCGACGATAGCAGCGCAACTGCTGCACTGGAAACATGTTTGGAAACCACTTCACATTCAAGCACTTTGTCTGGGAGGTCCTTCTTGCAGTCGGTAAAAACTTTATCGGCAATCTCCGTTTCCGCTTTTCCAGCAGAAAGGTAAATTTGTAGCATGTTCAGCGACTTCAAACACGAGTTCATAGTTGAAGGCGTATTTACCCGACCTTCGACTGTTTTAAAAATAAAGGACTCCGAACAAAGCGGCACTACTTCTGTGCACACAAAAGTGGGGTCTGCAATTTTTTCAACAAGTGAATCCAGCGCAACTGGAACATACTTTTCAATCAGGCCGTTGCACAACATCGTGTCTTTAGAGGGAATGTGCGCGCAAATGTTGGACTCGAGCGCAGTTTCGGTTATATTGTCAAGTCGCTGTTCATGCCCTTTCAAATACGTTTGGACTTTTCCAACCAACCACTTGCATCCGTCGCATTCGACTGGATTGGCATTTTCAGGAACCAGTTGAACGGGAACCGCTAAAGCAGAAGTTGTACTCAACAATAAGCATATACTTGCCAAAGTTAACGGAAACTTAGCATACTTCATGATTGGTATTTAAATGGTATAGGGGTACGCGAGGGTGAGCGATATACTCTTATACTTAACCTTATAAAAATATATCTTTATTCTGATTTATTGAAATATTCGGTAGTTGTGGTATTGGTGTTTGATTAAAAAAAATAATTATAAAATTGAGTCGAAAATCAAAACTATTGATTCAAAAATGCTTAAATTATAAGTTATAAATTATAAATTATAAATAACGGTATACAATAGAACAATAGATACAAGATATAGATACAAGATACGCTCCAACCAACTTCAAAAATGCGTCGTGTTCCTAATCCATCATCAAATTTAGGCCACCGTTCAAGACGCGATGTTTCCGGTCCAAGACCAGGCCCCGAAGCAATATCCGCTTCTTCATTGGACAGACTTGCTGAGTTGTACATGGAAAACATTTCATCGCCGGGGTCACAGCTCGAATTGGAAATTCGGTTTGGAACGCTTGGATTTCGAACGCTTACCCACAACGACCACTCCAATGTAATTGACCGCATCCTGTCATCGGGATATCGCCCCGTCGGAACAGGGGACTACCACCTTCGAATCCATTACGAAAATTCACAACAACAAGAACAACAACAAACACACCAACATCGCATCATGTCCAATAACCGGTTCGAAATTGACGGCATGTCGCAAATTCAAAAGTACTGCACCACGAATCAGCTGGATACTGACGTGTCTTACGGGCCCAATCGGGTAAAATGCACCCGAAAAATGGACGCATTTGTAAACGGCGCCCCAATTCGTCCCGTGAAGTTCGATGACTTCAATTTCAAAGTGTCGCTGCAACGCGAAACCCGTGTCAACTTGGAATCGGCAGAAATAACCCGTGTTATTCACAACTGGCCACAAACCAAAAAATCGTTTCGCTACATGAAGCGCACCTCGTTTGAAAGCGCCGATTCCCCTATTCGATTCGACATCAGCCTTGTAAAGGAATCGAAACGCTTGCCGCCGCCCAATTCGTGGATGATGGAAACCACGTACACATTTGACCAAGCCGGCGTGATTGAATCACCCCCAAAATACGAGATTGAGATTGAGATTGATAACCAACGGGTTGGTCCCGGACGGTTTGTAGACACGCCCAAGGCGTTAGCATTCTTGTTACGCCGGGCAATAAAAGTGGTTCTGTCCGGACTTCAAGGCACAAATTTTCCAGTCCCTTACCCTGAACTTCAAACCGTGGCAAATGACTACCACTACTTACTCTTTCGAAATCATGACAAACGGCAACGTCGTCTCCATGGCGGAAACAGAAATGCCTCGGACGATTCTGGGTCTGGGTCTGGGTCTGGTTCTGAGTCAGAGTCTGGGTCTGGGTCCTACGATGACGATAAGCATAATCGGGAAAAAAAGAACAATGTTTATTTAAAATCAAAAGACTTTATCGGCCCGTCATCGGTTACGCTGCAACGCGTTAATGTGGCTAGAAAATACGACCCCTCTGTATACAGTCACGAGTCGAGCGTTCCCAACATACGCCATAACTACACCGTAACGGATAAAGCCGATGGCCAGCGTAAAATGCTGTTTGTAAACGGAGTGGGACGAATGTACCTCATTGACACCGCCATGAACATGCAGTTCACGGGAATGGTGTGTCGTGACGAAAAGTTATACTGGTCGCTGCTTGACGGCGAGCACATTTTACACAGCAAAACTGGCGAATACATCAACATGTACGCGGCATTCGACATTTACTTTCTTCGAAAAATAGACATCCGACATTTGGCATTTGCATTTCAAGACGGGGACGAAGCGAACACCAACACCACCAATTTTCGGTTGTACTACTTGTCCGTATTTATGATGGACGCTAGAAACGCGTTTCAGTCCGTTGTATCGGGCCCGGGTCAAACCTGCCCTAGTCTAACCATTACTAAGAAAGCGTTCAGCGTAGCTAAACGAGGTGATGCGAACGACATTTTCGCATGTTGCGCAGAAGTGTTGAACAAAATAAACGACGGTGGGTTTATTTACAACACGGACGGACTTATATTTACTCCGGCGGATACTGGAGTCGGTATGTCGCGTATTGGCGGCACTCCGGCAATGAGGAAGTGTACCTGGGGTCTATCGTTTAAATGGAAACCTGAAAGTCATAACACGATTGATTTCTTGGTTACGACCGATAAAAATGAAGACCAAACCGATGTGATTTCTCAGCGACCGAACCGAGTTACGTGTACAGACTCTCCAGTTATTAAATATAAAACACTCACGCTGCGAGTGGGCTATTCGGTTGAGCATGACGGCGTTCCAAACCCGTTGCATGCGGTTCTGGACGGCATTTCTGAACACGCTGCAAAAAAGAGAATGGCATTGCCGGAAGATACCGTGCAAGCGGCCGTACCGTTTTATCCAACGGCGCCGTACGACCCGTCTGCGCACATTTGCAACATTGTTTTGCATAACGTAAACGGAACGTATCAAATGCGAACCGAATTGGGCGACGTGTTTACGGACAAATCCGTTGTGGAATTCAGGTACGACAAAACGGGCGAACCCGGAATGCGCTGGATTCCAATCAAGGTTCGCCACGATAAAACGTTGGCGCGCGAATCGGGAAACGCATTTCATGTTGCAAACAGTAACTGGTACTCGTTGCATTACCCGGTGGAAGAGAGCATGCTGAAGACCGGAGCAATCGCGAGCATAAATTCGAATGAGTCATGTGATGACTATGAAACTGGAATTTACTACCAACGTCAAGGTCAAAAAAGCCAAAAAAACCAAGGCCAATCCAGCTCATCACGGTTGATTGACATTTCGCACACGAAACCGCTTCGCGACTTCCATAACAAGTTCGTAAAACGCGTACTCATTTCGTCGGTTGCAACGGCCGGTAAAACGCTCATCGACTTTGCATGCGGAAAAGGCGGAGACATATCCAAATGGATAGACTGCGAACTGCAGTTTGTGTTCGGAGTGGACATTTCAGAAGATAACATTACCAACCAGTACGATGGCGCATACGCTCGGTACTTGAACTATGCTCAGTTCCACTCGGACGATACCAGCTCTAACTTTATGGCGTTTGCAAAAGCCGACAGTTCAAAACCGCTTCGAGAGATAGCGCCGGATGCGCATCATGAGCACGAGCGGGTTCGAGACACGAGCGAAGTAGACGTGTACCGCGCAATCAAACAAACCGTGTTTGGGGAACGGCAGCACGATGCTAAACTGGTTGGAAAAGCCCTTTCTAAACACTTTGGCGTGGGCCGCGAGGGGTTCGACGTTTCGTCCATTCAGTTTGCGCTGCACTACTTTTGGAAGGATGTGAAAACGCTGCACACATTTATGCGAAATGTTAGCGAATGCACCAAAGTTGGCGGACACTTTATTGGAACGTGTTATGACGGGCGCGCAGTGTTTAATCGGCTCAAAGGGTTGTCCAACGGCGGCACGCTTCGATTTGAAGACGCCACCGCCGAACATCGAATGATTGCAGCAATTACAAAGCGGTACTCTAAAACGGACTACTTGGACGACGAGTCGTGCTTGGGATATTCTATCGATGTATTTACGGAATCAATCAACGCCATGCACACGGAGTATTTGGTGAATATGGTCTATTTAGAGAGAATCATGCGAAACTACGGATTTGAACTACTTTCTGAAACGGAAACGAAGCGCGACCTGTTTCTTCCGCGCGGGTACGGAAAAAGCATGGGCTCGTTTCGAGACATGTTTGACATAATGACCTACTATGTAAAAGGAATGGTACCTAGTAGCGGTGCAGACTTAGATGCCGAAGAGTCAAGTGTTTCTCTTTCCAAACGTGCTTTTCCGGAAGGTCATCCAATGAAAAAATATCAAAAAAATTATATGAATGTCGCTACGGCACTGTTTGGAAAAGCGGGAGAAATTGAAACGGCGAACGAAGCGATGAAGGCGGTGTCATTTATGAACAACTACTTTGTCTTCAAAAAAATACAGCACGTTGATGCGAAAGTGGTTTCGGACGCTTTTATTAAGAATGATGGAATGGTCGCGGATGCAGTTATAAAGGAACAAACGTTTACTGAGACGGCGTCGGCGTCGTCAAAACCGGTTAACAAGGAAGATAAAGATAACGATAAAGGCCAAGGTAAAGGCCACGGTAAAGACAAAGACAAAGGTAAAGTCAGGAAACAAATTGATGGTGTTGCATATGTACTGGATGTTGAAACGGGCGAACTGTTTAAAAGCGCGCATGCAAAAGACCCGATTGGAAAATTAAAGGTCAGTAGCAATGGTAAAAAGAAAGAAATTGAATTTGTGAATGATGAACAAGCTGCCAAACATCAGTTACAAAAGGAAAAGGCTTCAGAAGCCGTGAAAAAACGAAAACATAAGGATGATAAAGATGATAAGGATGAAGATTGATTGAATCGTTTGAATCGTTTGAATCGTTTATATCGAAATCATTATTTTATTGTATAATTATAATTAGTTATAATTCTATTTTTTATTTATTTAATTTTAGTTATTTACCACATCCATAAATGAGTTCGCAAAAAATGTGGGTGTCAGACCCGTTTATTCTGCTGGATAAAAACCACATTCATGAAATGTGGCCAAAGGATGGAACCAGTATTGAAACAAAGTTGAATGCCGGAACTCGAATGGTGATTGTTCTCTCGATTTTAGGTTATCTGTTTACGATGAACGTTAATTTTTTCATTATCGGATTCATTACTTTAGCTGTTGTTGGTGGACTTTATACTGTGAAATCGGGAACTGCCCAGATTGGCACAAACGCGAACGAAAAACAAGAACCAGCTAGTAACGCAAAAGAAGGGTTTGTCGATTTTGAAAACCCGAAACCGAGAGAAAGTTACGGATACGATAGAAGAAATGTTCCCATTCAGGGCGACTTTACACAACCCACCGTTTCAAACCCGCTTATGAACGTTTTATTGCCCGAAATACAAGACGCGCCAGACAGGGGCGGTGCCATGCCGGCGTTTGTACCGGAGGTTGAATCGAACATTAATGAAACCGCAAAACAGTACATTAGCACAAACTTTGATGCAAGTAAACGCGACATAGTTACCGGGCCGGGGTCGGACTCGGTTTCAGAAGAAGAGTCACGTGACATTTACAATAAATTGTTTTCTAATTTAGGAGACAATTTTGAGTTTGACCAGTCCATGCGTAACTTTTATGCGACTGCAAACACTCGAGTTAACAACGACCAGCGTGCGTTTGCTGAATTTTGTTACGGAGACATGGTATCATGCAAGGAAGGCGATGAATTTGCGTGCAGCCGAAACAACACGCGCATTGGACAAGTTGTTGGCGCATAAACTTGTTGGCGCATAAACTTGTTGGCGCATAAACTTGTTGGCGCATAAACTTGTTGGCGCATGAACTTGTTCGCACGTTATATTTTTATGTATTCAAATCGAATTCCGATTTCAGGTTTTTTATTGGGTTAGAACCTATATTGCCTAATGTTGGAGCATACTCTGTAGGGACTCGCGTTGAACGAGTCATATGTCGCAATTTTTTTGGTAACTTTGGTTCAGAACGCGAACCTCGATTTGTTGGAGTTTTAACAGTGAATGTGCCATGATGGTTTATAACCTTAGCGTGGAGTGGACTGCTGTTTGTATTTGTATTACTGTTTGAAAGTATTTTATACATACGAGGGTTGTTTTGATTATCATCATCGGATTGGTGTTCATGTACTTTGGCTTTTTTCATTTCTTTAAGAATTGCTTCACCCACGTCTTTTGCTTTGTCAATTCGTTCCAGTCCAGTTTTACCAAATACTTCGTTAAATAATTTACCGGCTACACGTGACACTCGTGAAAACCTACCTGCCGCACCTCCACGTTTTTTGGTGGTGCGTTGTTGTTTTGAATATTTTTTTGAATATTTTTTTGGTCTTGGTTTTGGCATTGATTGTCTGTTAATAATTTTAATTTTTACTGTATGTAAACAAAAAAAACAAAAAAATGGGTTGTTTTTCAACTTTTTTTTTGTTTTTTTTGTTTTTTTTTGGTTTTTTGGTTTTTTGGTTTTGGATTTTGGGTTTTGAGGATTGGGTTTGGTTGGGTTTTGAGGATTCAGTCTCCGCACTCGAAAATTGGACGGCCGTATTCGTTGTTTTCGTCGCAGGCGACGATGAAATTGTATTCTTCGTCGGTTACAAACGTTCTCATGAACGCATCTTCGGCAATTTTTTGAAATCCGGTGTTCATGTGCACGACCGGTTCATCCCCCCAAAACTGTTCGTGCATGAGGTTGACCTTACGCACATCAATGTCGATTGGTGGGACGAGTGAAACCATTTGACCGCTGACTTGAGCTTCAATTTCAGCTCCTTCGACACATGAATAGCGGCCAAACGCCGATAGAGCTGGTCCATCAAGTTGAAGGCGAATGCGTGGACCATGTGGGTGCGCATATGGAACATGAACAGTCGATGGGGCTTGGACTTGGACTTGAGTCTTGTTGTTGGGGTTCTCACTGCAATACGATGATGTATGTCCTTTGTTTCCACATGTAAGACAGGACTGGTTCAACAGGGTTGGACACACGACTTTTCCGTTGGGACCCGGGCGGTCTTTCACGAAATGACTCGTGTAGTCGCTTTCAGGTAGACCAGCGTCCTTGCATACTTTGCAAAAGCACGATGACGGCATACGAATATTGATTCTTGTTTTGACTTGAGACATTCTTTTTTTTCTCTGTTGTTGAAACGCTGCAGTAGGTTAATAGGTGATACGAAAACCAAATCAATTTTTTTCGATTTTATCAAATACTTTAGTGATTTCATATATCAAACATAAGTTCATAAAAATAAGTTAATAAAAATAAACCAATTTGAATAAAACAAAAATTAAATCAACTCGAATAAAATAAAAAAATATATTAAGTACATACAATACAAAAATAAAACTATGTCATACATTTTCGATAACTTGGCCCGGATTGGAAACGACGGCATCGATATCAGCCAGCGAAACGTCCAAAATTTAAATTCAGCAAACTACAACTTGTTGAATTTTTTTGCGTCCGACTGTACCATGTCTCGTCCAATCGACTTTGCAACTTCGCAACCCAACGTTTTTTACAACGGGTCCCACCAAGTGGGTATCGGTGGGTGCAATATTGACCTCAATTCCAAACTAACAATCGGTAGCGAAAACACGTACAATAAAGACAAGCTCAGTTTGAACGAGCGTCCTTACAAAACGGTCCCCTTCCTGGGTCGCGGAAAGGTGAACCCGGTTCTGGAATCCCAGCTCATGCAGGGCGACAACTTTACCAACCGCCGCAGCGTGAACATGTTAAGCGAGCAGTGCTACATGGCGTATTCCAACACGCCCTTGCTTCCCGCGCTGGAGGCGACCATGAACAACTCAGCCAACTTTGTGGAGGGTGCCGCAGTGGACGGTTGGGTCCGCGGTGGAGTTCCGGCCCGCCAGCTGGTTCGCGACATGCATCAGTAAAAAAAATTGAAATCATTTTCCTATGTAAACGTGTGGCTATAAATGACTGACCGGAAATAACGACACAACAACCATGAATTTATTTATTCTATCATTGATTCCCCGTGAAATCGCGAAAGCCATGATGGACAAGCACATTTCAAAAATATTATTGGAAGCCGTTCAAATGCTTTGCACTGCGAAACGGCTTCTGGACCCTGAAGAAAGTGAAACTGACGCTATGCTTTACAAACTGGCACACAAGAACCACCCAGTTACCATTTGGTGCCGCACCTCTCGCGCAAACTTTGTTTGGACGCTCAACGTGATTGACGCTATGCACGAGGAATGGCGCTACCGGTACGGCCACCCGGAAACAAAAATCCACAAGTCGTACACGGTTGCCCAGCACTTGCGAGCACACATTCCCGCCAATGAAAAGTTTCCAGTCGATGAGTCCCGTGGGGTTACGCCGTTTGCACAAGCAATGCCGGACGAGTACAAACATGACGACGCGGTTCAAGCGTACCGAGCGTACTACATGTCGCCCGAAAAACAACGCATCGCCACATGGAAGTCGCCGAGGTCTCCTCCGGAATGGTATGTAAGAACATAGACATATATAGACATATAGATAAACCTTTAAAAAAATATATTAAATAATAAAAAACATAGAATGCTAGCCCTGAACCGAAACAACCAACCTTTTTTATAATATGAAGTCCTCATCTTTATCTACGAATGCAAACGAAAACAGAAGCAAGACCACAAATGTTCGCGACATTCGTCAAGAAACATCGTCAGCGGAATTCGTGGTTGAAAAACAAGAAAAAGAAGCTTTGATAAAAGAAGCCATGAATGCTTTAAAACACAAAACCGAGTTGCTTGGAAATAATAAGTCAACCTCTGGCTCAGGCTCGGCGGTAGTGAAACGTGGTTTTGATTCACGACTTTACAGAGGCTCGTCAGCGACCTCGTTTCCAAACATGCACAACAATTTGAATCCTAAAACCATTTGCCTGAACATGATTGTCAAGAATGAGGCGCACGTCATTGCAGAAACTCTGGAAAATTTATGGTCGTATGTAAAATTCGACTACTACGTGGTGTGCGACACGGGGTCGACCGATGCCACAAAAGACATTGTTGCCGCTTTTTTTGCGGAACGCGGCGTTCCCGGCGAAATTCACGACCACGAGTGGCGCGATTTTGGACACAACCGGTCATTGGCGCTGGATGCGGCGTATAACAAGGCCGACTACTCATTTATTTTTGACGCGGACGATAAAATCGTGGGCGAGTTTGAGCTCGTCCAGCCGCTGCGCTCGGACTCGTATCATTTCAAGTTTGGAAACGGGTTCAACTACTTGCGCATCCTCATGGTGAACAGCCGCCAGCGCTGGAAGTTCAGAGGCGTGTTGCACGAGTTCATCACATGCACCGAACAAAGCGGACCAAGCGAAACGATTCAAGGCAACTATTACGTGGAGTCGGGGAGACGCGGTGCCAGAAACAAAGTGGCCAACAAATACTTGAACGATGCTCACGTTTTGGAACGAGGGTTTCACGAGGAAATGAAACCCGGCGGTGATAGGAGTATGGCCGAACGCTACGCATTTTACTGCGCTCAAAGTTATAAAGACGGCGGTGCAGCACACATTAAGGACGCCATTCAATGGTACGAGCGCGTGCTCACACTGAACAACTGGGCACAAGAAAAGTATTACAGCTGCCTCATGTTGGGGGAACTGTACGACAGCCATCCCGACAAAAGTCGCGAAACACTCATGAAGAGTCAAAAGTATTTGCTGATGTCTTCTCACTATGACCCGGAACGCATTGAGGGGGTAGCGACGGTGATGGAGCAGTACCGTAACGAGGGGCTCAACACGCTGGTGAACCTGTTATACCACAAGTATAAGGGATACTCTCGAAGCCAGGTAGACAAGCTGTTTGTGAGCCAGGGTAAATACGAATACTGCATCGAGTACAACAACTCCATTTCGGCGTTTTACGTGGGGGATGCGGTTAGTGGATACGAGTGTTGCAAACAGATTCTTACTTCGACCCGCGTTCCAATTGGGTACTACACGTCCACCATTGACAACGTGATGTTCTACAAGGAGCAGCTGATGAAGGACCGTTACACGCACCGAATGATGACAAATTTGGAACATTACATCTCGGAAACGGCTCGTTCTGGTTCTTCGGCGTCGATATCCAAGGGCGCGTACAACTTGTGGAACGCGCTGTTTTCCCTTAACCGCTCACAGCTGGCGCGGTACACTTCCTACAATTTCAAGAACCGCCGCACGAAGAATGTAAAAGTTATGTTGACGTTCACCACGTGCAAACGGTACGACCTGTTCCAGCAAACAATTAACTCCATTATTAACCAGTGGACCGACATTGAAAATGTGGATTACTGGTTCTGCGTGGATGACAACTCCAGCATTGAAGAGAGAAACCGCATGCGCAAAAACTACCGGTGGATACGGTACTACATGAAACGGCCCGAACAAAAGGGGCACCGGGAGAGCATGAACATTATTTACGCCATGCTGCAGCGCATTCGTCCCAAGTACTGGATACACATGGAGGACGACTTTTTGTTCCACACACGCATGGACTACGTTACTCCCGCAATCAAGTACTTGGAGGCGTTGAAAGAGTCACACGGCGTTCGCCAAGTGCTGTTCAACCGCGGGTACGGCGAAACCATTGAGGACTACAAAATTGCCAGTTATACCGAGCTTGACGTGCAAACAAACGAGCGACTTCGCGACATTGACGGCGGCCGCGGCGTTAAAATTGGTGTAGTGCTGCAGGATTACCGGGACGAACCGGGTGTGTCGTATCCGTACAGCAACTGTCATTACTGGCCGCATTACAGCTTTCGCCCGGCGCTCATTGATGTGGAAGCCGTATTTCAAGTGGGCGACTTCAATACCGAGAACCAGTTTTTTGAAATGGATTACGCTCGAAAATGGGTTGACCGCGGATTCAAGTCCGCCTTTTTCAACCGGATTACGAATCGCCACATTGGACGCCTTACTTCGGAACGCCACGACAAGAAGTTGCTCAACGCGTACGAACTCAACAGTGAGAGTCAGTTCCAAAAGGTGGATAAAGGAGGCGATGGTAATAGCAATGGCAAGGCGGTTGCGGAGGCTGTTTCGGCACAGAACGTGTACGTTGACCCCAAGCAAAAACTGCTTGAGAACTCGCTTGCTATTGACTTAGAGGACGTGGAAGGCGAATTAGATGATGGCAAAACCGATGTTTGCGAAGAAAAGTCACAAGAAAAAGGAAGGCGTCTGGTGATTCAAGAAGTTCAAGACGAAGAGTTGGAACGGGAACCGGACCAGAAACTGGACATTCCAATCAAAATTGTGAACTTGAAACGCCGACCAGACAGGCGCGAAGAGAGCGTTTCAAAACTGGCGGCTGCTGGAATTTCTCAGGAAGCGTACACGTTTGTGGATGCTGTTGACGGCGCACAAATTGTTCCCAACCCGCAACTCAAACGGTTGTTCCAAGGAAACGACTTTGGTTCAAGGCGTGGGGTCATCGGATGCGCGCTCAGTCACTATGGCTTGTGGAAACAACTGCTTGCAGATTCCACGCAAGAGTTTTATCTCATCATGGAAGACGACTTCGAACTGTGCCCGCACTTTAAACGCGCTATCTACGCCATGTACGATGAATTCGTGAACCGCGATGTTATTTTTATGGGCTACCACATGTTTGAACGAAAACGGTCCGGCGTAAAACACATTTACAACCGCGACTTGAATTTGAATTCAGGAGCAAAAACACCTGATTCGGATGATGACGACATTCCACGTCAAAATTATGATGGCCTTGACTTGGCGGTTGAGCCGTTGAACAAAGACTTATACATTGGTGCAACCCACTGTTACAGCGTGAACAAGCGCGGCGCCAAGTTGTTGGTGGAATACATTGAGGCTCACGGTATCAAGCACGGCATTGACTACCTCATGAAAATTGCAAACAATGGCCTGGAGTGTTATGAAACGCAGCCGCACTTGGCACTTGCAGATTGGAATGAAGCTGGAAAACAAATTGATACCGACATTCAATTTGATTATAACTCCGTAAATTTTGATTTGGTGGATGACGAGTACACGTTTTTCCCAGGACTGGACGCGCCAGAAGGCGACATCAAGTTCATTGGAAACAACGGCGCTTTTAACTTGGATGCGTGGATAAAAGAGGCGAATGCGACCGATGGATGCCTCGCATTTAATACATACGGCTTTTTGAAACGTTCGGCGCTTTTGACACAGTTGTGTGAAACACCGTACATCAACTCCGGAAACCGGACACAGCACGGCATTTACATTCTGACCGACTACGCCAAATTGCAGCAGCAACAACAGCAACAACAGCCACAGCAAAAACAACAACAACCGCAGCAGCAACAAGAACAAGCACCATTACGTGTAGCAGTGGATGATGCGGTTGAAGTGGCTGATGCGGCGGCTGAAGTGGCTGAAATGGCTGAAATGGCTGAAGTAGTGGACGAAGTTCAAACTCCTACCACTCAGCTGAAGCCGAACCTGCGCGTAAAAATGATTTGTAACTGGTGCAGCAGCCAGCAGCTCTGTTACGAATGGTCCAACATGTGCGAGCGAAACTTCCGGTGGAAGAACATTGAAATGACGTGGACCGACAACCACGACGAGATTGACTACTACGTGATTATCAACTTCCCGATGAACGCAAACGAGCGCTACGTGCCGGAAAGGACGCTGGTGTACCAAATGGAACCCACCGTGTTTGACGCGTCCAAGCGCTGGGGTACAAAAACGTGGGGGCAGTGGGCGAACCCCGACCCGGCTGTGTTCATGCACGTAAATGCCCATGCCCGGTATTTGAACTGCGTACAATGGATTTTTCGGTACCCGTTGAAACAGTTGCGCGACTCTTCCACCAACTTTCGGCCGGAAAATAAGCTCGACAGAATTTCGTGCATTTTGAGTGCCAAAATATCGGACGACGGGCACATCCTGCGCAACAACTTGATAAGTTACATTGACAGCGAGTCTCCGTCCTTTTCAAATGCGTCCACCAATGACCTGCAGTCGTTTTTCAACGTGTTTGGTCAAAGCAACTATTTCAACTACCGGTCGTACATTGGAAAACTGCCTGAAGATAACCCGCTTTACGGCATCAAGCCGTACAAGTACTACTTCATGTGCGAGAACAATGCTGAACACAACTATGCGACTGAGAAAATATGGGAGCCCATTCTTTGCGAGACGCTGTGCTTTTACTGGGGCTGCCCGAACCTGGACGACTACATTGACAGTCGCGCATACGTGCGTCTGGACGTTGCGGACAAAGAAGGGTCGCTGCGCATCATGGAAGACGCTATTAAAAACGACTTGTGGTCGGAGCGCATTCCGTACATTCGTGCTGCCAAGGAAAAGATTTTGAACGAATTGGCATTCTTTCCCAAGTTGCAGAGCCTGATTGAAACTCACGAAATGTTGAACGAACAATAAATATAAAAAATAAAAACTAACAAAAATAAAAACAACTAACAAAAATAAAAATTTAAATTTTGAAGTGTGTCCAATCAAATTTTAAATGTATGTATGTATGTATGTATAATTTCAACTTCAGATATTCAGACTGATTGTATTTTTCTCGGACCGCGGTTTGCGTTTACTCTTCATTGGCGCATTTGAACCGGTACTTTCAATATCTTCAACTGCTGACGGGGCCGAAGTGGTGGACTGCTGAATGTTGATGCTTTTGGTTTTAAGACCTGACAAAATGCTGTCGATGTCGGTATCAGCACTTGGACCGCGCATTTCGGGTCTGCGTTGCGACTGCTGCTGCTGTTGCGACTGCTGCTGTGACTGCGATTGCGACTGCGATTTGAGGCGGCCCATGAACATGTCTCCGCTGCCGTCATCATCTGCATCAGACAAGCTTATTCCGGTATTCATTTGACCGCGACCAATGTTGATGTCGGGGCGGTTAATGATAGGAATGGGGGCGCCGGGACGAGGAGGTGGTGGCGCAGCATTCACGCTTTTGGTGGCGACCGGTGGAGGAGGTGGACGAGACATTCCTGGCCCGCCACTGCCGCCACCACCACCACCGCCACCACCCATCATATCGCTCATGAAACTGGCGAATCCGGAACCTGGACCACCTCCGCCACCACCTCCAGGGGTTCCACGGAGACCTTGCGCTTGGTTGGACGACGACATGGAATTTACAGCGGCTTGCGTGAACTGCTGCATGAGCTCCGGGTTCTGGCGCATGATGTCGTCCATACCCGGCAGCGCCGACTTGAACATGGTGTTGGTCATGTGCAACATGATTGCGCTGCCGCCCAGCTGGAACAGCAGCTTGAGTTCGGGCGCCATTTGCGCCTTGGACTTGTACTTTTCATGCAGCTCCGCGAAGATTTCGTCGTACTCGTCAATGTTTTCGTTCACTTGTTCGGACCAGCCGTCCAACTTCAGGTCGAACGGGTCAAACTTGTTGTTCAAAAACTCCAGACCGGTAATGCACGCCAGCAACATTTTGGACTGGAACTTTTTACTGTTTTGGCGCTCGCGCTCTTCCACGTGCGTCTCGTACTCGCCGCGCATCTCGAGAATGGACGACTCCATCGTGTACTTTTTTGTCAGCGTTACGCCCTTGGATTCCAGCTCTTCCAGCTTGCGCAGCAACTTGAACTTTTCACGCAGCAGTTCTTCTTTGGTCATCTGGGGGGCCGCGCCGCTGCCGCCTCCATCCACCGGAACGTCCGGGTTCATGGGGATATTGTTGAATTTCGCGTACCCGTCCCATGTGGGTTTATCATCACCGCCGGCAGTCGAAGCGGCCGCAGTTGCTGACCCGATATTGAACATGCCACTGCCGTTAGTATCTCGGTCGCGTTCATCATCGCTTGCATTTCCAGCATCATCTTTTGAAAAGTTAAGGCTGAAAATGTCGGATTTCATATTGCGCGTTATTTTTTTAGAACTGTTGCTATTGCCACTGCCACTTAAAGTGTTCAAATCGCCGGTAATGTCGTTCAGTTCGTTTTCCAGCATGGTCAAATCATTTAGCGTAATATCGTCACCGCCACCGCCACCGCCACCGCCACCGCCGCCACGTCGACCCTCATTTTTAAATTTATCGTTCATAAGCAGTTCAATGCCGCTTCCAAAATTACTGGACCCTCGGCCTCCAATATCCAATTCAATGACTTCGGGTTCCATAAAAAAGAAAAGTTAAGGAAAAATAGTTTCAGTTCAGATGTATGTATATATGTATATCAAAGTTCGTATACAAAGTTTAAATCATTTCCCAACGTTATTATTTATTATTTTTGTTATTTTATTTTGTTATTTTGTTATTTATTTTTGTTTTTTTGTTTTCGCGTATAGTTGAAAACCTTTAGAGAAACCAAAATAAAATTCATTATAGAAAAAAATATTTTTCTAACCGTATGTTATAAACACAAACAAACAACAACCACAACAACTCAAATGTCTTTTCTTCAAAATTTGACTGGCGGTCGTAAACGCAAACACCAAAGCGGCGGTCAAGACAATGAACTAGCCGGCGGCAAACGTCGTCGTCGCAGCGGTAACAATAAGTCCCGTAAGGGTGGCAAGAAGAGCCGCAAGGTTCGTAAGTCTAGGCGCCATTGAATTGTAAATCGTAAACCCTTCTTTTCATTTTTATGTTTTTTTTCTGAATACCGAAAGAAAAAACATAAATACGCAAACAAATAAAATAATCACGTGATAGATTAATATGAAATAGCAATGCAAGGATTACAAGGTATTCCATCTCATTCGTTTTATCGACACAATACAAACGTAGTCCCAAATCCACAAGATTCGCGCGTTTCTGTACTAGGCGGCGGTAAGCGAAGAAAAAGAAGAACTCGGCGACAACGTCAGCAACATCGTAGAACAAAAACAAACACAAGAAACACAAGAAACACAAAAAACACAAAAACTCGAAACCGTGGTGGAAAAAAGGATAAGAAAAAAAAGTACTACGTGAATTATGCCGGGCGTCAAATTGGGCACCAAAGTCGAAGCCAGTCGGGAGGAATGTCGTTTCTGCCAGGAGACGCCAATTTGATTACTTCACAGGTTGGGCACCTGCTTCAAAATGGAGTTGCAACCCTGAGAGGAGTTGACCAGGGACAAGACCCCTTACCTTTTGGAGATAGAGTTAACATGAACAACCAGAACTTATAATTATAAAAAAACAGAATAAAATAAAATAACCAGTCACACTAACTAGAATTTATTTTATTTATTTATTTATTTAGTATTTTATAAATTCAATCCAATGTTAAGCCGCCGTACTCGTGGTCGTCATCGTCGTAGTCGTAGTCGTAGTCATAAATATAAAGGTAAAGGTGGCAGAAAGTGGTCTACCAAATATAAGAAGAGCATCAACTGCAGTCGACCGCGCGGATTTTCACAACGACAGTATTGCGCGTATGGCAGAGGGTCTTCAAAACCCGGGCCCAGGTTCAACCAATCGGGAGGTGATATTTTGAATTACTTGCCGTCGGATATGAGCATGGCTTTGCGTGAAATGGGAAATTCATTCACGAAAACTGTAGATGCAGTGAAAGGGTTTGCTCCAGGACCCAGTCCGCTCCCTTTCAATGACCACAAACTTCAAAAAACGGAAGTGTCCGTCTCCGAGCGAATCCCAGATATCAAAACGTATTACAAAAATGCCATGAACCTTGTTCCAGCACTTTGAATTATTTCATACTTCTTTCATTTAATCTCTCGAATAGTATTCAGGCAAGACGTCAATGTTCATGACATGGTGTTTTGCATTTTGGGACAGCGCGCTGCGCTTGACCTCATATTTTGAAAACAATGGGGTTTCAAGCTGTTTTGCCGGAACGTGTGCGTGCACCGTGCGCGCAATCATCTTGTACAGCTTAAAATCCGGATACCGCTCTTTTCCCGATGACTTGTACAGCACGTTTCGTCCCTTGTCATCACTGACCCACTCATTGACTAGCCCAATGATTGGATTGCTTGCAATAAGTTTACGCACGCGTTCCGACTTCAAGTTGATTTTAACGTCGTGCGTGGGAATAAAGTAGTCAAACATGGAACATGCTAGTCTGCATAAATCAAAACTGAAATTTGGTTCTAACACTGGTTTTTTAGGGTTCATGTAAGGAGGAAAGTTGTACTGCGTGGCAGCATCACCCGACGAATGGAAACTGTCGCTGCACATTGTCAAGTTTTTGAACCGGTACACCGAGCGGCCAAAATCAATGATTTTGAATATTTTACCGAAGGTTGGCACTTTGTAGTGTTTTCCATTGTATGCATAGTAAAGGTACTCTTTCTTGGTTTCAACAAACATAATGTTGTTTGTGTGCAAGTCGTTGTGCGTAAACCAAAACATTTTTTGGTACGCTACCAGGGTCATAATGACTTGCATTAAAATGGACGACCATTGTTCAATGGACGTAATTTCATCGTTTTCTATCAGCGCATCAAGAGTGTCCTCACACTCTTCCATAACAATGGCATTGACTGGAAACTTTTCAATTTCAACATATACCCCATCGTCGTCTTCGTCACCATCCGAGTCATCATCATCATCCTCCGTGGTTTTGTCATCATCATCCTCATCCTGCGCGTTTTTGTCATCCTCCTCCGCGGGTTTGTCATCAACATCATCCGCGTTGGTGTCGTCATCGCGGCATGCATTTTCGACATGACTGCTCGTGTTTGATGTTCTTGAATCATGTGAAGACATGCTGTTGGTGTCTTCAGTATCCGTATCCGTATGCGTATCCGTATCGGTATTATCATCTTTTGTGTCTTTACTTTCATTCGTATAAATGGTTTCAGAATTTGAATTTTCAACTGCGGGTTCCGGCGAATTTGTAAATAGCGTGTTCAATCCTGCTTCATCGAACGTGTCAAATTCAATAACATCTCCATCTCCTTCTTTATCTTCCGCACGTGATTGTATTCGAATTTTGGGTTTGTATGCCCTATCGGAATGGTTCCATTGAGACATCCCGGTTTGAAGCGACATTTGGTTAAAACTGTACTCGTCCATGTGAAACAACTTTCCAAGGTTCGCATTGAAAAAAGAACACTCGCTAAAGTATTCAACATCATCCGATATGTCAACTTCAAACCGTCGTTTGTGTGCAACAAAAGCCCCATAATATTCCAGCCCGTGCACAAAATTGTGCGCGTGCATTACTTTGCTGCTGAGATACGTAAAAAAACCATCAACATAAGCGGAGTTGTTCACATCCCTCACTTTGGGTAGAACGGCGGTGGCGGTGGCGGTGTCGTCAGCGGGTTCGCCATATTTGGGAAGCGCCATCAAAACTGCCCCGTCAACATTGCTGTACTTTCCAGACAAGTAGCGGATAGGGTCAATCAACGGAGAGTACTTTACAAACACGCCTTTCACTTCGGTGGGGGCGTTTGGCCGGGTGGTATCTGCTACTTCAACATCAATAAAGCGCGGGTCATATTCACCATCGTCCTCTGACTCATCTGACTCCTGTGACGGCGACGGTGACAGTGACGGTACCGGTAGCACGACAGAAACAAGCTCATAACGGCTGTTCAGCCCTACACTGTTGTAATTTTTTTCGGTCAAGTTCAAAAAGTTTGTGTATATGGGCAAATAATTTTGTATGTTTTCAAGACGGTGGACTGAATTCGCATCTTCTAAACTTTTCAAAAATCCGGCCGATGTTTTTCGATAATAAAAATCCATACGTTCGGAGTTCACAAATAAATGAATGAATAAAATGAATAAAATGAATAAAATGAATAAAATGAATAAAATGAATAAAATGAATAAAATGAATAAAATGAATAAAATGAATAAAATAATGAAATAAAAAATACTATTTTTTATGTTTAATATATTTTTATGCCGATGTTTTAACGTAAAGCATTTTGTTTCAAAAATGTCGACAAAAAAGACCCGTTCAAGTATTTTTTATTATAGTGGTGCGTTTTATTGAATGCGTACTGGCGCGTACCGGTTCGTTTTTTCACATTCCAACCTGAGCTCATTGCCCGTAAAACAAATTTCATTATAGCTACATGCTTTAATTCATGGGACTGACGAGAACTTTCAAATTTGGTGCGGTACAGGGCAGACTCGCTTGCAGAAACAAGACTAGCTGAGTCCAGAACGGAGTACACCTCGTTGTTCACAACTTGGTTCAACGTTGTCAGAACGGTTTCCGTATTTATCCGTATTATCACATCGTGATTTCCGCGCAGCGTGAACTCTCTTATTGTGGTACCCGCTTCCAAAAGCACATACACGAGTTCCATTATCTTCCACAACGTTGCCATGGATAAATTCTACCTTTTTGTGCGTTAATGTATGTTAGACGTGTTTGACTACTGAAAAAACGAGAGAAAATCATTTCTGCGATTCAAACTCATTATAAAACAATAATGCAATACAAATATACAAATCACAATCAATACGTTAAAAAAAGATTTAAGTATTTTCACAGTATTTTTAGGCATGATGAAATGCCGTCGTTTAAACAAAAATCGTCTAAAAAACTACTTTCGGACATAAAAAATACAGTGACGCTGGATAACATGCACAAAGAAAAACAAACCGAGTTTCAATATATACAAAATGAGCTCATTCCCAGACTGGAAAAGGAACTGTTCGAAAATAAAGAGTTTTTAAAAAAACACATGCCCGTTTCAAAAGTAAAACTACGAACGGATGACGTTCTTGATGAAGTGTATCGGGTTCGAGACAGGAACCGAGAAATAAAGGAAACGTTGACCAATTACAAACACTACATTAAAAATTATTACTTGACAAACAACAAGTACATTTTCTCGTATTTTGAAGACAAAAAAGAAATATCGGATGCGGCACCTGGAACCGGAATAGCACAGTCGCTCTCAAAATCAAAAGGTATGACAAAAAATAAACTCATACAATCGTTTTTCAAAGTCGCCACGGTTACGGAAGAACCCGAACACAAACCGCCAGATAAGACCGAATCCGCTGAAAATGCCAATGCCAATGCCAGTGAGGACTCGGGTCCAGTTGTTCACAAACTTACAAACTTGCAACACTACTTGCACAACACTGGTAAAGCGGTTTTTGATTATGACAAGTACGCATACCAGTCTGACGTGTGCTCGTGGTGCAACCGCGGCGAGCTTGTGGCGGTAGAAAGCGAAGGCATTCTGGTATGCAACAAGTGCTCCAACTTTATGGTGTACTACGTGGAATCAGACAAACCGTCGTACAAGGAACCGCCGAAGGAGGCGTCCTTTTATGCGTACCGTCGCATCAACCACTTTCGAGAGATTTTGGCACAAGTGCAAGCCAAAGAAACCACCCAAATCGACGACAGCATTATTGTTGCAATTGAAAACCAAATTCATAAAGAGCGAATCACGCTCGACCAGTTAAGTGACGCGAAAGCAAAGGAAATTCTGAAAAAGCTGGGCTACAACAAGTATTATGAACACATTCCGTTCATTAAAGAAAAACTCGGCATTAAGCCGCCGGTCATGACGCCTGAATTGGAAGAAACCTTGTGCAACTTGTTTATGGAAACACAGGGACCTTACGCCCGGTTTTGTCCGGACGAACGAGTAAATTTTTTGAATTACTATTACACCGTGTATAAGCTGTGCGAACTGCTAGGCCAAACACAGTACTTGCCATACTTTCCCATGCTGAAAGACAGGGACAAACGCATCGAACAAGATGAAATTTGGAAAAAAATATGCAAGGAATTAAACTGGGAGTTTATACCAACACCCTGAAATCATAAGTATGGTTTTACTCCGCAAAATATTTATAAATTCCACCGATTATCCAAGCAGTATTTATTATGATGGACTGGTATTGTTTTGATGTAATACATACGACCAGTAACCCAAATGCGCCAAGAGTGTTCAATACAAAATCGGTTGTTTTTTCAAAATGAATGACGTATGGACACAGTATAAGTATGCTTCCAGCCCATCCTGTTCCTTCTAAAAGAATTTTTGTGCACTTATTCTGGCTGCTTACGGCTACGGCTACATTAGAACCCGGAGTAGGGGTAGATGTAGGGATAGGAACTACTTGATTTGACTCGTATTGTGCCATTCATCATTCATGTTGTATATCATTGTCATATCCGTTATGTATTTATACATATTTATACATACAATACATACAAACAAATTAAACATAGTCAACATATTCTATTTATTTATTTTACTCTATTGATGAATTTGTATTTGGATGAATTTAAATTCAAACCTCACGAAACTGCATTCGGACGTTGTAACAAAGCTCCGACACTTTATTGCAAACAAGAAAATTCCAAACATTATATTCCACGGACCCCATGGGTGTGGAAAAAACACAATTCTCTCGAATTTTATTCAGTCGATTTACAATGATGCCAAGCCCATGATTAAAACACACGTCATGACTGTGAACTGCGCGTACGGACGCGGTATTCGGTTCATTCGAGAAGACTTGAAGTACTTTGCAAAAACCAACCTGGACACCGCCAACGGCGAAATGTTCAAGTCCATTGTGCTGCTGAATGCCGACAAGTTGACCATTGACGCGCAGTCGGCCCTGCGACGGTGCATTGAACTGTTCTGCCATTCCACACGGTTTTTCATTGTGGTGGAAGATAAAAACAAGCTGCTGAAACCGATTCTTTCGCGGTTTTGTGAAATTTATATTCCCGAACACACCGTTCGCGGGGTCGGTGTAAATTTGCACTCGTTACACATTGATAAAACGTTGGGTTTGAAAAAACACCACACTGCGCGACTCACTACTCTGAAACGCATTTTAGCAAAGCATGACATTTGTATTGCGCCGGTATCGGAACCGGTATCGGAACCGGTATCGTTCCTTGACCTTGTGACAGTATCGGACACATTGGTTGAAAACGGGTACAGCGCGTTGGATATTATTCAATTACTTGAACATACCACGTCCACTGCGGGTGATATCGGATTTGGTTCATCTGATTCCGAACTGCTTAAAACCCACGAACTTCTTTTAGCATTTAGCGGAGTGAAAAAGGAGTTTAGAAACGAAAAACTGCTGGTTTTATTTGTTCTTTATTTTATTGTGTTTCGTTCAGAAATGGACTTAAAAAATATAACGTTCATTTAAAAAGTTTAAAAGTTTTAAAGTTTAAAGTTTATACAACAATGGACGACTACTCAATCACCAACTTGTACGAATCGAGAAACGAGTTTGCAGCGCGACTGGTAAATTTGCTGACGCCGCAAGTGATTCACGGGTTTCAGACCATGTTTGACGAATCCTGGAAACTGTGCGCCGAGAATGACGAAATGGACAAGTACCTGATGACGTTTCAAAACTTCCTGTCTCGCGTGCCGAAATGGAACTCCACCATTATAACCAAAGAATGCGAGAGAATTAAGGAAGCCAGTTCGTGCAACTACTTGGAAGAACTCATTGCTTGCGTTCACGTGGTGCAGCTCAAAAGTTTGACGTGCATGCGTGTGGGCATGAAGAACAAGAAAATAAATGTCGACGTTCCCAAAGCCACCGACTTCATTCACAACGCGTACATTCACTGCGCCAGAAAACTGTACACCAACACGTACTTGTATGAAAAAACGGCAAACACGCTCGTTACGCAGCGTAACCGCCGTGAAATCGAGCTCATTGTGAAAGAGTGCATTCTGAACGCGATGCGTGACTCCATTCCGATTGAGAAACTCATTCGAAGCTACATGGACCCCACCATTGAAGAGGACGTGGAAGTCAGCGAAGAAACCAAAATCATTAAAGAAGAGGCGGTCATTGAACCGGGCACTTCCGGGACCGGCGTCGACATCAGCGAAACCATGCCCGAGTTGGCGCCGTCCAATTCTAAAGTTGGAACGACTGCTGCTGCTTCTGCTACTGCTACTGCTAATGCTGCTGCAGGTGGTGCCAGCGCGGATGACCGTGACAAAGAAAAGGAAGAAGCTTCTGTTTTAGAACGACTAGAACAGGAGCGACTGAAGACGGCCGAAGCCAAAGAGTTGGAAGCCATGCGAGAAATTCTTGCGGATGTAGAGAATGAGTCGTCGTCGTCGTCGTCATCGAGACCTCAATCATCCGCCGCATCAGCCGAAGTAAAATTTAACGACGACGTTATGGTGAAGTCAATTGAGTCGCAAGATGCGGAAGCGGACCGTGAAAGTCGACGCGGATACGATGCGGAGGATGAAGACGGGGACGACAGCAACCGTATTCAAATTGGCGAAAGCGTGAGTTTGGATATTGGCGCCGAGCCCGTTGTTGACGGCGACAGTATCAGCATCTTAGACGACATTCAAGTTTTATCATAATAGTTGTCATTATTATTATTCATTACTCCATTACTCATTGGTATTTGTAGTTGTAGTAACATCCAACCGTTTCTTTACACACTTGTCGTCGACCGTAAACGTGGGCTCTTTCTCATCTTGCGGAATAATTTTCAAAACACACTTTGACTTTTCGCCATAAAGGGGTTCTGTACATCCGGTTTCTTTTTGGTGTTTTGTTTTTTTGGTTGTATTGTTTTTATTTTTATTGTTTTTATTGGTTTGTTTAAACACCTTAAAGTTGAAGACTTTGTTGGTGTCATCGTTCACGGTGCACCGAGACCGAAAGTGTTCGTACCGTTCGCGAACGTCGCAGTACGTCAAATTACTCGATTTGCCCAGTAACTTATTCACGATTTCGTGCAGGCGGTACACGTATCGCGAAAACGTGTCGCGATTTTTCATGTAACACATGTGTAGCGGAAACGTTTTATAGTTTTTGTGCAAGTTTTGTCGGCAGTATTTGCATGGCAGAACGTGCTGCAAACTCAGCATGAAGTTGCGATACTGCACTTTTTGTTCGTGAGTGGGATGCGTGGGGTAGTTGAAACTCATGGTGTGTAAAAAGTGCCACATGCCGGGTCCCCACACCGTAGTCAGCATTCCGTCATTGCTTTCATAATCCTTTTTTTTAAAGGTTCTTTTTCCATTGGTTTTATTTTTTTTGAATCGGAGCGTGGATTTGAAATTCGACATGGTACAGAATTCAATACTACTACTCATTTATTTTATTTTTATTTTTACTTATTTTTTGAATGAGTTGAAACAATAATAAATATAAAATAATAAAATAATAATACTGATAAAAAAATAAAAACACATGAATGAAACGCTCGTTGAACACAATTCCTTTATCCAAACGCAAACATTTCATGTCTAATTTTTTTTTACCCAGGACGAACAACAAAAAGCCGGTGGTCAGCAAAACCCCGTTTGTAGGGTACGAACTTGCATACAGCAAACAAAACCAAACCCAAACCCAATCCCAATCCCAAACCCAATCCCAAACCCAAAATGTTATGAGTAATGAAAATAATAAAAACAATGAAAAAATTGACGAACCCGCATCGTCACTGTCAGTTCCCGCATCTGTAACAAACCCGTTTGCAATGTTTAAATCATCGGCTGGCTCTTGCGCTGGGTCTTGCACTGCTCAAGGTAGCGGCGGGTTAATGCCGCTACAAACGCTTGAAACATACAAACTCGCTTTTGACGGGTGCAGCAAAGGAAATCCGGGGAAAGCCGGGGCAGGAGCCGTCATTTACGAGGGAACCGCTGAACTGTGGTCGGACGCACGATACGTTGGCGACAAGGAAACCAATAATGTTGCGGAATACACGGGTCTCATTATGGGCCTGCACGAAGCGCTTCGAAGGAACATAGCGCGTCTGCTGGTTCAGGGGGACAGCGAACTCATTATCAAACAAATGAAGGGGGAGTATGCCGTCAAGTCGGACAATATACGAAACTATCACGCCACAGCCAAAGGCCTTGCCGCACAATTCAAATGGATTGAGTTCCGGCACGTTTATCGAAAAGACAATAAACGTGCGGACGAATTGTCGAACCAAGGGCTCGAAAAAGCATTATAAATAAAAAACGATTTTTAAAAAGCCATTATAGTCGAGAAATCATGTGTATGTTTTTATTTGATGATGTGGCCGCGGCGGCGGTTAGTAACGGGCTTGTGTTCGGAGATACGGACGGCGACGACGTGGACAATATGGGTGACATCTGAATATTCAGTAGCCGCGCCGACGGGTCGAGCTCTTGGCAGAACGGATGTCTCCAAAAATAGGGGATTACGTTTTCACGGCCCGGATACAGCCGTTCAAACACTTTACGATAGTAATAACTTTCTTTATCGTACGGTGTATTGTGCACGTACTTGGTGCGTTCTATCGCGTATTCTTGGTCGCTGACGCGCTCGTTAACGTAATCGCGAATCATGTCAATCCACGTTCTCGGCGGCTGAGACCGGTTTGCTTCCGGCTGCGCGCTGACCCCGTCACTGAATGCTTCCTTTCTGCGCCAAAGCACTTCCGACGGAAGGATGGCGTCATCTTCGTTCAGCGCGTCAAACGCACACCGAAGAATCGACTTTTCAATAAACGACCCCGTATTAAAGCGTTTGTGTTTTGGGTCTAACCGCATTACGTACTCCACCAAGGCTTTGTCTGCAAAAGGAACGCGCGCTTCCAGACCGCACCCGCTGATGCTCTTATCCGAGCGAAGTAAGTCGAAAAAACGGACGTCGTTCACCATGCGCTCGTTCTCAACTTCAAATTCGCAATCAGTTTTGGCGTTGCAAAATCCGCGGTACGACCCGAAAATTTCATCCGACATGTCGCCGCAGTAAATAACAACATCGTTTGTTTTCGAAATGTATTTGGAAACCAAGTAGTTGCCCACCGATGCGCGAATGGTGGTGGTGTCATAGCTCTCCGTTTGTTCGATTGTCTCTTCAATGGCATTCAAAAACTCGCTCTCGCTGACGCACACTTCGTGGTGAATGGTTCCTAAAAACTCGGAAACGCGTTTGGCCCAATACAAGTCGACCGACCCCGCGAGGCCGATGCTGTACGTGTTCAAGTTTGAACTGGTTTGGATTTGCGTTTTTGTGCGCTTGTGCTTATTCGCAAGTTGGCACAGAATTGCGGTGACTAACGAGCTGTCTAAGCCACCCGACAAGAGCGCGCCAATCGGTCGGTCGCTCATCATGCGTTTTGTTACTGCGCTTTCGAGCAGGTAACGCAAGTGTTCCAGGGAAAGAGTAACTTTGTTCTGTTTGATTGATTCGTCATCATCGCGAAACACCATCGACGTTTTTACATTTACTAGACTAACCATGTCAAGCGAAATGTACTTGTAGTATGGAAAGTAGTTACCCCTGCAAACGGAGTTATCGTATTCAAAGTAGCATCCCGACGGAAACTGCGCAACTTGTCCGGGCGCACAATGCGACAACGCCTTCATTTCACTGGCAACCGAAAACTGAGACGGGGTTACCGACGCGGTTTCCAGTTCGGTTCCAATAAACAGTGACCGTACTCCGAACGGGTCGCGCGCAACATACGTTTTTTCACGCGCGCCGTCGTAGAGTACCAGCGCAAACACGCCGTCAAGCGCGTTCAAGGTGGCTTCTATTCCAATTCGCTGATACAAGTGCAGTATGACTTCACAGTCCGAGCTGCTTGTGCATACGGATTCCAGGCCATACTGTTTTATCAAATCCTTGTAGTTGTAAATTTCACCGTTGCAAACCAGCTTGCATGCACCCAGCGAAAACGGCTGGTTACCATCCGGCCCCAATCCATTGATTGCCAGACGGTGAAACCCGAAAACGTATGACATGGGCCCCGATGAAGTCGATGCCACGTGGTTTTGAAAGTGGCTGTTATCCGGTCCGCGATGCTGAATCTTTGCAAAGTCGGCAAAAAGGCGTTTCACTTTACTTGTTAAAATCCCGTTTTTCCCGGACTGAAACGTTTGGTAATAAAAAATTCCGCACATGTAGTTATATTTATGGTTATGGTTATGGTTATTTCTTAACCTTTGTTTAATATATTTAGCTTGTTGTTCATTTTTTTTCATATACGAAAATCGATAATAAAAAAAATAAGTGAATAATGTATAGAAGTTTTTTCCAATAACTACTTACTCATTTTTTTCATTTTTTTTCAATTTGTTCATTTTTTAATGCAACGTCACTCTAAAGTTAGGTCAGCTTCTCCAGGGAGACGACACCCACAACCACAACAATTGCATGCTGGGTTAAGTGAAATTGAACGTATAAGAAACATGTTGAATTCGCCCGGGGCGTCTATTGAAATGTTAACATGCGGTTCAGCAAAAGGGTTCATGTTTGAAATGACAGTTCTTCCAGAAAATAGCGCTTTTTATAATCCCGGAGCCGGAGAAAGAACAGCAGCTCCAATTACCAGTTTTATTGTAAAGCTGGCAGTAACCTCTCAACAAAATGATGAAGAGTTGGACGACTACGTACCTATAAACAATGGAACCCCTGTTGGAAAGTCGACCGAAACAGCAGAAAGTTATTTTCAAGAAGCCCGATTACAACAGAATGTTTGGATGACGACACTTGCTGGAAACAGAGTTCCGATTTCTCCGCCAATTGTATCATTTTCGTTATTTGATAATCAAAATGGACGAAGCTTTTTGACGTTTTTAAACTACAAAGTAAAAAAACCCAAGTCGGTACATACCGTAAACTATTTACGTACCGTTTTACAGAATCCAGCCAACTATGGACTCGGAATGATTATAATGTCCAAAGTTTTAGACTCAGATACATTTGAAAATTTTCTTTATAATGAACAAACTTCATTTCAAGGGGTTACAGTTACTGACCACGTGGTAGACGACGTATACGCAAAACTGATTTCCAAAATAGTGAGGCTCTTCATAGAAGTTGGGGTTATACACTTTGACCTTCATATGAAAAATGCACTTATATATCTCCGCAGTCACCATTCATTAAATGCATACATTATTGACTATGGAAGAGCATCCAGTGTGAAAGACGCTACTACCAATGAATATTTAGGTCGGTCCGAAAAAAATCCATTGCGAAAAAAAAGCGAAGACCTTCACAAACAAATATTGGATTTATGTCATGGCCATGGTCATGGAAGTCAAAGGGCGCAGACAAGCGATAAAGAGAAAATTAAATTTATTTCAAATGTAATTGAGCCAATTCGAAAATTGGAACATGATAAATCTCAACAACTGTATGGTCATCCTACGCACTATTCATACGGTCGTTATCAGTTTGACTGGATGGAAGAGCTACAAACTATGACTACGCAAATGGTTACACGTCACACCGATAATTCAAAAAATGCACGGTTTAATACGATTGCGGTAATGGCATTTGATAATTTATGTAATGAAATGAGAGTTGATGTTACTTCCCAAGCATATGCTCTATCAACCCTTCGTAAAAATTGTATAGATTTTGAAGGTAGAGACCCCTCTGAATTTGAAACTTCTTTTTCAGCCACATGGACTGAGTGGGGATACTCGCTTGTTCCAAGAGCGGTTCGTAACATATCTGCATACATAAGAAGGGGAAGATACGGAGGAAGGAAAGGCAAGGGAAGGGGAAGAAAGACGCGCAAGTTACACAAAATAAAACGAAATAAAACGAAATAAAAACCAAGTACGTCTAAACGCATGTACCGCGAATGACCCCTGTCTCCAAATCGTCCGATGCTTCGGAATCAGCATTTGCATTTGAACTTGTATTTGAGTACTCCGGGTAGTCGCAATACACGTTTCTAGGTTTTGGCGGTGGCTGTGGCGGTGGCGGGGGCGGCGTGTGCGACTGCGACTGCGACTGCGACTCTATGTAATTGCGGTCCTCATGAATTTCACCATATGTCTGAATTGGGTTTGAAAGTTTCAATGTAACTTGCTGGCTTCGTCTGAACTGCGGTGACTGTAAAGGCAAAGGCGGCGAACCCATACGCATTCGTATCGGTGGATTCGTATTTGTATTTGTATTTGTATTTGTGTTTGGTTCTGGTTCGGCTGGCTGTTCTTTTTCATGAAGTTCATGATTTTCATGATTTTCATGTTTTTCGCGTTTTTCATGTTCTTGCTTTTTTATAACTTCTTTAATACGGTTTATTTTATCGAGTTCAACCATTTCGCGCATGTCGCCGCGTTTCAATTCGTTCACATACGCATTGATAATGGAATTGTCAATAATTTCGGACACTTCTCTCAAATTTTTGAGTTTGATTCGCATAATGTCGACCAACATGCTGGCTTCTTTTCGAATGGACGGATGAAGCGACAACTCCAAACGAATTTCTGTATGAATTTGGTCGTATTGAATGTATGCAATACGGTGGTTTTCGCTTTTTTGGCTGATTTTTAGGTAGGAAAAATAACTCTTCATAAGGCTGGCATACAAACTCATTCCACCCAGAATCAAGTGAATGTATTCAAAATCCAACTTCAGCCCTGACACAAATCCGATAAGCGCAGTGATTGTGATAATTGGCAAGTTGAACATGACTTCGCGTTTCCGGAACTTCTTATACGCCATCAAATGCAGTTTTGAGAACATTTCACACTCTTCCCCCGTATCACCTAGAACTCTGTCCAGTTCGGGCGTGTAGTCTATTTTTGGGGACGACTGCGACGGCGGCGACGACGGTGGCATTATGTATACTAGTTGTTCATTTTTTTAAAAATAAAAATATTACGTATAACACTAAAAACAATTACGTAAGTTGTCTGCAAGTAAAAAAAAATAAAAAAAATCTGTTTAAAAATATATTAGAAATATAAAGCGAAAAATGTCGAAACCAACTACAAATACAAAGTCAACTTCAAATGCATCTAAATTAGGCGGTCTGGACGATGCGTATGCACCTCTTCACGGTGTTGTCGATGGCGTCTATGTCGCAACCGGCGAGCGCGTGGACGAGTTAAGCAACAAAATGTTTGCGCGAAATATGCCATCGCACGATATTCAACCAACGTTTGACTTGCGTCCAGTGGCAAGCAAGTACACCGTCATGCCAATTTACGACCAATACAAGCCGTCAACAGAAGGCATTCATGTGAAACCCGTGTTTCAAGCCCAGTCACTGGAGGTGTTTTATCCGGGCACGCGCCGCGCTCCTTATAACGGCTACGCTTCCAAAGTCAATGTGGAATCCACGCTGAGAAACCAGTGGTTTGCACTTCAGCGCGGGTCTCAATCCGTCTACGTGCCCTCATCGGAAAGCGACTTGTACAAAACTACCGTCGAATACAAACCCGTGCTTATACCGCACCCGCACATTGACAGCGGTGCATTTGAGCAGTTTGCGCCCCACAATCCCAATACCAATAACCTTGCGCGAAATGTGTTTGAAAACTCGACTCGCGTTCAGCTGAAGGATGTACCTTACAACTGAATGCCGCAAGTCGATGTGATAACATGATTATGATTGACACGACTATCGGCGACCACGGGCGTTGGTGTTGGTGTTAGTTTCATTTTCAGCATTGCTGCAACTGAAACATTCGAATTCGATTTGCGTTGAAACGGAGCGAAGATTGGGGCGATTGTCTTTTTTTCAACTGGGGTGGTCGCCTTATCGGCCACTTCAGCCTTCTTATCGGCCACTTCAGCCTTCTTATCGGCCTTCTTTTCGCTTTCTCTCACCTTCCAAATGTTTTTTGCATATTTTGTATTGGTTGTGTACATGATACGGTACCCTTGTTTTAGATAGTAGGCCTGGCGTTTCATCCACTGCGCTTTGAAAATGTCGTGGTGGTCCACGAAGTCAATCACCAGCGGGTTCGCATGCTTGACTCGAAGGATGCGGCCCACCGATTGGCACACATCCGTCTTTGGTGTCGCCATAATGAGCGTGGTCAGAGTAGGAATGTCCAACCCTTCCGACGCCATGGCATACGTTGCAATAATTACTTTTTTCTTTTCACTGGCTTTCAAGTCGGTGTCTTTCATTCCGCCCAAGTAGTACCCCACATTTGCACCGCACCCCGCAAGATTGCGTTCAACAATCGCGTCGTAAAAGTAAGACAGCAGCGACTTATTGTGAGCCAGAATCATGACTTGTTGGTCGGGGTTGGACTGCAGCTCGTTTTCAAGGACGCTGAGAATGAAATCGCTGCGCGGGACGCAGTTGCACAGTTTGGTAATCATGGTGCTGAATTTCGGGTTTCCGCGGTAGTCGGTTTCAAGCGCGTTAAACTCTTCGTCTGCAATATAGAACTGAATGTTCTTCACAACAACACTGGCTTCCGTTACCGATTTTTCTTTATGCACGATTTCGCCGAGGAACATAATGAACACTTTGGTGAGTCCGTCCTTGCGCGTCATCGTACCGGATAGTCCCAGCGTGTATCGTGTGGTTACCTTCATCATGCACCGGCAAAACACTTCGGCGCTCATGTGATGACACTCATCAAACACGGCCAAGCCGAAGTCGGAAAATACGGAGTCAGGATAGTCCTTCATGGACAGCGACTGCAGCATTCCAATGACAATGTCTTTGTCGTCAACATCCACTTCTTGTCCCTGAATCCGGCCGACACGTGCGCCAGGCAGAAACTGCTGAATGCGTTCGAGCCACTGGTTCATGAGAAAGGTTTTGTGCACCACCACGAGTGTCTTCACTTTCAAAACACTCATGATTTTCAAAGCCATAACGGTCTTACCTTTTCCGGGGTCTACATCCAGGCATCCGCCGCCACCTCCGCCTCCGCCTTGAACATGCTGGACATACTTGTTGACAATTGCGGTCTGGTAGTCTCTGAGTTCACCGTTGAAAACCAGATTGGGACACGGCATTCCCGCATGGATGCGGTCTTCTTCGGGTTCGCCGTACGTTTCGAGACCGTAGTATCGTGGAACGTAAATGACGTTGGGAGTTTCAATATAAATGGGAAACGGTTCGGGCCGGATAGGTGATTGCGGAGAATAAGGATGCATGGACAAGTCCTTTCGGATTTGCATGAGTTCAGCCGTTTCAAGCGCGGCTTTAGAAATACCGTATCCACGCAGCCCTAGCCATGTTGAAGCTTGCGACTGTGACATATTGTGTTTTAAACCTTTAAACTACTGAAATGATTAAGGAAGGAACTGTAGTCGTCGTAATGTAATCAATTTAATGGGAAATGATTTTTTATTATTTTTTATTTATTGTTTTAATTTATACACAAAATAATACAAAATCGTAAAGAAGAAAGAAATGGAATACTTTAACGCACTAATGAAAAAAGAAAAACAGCACGAAATGGTTCTTTTCGTGGTGTTGGTGATTTACATTATGTTTGATGTGGCCACTCCGCAAATGCTGGCATCCCACGTGGATACCGTGTACGGAACCATCATTGTTGCCATTTTAGCGCTCAGCCTGTTTTTAAGCACGCACCCCGTCATTGGTATTTTAGGACTGTTTGCAGCCTACGAGTTCATTCAGCGCTCCAAATCCGTGTCATCCGGCGGAACCGCCTCGGTGGGGGATGCGTCAAACGCTCTGCTGCATCGGGCATCTCCCGGTGAAATGTACCGTGCCAAGTACATGGAAGCCACGCAGTCCGACTACAACAGCCATTTAGAAAGCGGAATGGTGGACCAGGTTCCCATGCTGTCTGCACAAACGCCGACCAACTACCGTGATGCGAACAGCCGGTTTCAACCCGCTTTCTCATCGTCTCAGCATACTATGGCCGAGTTTTGAATTTTATACTACAAAAAATAGATTATATACTTATTTATTTTAATGTATTTTAATCTATTTTAATCTATTTTAATTTATTTTAATTTATTTTGCATTCATAGCCGCCTGAGCTACGTACACTTCGAGCGCTCTACCTGACAGGCCTTGTGCAGTTCCACTGGTTCTTGCGGCAGTGGCAGCAGCAAACTGCGCGTTATTCAAGGCACGGTCCGGTCTTTGACCGGGTACAAGTGCGCCTGGGGGAAAGTTGGGTTTGGTAACCTGGCTATTTACAGGCGACGGCTTAAAAGTAGTGGTTGGGCGAGTGTGAGACATTTTGATTATAATATATTTTATTTTTATTTATATTCTATTCTTCTAAATATATTCTATTTTTCTATTTTTCTATTTTTCTATTTTTCTATTTTTATACTATATAAGCAAAATCATAAAACAAACATAAATCATAAATGTCAAATTCTAAAGCTGCTCGTCGCGTTCGGTTTGGAGGCGTTACGCCAAGCGCAAGCATTATTTCCGTCGCCAGAGCCGGTGGTGGTGTTAAGAAAGGTGGTGCCCCACCGTCATCCACTGGATTCATGCGCGATTTTACCCAACGTGCATCCGTTTCTATTCCCGCAAAAAATAAAGAATTGATTTTCAGATTTACGCAGTACTACAGTGCTGCAAGACACTCCACGCCGATGTAAAAAGTATGAAACAATTCGATTTTTAGAAAAAATATTGTCTACCTGTATAATATAAACCATATTTCAAAACATAATACATCAAAACTAAATCTAAATGAGTGATTTAAAGGTAGCGGCAGTGCAAGTAGAGAAAGCGAAATCGGCAGAGCCAGTTACAGTGCCAGTAGAGGAAGAGCCAGTTAAAACACTTTATATGTTTTCGGACATGGAAGGGTGCCAGACTGTAAATAGAGATGGTACACAAAATTTTAATTCAATTGCCATGTGTAAACCAGGTTTTTATGACATATTAATTAAAATGATGGAACGTGATAAAGGAATTCATGTCGCATTTTTAGGTGATTATTTTGACCAAGGGCTCCAAGTGATTCCAAGTTTAGAAGGAATGCGTAAGTTGTATAATACTTACTCAGATAGAGTGTTCATTATTTTAGGGAATCGCGACATCAACAAGCTGCGATTCATGTATGAGCTGACGCACAACGTTATCTCCGCGCCCTTGTTCAAAGATGATGATGGAAACTCTGCTGAACTTCCTCAAGTTGAGCCAGAAACATATGTTAATTTTAAGAATGGATGGAATGGATGGAATCCTTATTATCATGGACTTCACTATAAACGCATAACTAATCCCCCAAAACTTGACAAGGTTAACATGCCACAGTTTAAACCAAATGATGAGGTCGCCCTTGTTAAGCTTATACTCCAAACTTCAATGGGCGCAACCAATAAATCAGATGACAAATTCGTAGGACTGCATTCATTTATTCCACCAAATGAGCAGAATGGTAAAACAGATGAGGATGCAGTTGCCTACCTGAAAGCATCGTTTCGAATAGGGGCTACCTTTAATGGAGGAGCCGACTTAAGTGCTAGACAAAGAGGACTACAGTATTATCAGGCATTTAAAGAAAAACAAAAAGCACAAGAAGAAGAAAAACAAAAAGCACAAGGTGCAGCACGAAAAGCACAAGAAGAAAAACAAAAAGCACAAGCACAAGATGCAGCACGAAATGAACAAGAAAAACCAGTCAACGCATTTGATATATTGGAGTTTTACAATAAATGTAAAATTGCACACGTTTTTGACTTAGGGAATGGTGAAAAGGTTTTAATGGCGCACGGAGGAGGGTTTAATAAAGGATGTTTTTTTAACCAGAAATACGTTGACAGTTTTGAAAAGAAGGATGATGACAGTGTTAATCAGGTTACCCCTGAGAATTACTTGCAAATGATGGAAGATTTTAGACGAAAATTATCGCAACCATTACCAGTTGGTAAGATGGTGGAAAAGGAAAATGTAGAAGAATCAGTGGATGCGTACAATAAACTTCTTTCAGAGGTTGTAACTGAGTTAACATCGAAACAAGACGATGCGAAATATACCTGGAAATTCGTGTTACTTCAAGCGCTTGGATTGAAACCTGACTTTGAACCAAGTGGTCAAGAAAAAATATACAATTCACTTGTTCAGTCGTGTAGTCAGAACGGGTCTATGGGTCAAAGCAGCTATGAACAACCTAATGAAGAATCTGAAGAATCCGAAATATCTGAGTATTTAAAAAAATCAGGTATTACGCATGTTTCCTATGGCCACAGACCGGTTTGTTTTCCGATACCTCTTATGTATTCTCGAGCAAATATGAAGGGAATTATGTTTATATCAAATGATACAAGTAACGGAAACCGACGAACGGAAGACTTGGGTGAGGGTGAAACGATTGTGGTTGGAACTAAAATTGATTGTTTCAGTGAATCATCAGGTAAAGAAAGTGTAGCAAGTATTTGTTATATTTCGATTCCAGGCGAATCGTCTGGAAATGATGAAGACAAATTTAACAAAAAATTTAAATATTTTTTGAAATTGAAACTTACCAAATATACTGCTCCAAAATATGAACTGGCCGCCAATGGTGTGTTTCAACTTAAATACAATAACGGACTTGTCGTATCCATGAATGGTATAAAAACACCTTTCAGTAAATTAACATTCGTCGAACCTTCCGATACATCAAAAGGTGGACGACGAAGGCGTACGCGACGACACCGCCGCGCGCTTACCAAACGTCTTCGACATCGTAGCAAAGGTGCATCATCATCGCGACGCAAACGCGTAGTAAGAAAAACACGTAAATAAATAAGTAAAAATTTTTTTATAAATTCTTTATTTTGGCTGCATATTTTCAAAAATATATACCGCCAAACCATTTTTCGCATCAATCACTTCCCGAATTCCCGCAACGTCAATGAACCACGTTTCAAGAACTGACACAGCCGCCCAGTACTTCACGTACCCGCCAACAATAAGCAGCCTTAACGCGTTCTTGGCATACTCTGCATCCACGGGGTCATCTTCGCGGCTTCCTTCCGGCAACAGAATGGATTGAATGCTTCCATGTGACGAGTCAACCTCCGTTAAAAAACGAAACACGATACGATTTTCACTATACCCATCGCAATGATTTCCAAACCCAAAGTACTCTTCAAATTCACGCCGATGTTCGGATACTAACGGTCTATCCAGTCCAACTTCAAACAACTTACCAAAAATTGGCACATTAACCGTAACTGTGCGAATGTTTGCATTATCTGAAGCGTAGCTGCAGTACCTCTCATGCCACGGGTACTCGAGTGGCGCATCCCGAATGAACTGTTCTGCTAATGCATCCGGAACGGTTGAAATCATTGCACCGCGCGTAACATAGTACGTCGCGTGTAACGACCTGAATTTTTTGATAACATCGCCCTTTGAAACTCCGGCTCGCGTAGACATTTTTGGTTTGAGTACTTATACTTTCACTAGGTTATATTTATATTGTTTTTCCACCATAAACTAGCAGGACTCTTTCAAAAATCCAAAAATCCAAAAATCCAAAAAATCCATTTTTTTCGAAAGTCCAAAGTCCAAAAAGTTTTTTTTTTCTTATTATGAATTAAAAAAATCAAAAGATACTTTGATGTTTTTGGGGGATAATTTGGAAAAAAAAACCATCTATCAAAATCAAAAATTTGGTCAAGTTCAAAACATGTTTTGCAATTTTCGGGGAAAAAATGAGAGATTTTACACCATTTCAATCGAGTATGTGCAAAAGGTGTAAAATGTTTTTATGTTTGTCAGTTGTCTTTTGTACCAAAGGTTCGATGGGTGGTTCAAGTGAATATTACTACATTTATTGATTCAATAAGAGGTCATTCCTCTTCTTTATTTTTGTTAAATGAATTTAAATTAAATCCGCAATATTTACAAAACTCTTTTCCATTATAAAATTCTTCTTTACAATCATCACATACCATCTTCATAACTTCTTTTTCCTCTTCTATTGATAATATCGACTCAATTTCTTTATCCTCATACTCCATATGAACTACTTTATTTTTTTCATTTAAATAAACAACACCAAACAGCAGATTATATCGTCCAACTACCACCACATTTTTATTTTTGTAGGATATTATTTCAACATCTCCACAAAATACATGGAATAAATCTTTTAATGTTATCAAATCAATTACGAGTTCATCAAATTTGTTATTTATTTCATGAATAAAAGTGTAAAAATCACAATCATTATCATTCGCAATTAAACACAATCTTCCATATAAATATCCCATTTTAAAACTTTCTGATGTGAAGTCCACCATTGAAATAGTTGTTGTTATATTTGATACAGTATCAATTGAATATTCTATTTAATTCAATTTTTCAATTATAAAATGGGCATTTTAAATGATAAAAGTTTTAAAAGTTTTAAAAGTTTTAAAAATATATTAAATGGATTGGCATATGTACACACATACATATTCAAAGTTTCAAAATTCAAAATTTTTAAATGTCAGCTCAACCACAACAACCACAACAACCACAACAACCACAACAACCACAACAAAACCATGTTCAACTGTTAAACGAGTTGAAAGACATTATCGAGGGTTTGCCTAAAGTGCATCATCCCGATGTTTTACGAATTCTCGATAAACACGGAATGGTTGGAAGTGAAAATAAGAATGGCACATTTGTAAATTTAATGTCGGCATCCAATGTTGTGGTTTCCGAACTTGAGTCGTACATTAGTTACGTAAAAGAACAAGAAAAACAACTCAATGACGTTGAAGACAAGAAAAAAGAATTAACGAACAAGTATTTCACAACGCCAAGCCGAACCAGCAGCAAAAAATAATGTGTATAAAATTGAATATAAACCCATGTTCATTATTAGTAGAAAATACAACAAAATGTTTCAAACCCAAGGTAGCGAGTATGAACTTACCGGAAGTAAACTTCTTGGACTTGTGACCGTTCCTGCGGCTGTGCTAGTGTCCGTGCCTGTGGCTACGCCTGCGGCTATGCCTGCGGCTGTGCCCGTGCCTGCGGCTGTGCCTGCAGCTGTACATCAGTTGTTGGTGCGAAAGTCTACATTGTACCAGTCTTCACCTTCATATGTAAAATATGGAGACTGCGACAGTGATGATGACAATGAAGATAAAGGTGGTAGTAGTGTTAAAAATACAAAAAGTTTTGATAGCCCGACTGTGAAACAAGCTATGCTGACAATGGTTAAAAGTCAAGGTCAAAGTCAAAGTAGTGAAAGAAGTACTGGGTCAGGTTCCGGACCCAGTGTAAAGAAACGGTTTCCAGTTCCTGGACAGTCGTCCGTTATGAGCCAATTGTTTTGGTGCAGCTATATCGCATGCAAAGGACATGGCGAGTTCGATATGATTGCCAATTCATTTGTAGGAGAAACCGAGTTCAAGTATGAAACCGCCGAACTCGCTCGAGGTGGAAAACATCTCATAAAGCCGGCATTTAAAAAGTATAAATTGTCCCTTCCCAATTTTGAAGCGGAACTTATCAGCAGCAAACGCACGACGTTGCAACTTATGGCCGGCATGGCGCTGTGTCACAACAAACCCGTTCTGTACATTGACGGACGATTGTTCATTGAAATCAAGCGGAGCGATACTACCGAAGATGCCGAATCCAGCGCGCACGAATCCGAGTACACGGTCATTGAAAAAGTGAAGAACCGTTACTGCGTATACAAAGATAACCACGGTAAGGAACTGGCACGATGCAACAACGAGTTGTTGAAAATGGAGTCCATTGATGGTCCGGTGCGTTCCATGTCATACTACAAAGTAAAGGAACTTGAAGACATGTATAAGCGACTGGGGTTAACCGCCCCACTGTCGAAAAAGGCCGACCTGTATGCCGAAATTCTGAAGTACATTCAAACATCTGGAATAACTGTATAACCGTATAAACAATAACAATAACAATAACAAAATGATGTAAAAATAAAATCTGTGTATAGTATAACATTTTATACGTTTTTCGTTTTTATTTCGCGACTCGCTACTATGTGTGACGCTCCTCCTCCTCCGAATCCGCGGAAACTGCCAAAAAGCATCAAAGTAGTTTGTCACAGTATGTCCCGCGCCAATTCAGAAGAAAGTGAAGAAGATACTACTACCCCCCGGTGCAAAAAAACAACACTTGATATAGTTAACCACCCCATTTTTAAAGCCGCCGAATACGACAGCATTCATGAAAAGCTGTCAAGCGCCCACTTGAAATTTTTATGTACAAAATACGGCCTGAAAACCAGCGGAACCAAACCCGTTATAGCGACTAGAGCAAGGAAGTACTGTATGGAGTCCCATTTTGGTACGCGGCTGCAGCGCGTGTTTCGAGGGCACCTTTCTCGCACCTACATTTGCCGACACATGTTGCTGCCCGAATACAGTCGACCAAGCGAGTTCGTTAATGACACCGATTTTTATACCATGGACGAGTTCGGAGACTTGCCCCATTACCAGGTCTTCACGTTCAAAGATGACGCCGATAACAAACTGTACCGGTGTAACATAGCGTCTTTTTTCAAGCTCATGAAAAGCGCATTCACGAAGGATAAACTTTGTGCAGCTGCAAACGGCCTGTGCTATGAAGTGCCGACTACTGCAACCAACCCTTATACACGCGTTCCAATTACTTTACACACCGTGCGATTATTCTTCAACAAGCTTCGTTTTTGCAGAATTCTCAAGTATCCCGTGTATACCGAGTTTCAAGAGGACGAACTCACTCCGCAGCAAGCACTGGATGCCCGTATATTGGAAGTGTTTCAAGACATTAACAAGCTGGGGAATTATGCCGACTCCGAATGGTTTGCGTCGCTCAAGCATCTGCAGTACATCTGGTTCATCCAAGAGTTGTACGACATTTGGGCTTACCGTGCCGAACTCAGCATGCAAGTCAAAATGCAAATTTGCCCGCCGTACGGACAAATGTTTCCTTCAGTAACCAACGGCATTCTTATGATTCACGAGATGCGGACCGCACCATTTCAACGCGTGCGGGAAGTGTGTATTTCCACGTGTGAACGCTTTGTGAGAACCGGTGTAACACAGGATGACCGCTACTTGGGTGCAAGTTACGTGCTTTCAGCATTGACGCTAGTTAGCCCTAAAGCGCGCGAAGCGCTGCCGTGGTTGTACCAGTCGGTCGCTGCGGGCAGTCCAACGGTTGCAGCAGGTGTGCAAACCGGTCCTAGAGCAGTAGTAGCCAATGCCGCAGATGCCAATGTTGCCAATATTGTTAACACAATTAATAACACGTTTAACATTATGACTACAAACAATAACATGTATATCGGCATACAAGACGATATTGATGATACCATACTTTATAACATATTAACGGCAATAAACATGAACACTAACATGAATAACATGAATAACACGAATAATGCAGTTACAAATGCGAACGGTATTGACATTGATAGTGATACTAGCGAAATTGACTAAATTAAAGTTGGTGGACGCGGACCCCGGAGAACTGGTTTCCGGCATCAAGGTATCCTGACTGCATGCGCATATTGAGTTCGGCTTCGCTGGAAAGTTGATGGTTTGAAATGTCGTGAGACGTTTGCTCCATTAACGCGTGCATGGCTTTTTCATTGGTGGATACCGCGTCCGCAAACGCTACCAGCAAAATGAACATCACGATAAACGGGAGTAGTACAAGGAACCATGCTAAACTGGAGTGCCCGTTTTTGCAAAGCAAACTGAGTATCCACGTCCAAAACACAATCCACAGGATTTCAACAATGAACATTGCCGGAGTGCTTTTAACGTTGCACTCGACGCGACCGATGCACACCTTGTTTACATTGCCCACATTCTGTACCATGGCAGTGATAGTAAACAGTAGCGAAAACAGGAGGTAGACTAAAGCGGGCGTGCATAGCCGCTTTACTTCAGAGACAACAGAGACAACGGATTGCATTATAGTTTTATAAGTTATAATTTATTGAATTATAATTTATGATAAGATTATTTTTTAGACGAACCGTGGAGACTTATAATTGTAATTGTAATTATACTTCTTAATTCAATTCAATTTAATTCAATTTAATTCAGTTCAATTCAAACGACTACGACGTCCGAGACTACGACTGCGACGAGTACGGCGAGTACGCCCGCGCAGTTTACGTTTTCCTCCCCTATTTCTAGAAAACTTAGACTTGATACTACGACACATTCTCCCAAAACATCCAAGAGGAGACTCATGATTAACTTCAAAATCTGCAACGCTCTGACGCCGTGAATGACGAACCGGAGAACCGACTTGAGCTGAAGGTGGCCGTGGTCGTGCTGCTAACGTAGCATTACCTACAAATTTTGTAACAATACGACTGTTCAAAAATTCTTGCATTTTACTAGCTTGGGGGTGTTGGGGTTGCTTCTCCAATTGTTTTGAAAAAATATCGCGAATCATTATAAATTTAACCTTAATGTTATTTAATGAACGGCCAAGTGTTGAATCCGCACCGATTTCAATTTTATATCGTTCATTGGTTTGAGTGGCATTGAAATCGTTAGCACGTTTACGAAGTTGTAAAGCATTGTTTAATATTTGAGTCAGTCTATCTTTCAGTTGTAATAAGGATTGTAGAGTGACTTCTTCTGGAACTTCATAGTTCGTTACAACGTCACGGAACAAAGCATCTATTTCCCTCACAATCGCATGTTTTTGGTCAAGAACACTCATTTTTATTTTAAAAAGAAGTTAAATATTTATAATTTTATTTATAATTTTGTTTTATATTTTATTTTCATGCCTTCATTAACATTTTAACTGTGTCATGGCACGTGTAGCCCTTTAAAACAAAGTCAGTGTGCACGTAATCATTTATATCCGGTTTTGCAGGTCCCGTGATTGAAACGCACGGAAACTGAAACGGTTCGCGTGACACCTGCATTTCAAGCGCGGCAACGTGTTCTTCATATATGTGCGCGTTTCCTAAAACGTAGACGAGTTCATGCGCGACCAGCCCGCAATGGTGCGCCAATAAATGCGTTAGCAACGAGTACGACGCAATGTTGAATGGCACGCCGAGACCGACATCCCCGCTTCGCTGGTACAGCGAGCAAGACAGCTTAGTTCCGTCAGTTACATTGAATTGCACCAGTACGTGACATGGTGGCAGCGCCATTTCTTTCAACTGTTGTGGATTCCAAGCGCTCATCACGATGCGCCGAGACGAGCGTTGGGCTGGGTCTTTTAACGCGGCAATCACGTTTGCAAGTTGGTCGACGCCTTGGCCGGTGTAGTCTGTTTCGCAGTCCACGTACGGCGCATTGAAGTGTCGCCATTGATGGCCGTACACGGGCCCCAAATCGTCTTCCTTCAAATGCGGCAATCCGGCGCCGTCTAAAAAATCTCGCGTGGAATTGGCATCCCATATGTGAACTCCCTGCTGCTTTAAAACCCGGTTATCCGTGCAGCCTTTGATAAACCACAGCAGCTCTTTTAAACACGTTACCCAAGCCACGCGTTTTGTAGTGAGTAGCGGCAGGGTATCGTTTGCCAAGGAAAAGTGCATAGCGGCTCCAAATACGGACCACGTGGGACCGTTTCGACTCTGTTCCAGCGACCCCTTTTCAAGAATGTCCCAAACCAAGTTACAGTACTGGCGCTCATCGTGGGGTTCGGCCAAATGGCTCGTTTCCGCTCGACTGGGACGTTTCATGCGTTTATTCAAGTCCGAGACAGTTTGAAGCATTCTTTGTTGTACTTTTATTTTATATTTATGTTTTTATGTTTTTATGTTTTTATGTTTTTATGTTTTTATGTTTTTATGTTTTTATGTTTTTATGTTTTTATGTTTTTATGTTTTTTTGTTTTTATTTTTATGTTTTATGGTTTATATTTTTTGCATTCCGCACTCCGCATTCCGCATTCCGCATTCTCGCAACATTAGAAAACGGGTTTCTTTCAGGAGGTTGGCAACCCGCTTTTTATTTTGAATCCATTTTTTCACATGTCTTTGAAAAATGCGCAGCCATACCGTTTTCAAAATGCACACGCATTCGTCGCCGTATGGCAGGGTAAACAGTTCAGCGATTTCCAATGTTCGTACACCTCGAGTATTCATTAGCGCGCGATAATTTCGAATGAGCGGATGTCCGTAATTACGCATAGCGGTCGCCACATCTGGAGGCAGGGTTGACCCGTTTTGGGTTTGTTTCCAGTATGCGGTATCTTCTAAGCGCCACACGCTTCGACACATGGGAACCCGCAGCATAAAAAGAAACGGGTAACTGAATGGGTCAAAGGGTTCTTCAAGGGGTACCGTATAAAAACATAAAAAATGACCACTTATTCCGGGTGAACTGGTTTCCGTTTGGCCGTGAATGCACGGGTTGTGCAACTCACACGTCACTAATTTGAAACGCGTTCTATCTCTAGTCGTAGCTGTAGCTGCAGCTGCCATTTTTAAATTTTAAATTTTAAATTTTAATTAAAATATTACAGTTTTATAATATCAAGGAATTACGTTTATATTTTTAGGTTTGTTTTTAATTGATGTTTAAGGCAATCGTAATATAGTAAAAGTTATTGACGATTATTTGTCTACATATTCAAGTTCAAGTATTTCTGAAAAATCAATGTTATTAACACTGGTGAAAGAGGAAAAATCGGTAGATTTTATTCCTAAAAATGACCCTTTCGGTTGGAATAGTTTAAGTGATATTAGAACGTTTTTTCAAAAACTTAGTTCTCAACCCGCCTCCAGCGAGGGTTCTGTTCCTGATTCTAGTTCTCAATCTGACTCCAGCGAGGGTTCTGTTTCTGTTCCTGTTTCCCCTTAAATAGTAATTAATTGCGAAATTGATAAAATCAAATAAAGTGAATCAAATCAAATCAAATTAATTTGTTAATTTGATTTACTTTTGTACAAAGGTACCATTTCAAAATCAAGTTACAATGGCTCGAATTGATGAAATTTACGACGGAGATGAACAAATAATAATGGCGTGGGGATATCAGGTTCGCGTTTCTCTTTATTCGTTTATGCAAAGTTTAAAAACGCGCCGTCATAACACAGTAGGTACTGTAACACTGTAACACTGTAATACTGTAACCATTATGTTTATTTGTTTTTAGTTTGAAGTACACCCAGAAGCTTATTTATGATTTATGTAAGTCCGGGTGCTCCCCCGCCTCATCCTCCTGACATAGGTATTTTCCCTACGTTACGACGACGATGACTTTTAGAAAGGCGTTGTTGCTTTTTATACTTTTTAGTACGCCTTGTTTTTATATTATTGGGTTTGGGTTTGGTTTTGTTTTTTGAGTACTCCATTTTATAAAATATACAACAAAAAAAAATATGGTTGTATAATATATTCAAATTCAAATTCAATTTCAAATTCAAAATGTCGTCTATTCATTTTAAAGAGGAAGAAGCTCCAAGTTTAACATATGATGACAACGAGGTTGTGTTGAAACGAAAGGTTGGGTCGTATGAAAGAAAAACAAGTAAAATGACCGTTAGTTTATTTGGAAGATTACGAGATAGTATTCGACAAATGGGTAACGCGGCAATGTTTTTGTATGGAATGCCGTCTTCGAATGTAATGGACCTTTTGGCCAGGTTATACAATCATAACGTTATACGAGCTAGTATTTTTGAAAACGGGGTTCCGGTTGAATTGTCGGGTGCGGGTGCAGTGCAACACGATTATAAGAGTATGTTTGACTTTAATATGATGACGGGGGTTGCTGAAGTCGGAGGTAAACTTTACATTACAATATCGGAAGACCCAAGAGAGGACAAAGGGTATGCAGATAAAATAAAAATTTTAGTTACGCTATTACACTATGCAAATTATCATGTTGATTATGACTTAGAAGAGTTAAGGGTTCCTCCTGAAAAGATGGAACAAGATTTTGGCGTAACTCGTGGCCAACTATTTCCAGATTATATACCGATGCCATATGGGATTCCAATGAATAAAACCCAATTTGACTCATTTAATATCGGACAATATTTAATTGGTGGCCATGACCATAAACAGTTTATTGAATTATCTAAACCTAAAAAATCGGTAGTATTGATACACAGTTTTGATTATTTGCTTTCGCGACGTGCGGGAGATAGAGGAACGCCAAGCCATAAATCGCCAAATGCGGGAGTTACTTCCATGTATCCACCATTTAAACGGCTTTGGAGCTCAAAAGGAAGTGGGATTTATTCCTGCAATAACGGAAGTACATGTGCTGAATCTAAAATGTTTTCATATTTGCATGCAAAGGGTATGTTTTCTGGTATTCAAGGATATGCCGCGTACTGGCTTGGTAAATCGATGCCGCCTAATCATATTATTAAGGGATACAACTATTTAACAACAGAACGAAAACATTTGGACGAGTTGAAACGCGCTGCGGAGAGTGTAATGGACCCGTCACTTTCTGAAATACTAAATAGCGATTCTAGTAAAGGTGTATTCGACTATTTTATTCAGCCATTTGCATTACCGTGTCCGGGATGTTTTTCAAATTATACCAATTATACAAAAAATACATTCGAGCAAATCGACAACAGCAACTGTTTTCATGTGAAACAAGTTGGACAAACCATACGACGACGAGGCAGACGTGGTATGCAACAACCACTCGAACCTCTCACAACAGATGATTTTAAAGGGAATGGTGCTTCAGTTGTTTCGTCAAAAAGTCGAAAACAAGGCGGTCGGCATAAGACGTATCATGGTCGTAGTCGTGGTCGTCGTAGTCGTCGTAGTCGTCACAGTCATCATAACACTCGCCGTCGTAGGTAGAGTTAAAATTAGTATAGTTAGGAACTGAAGCAACGGATTAAAGCAACACAAACAATTTATAAATAATATTTATAGTATTTAAAACCCTCGTATAAATATTCATATACATATTATTTATAACAGTCTAGCTAGTCATGAATGGAAAAGAAAGTGACAGTCATGCCATTTATGAACATTCCAGAATAACAAAAGTTATTTATACAAAGAGTGATAACCCATCGTCTGCGTGTGTATACGTATTTTGCGGAAGCCAGTACCCTGCCGGCAATGTACCTCAAGACGACGATGCGACTTACTTTGAGTTTATAAAGAAGACCGACTTTTTTTCGCCGGCAGAATTGGTAACTCTTGAAAAAATGGTGTCGAAACGCAACCAAATTGTTTTAGTAAATGACAGAATCAATATGGACGACACAGTTGCCCAAATAAAACTCAAAATTATGAAACATGTTCACCCTTCACCTTCAGAGTCGTCGTCAGACGCATCGTCCGAAACATATCCACTTACCGCACGCACCATGTATTTATACTCAAAGTTTACAAAAGACCTTACACTACAGCGCATATTCAATGAACTCAGCTGCGGAAATAAATCTGCAATAACGAGTCCTATCCTACTCAACTATCTTTCAAACATAGATGGGGCTGAATTGGTGGGTATGCATCCCGTAGGTAGCAACCACACTTTTTCGTACAATGACCTCAAAAAGCTGGAAGTGCACGGCAAAAATTTGTATTTGAATGGAGAAACCACGTGCACGGTGTCTGTACCGTTGGGACACGCATATCGACCCAATGGAAACAAAGCAAGCACATGGGCGTTTTCCGCCGACCCATTTGTAAAGTGCCCGATTTTACCGATTTCAGATGCGGACACGACGTTTCAAAATGACTCGCAGCGAATGCTCATGGAGTACGGACTGCCGCTGCACAACACGCTGTACGTGTCTTCGTATTCGGATGTTGATGCATTTCGAACTTCGACTCATTCGAATAACAAAGCAAAATTAAAACAAGTGTACTTTCCGTTCTTAAAAGAGTTTGAACTTAACCCGCAACTCAACAACGCACAACAACTTAAAGAAGCGCTTTTACAGGAGGTTTCACAAGAAAAACAAGAGGCTGACTCGACCTTGTTGAAAAATGTGAATTTTTTTTATGACGTGTATGACCGCAGAGTAAAAACAATTTCGAATTTGGACGGGGCGTCTTCCAGTTTCAGCTACTTGTCCAGCGGACTTTCAAAGTTGAACGTTGTGTTCACTCCAGTAACCATGGAACGCGCTTTGCCGGTGGATGCGATTTTTAAGACACTGTGCAGTAGCGAAGCGATTCCGTTTATTAAAATCAGGTACTCGGGAAAGGCAGGAGACGGCGTTTTTAAGTTGTACGCGCCGGATGTCAATAAATACGGAAATCGCGTACCTAAAATTTCACAGGGTGATTTCAACCGCATTAATAAATTGTGCAAATCAAGGCAGCGCATTGACTGCATCAGCCTGTACTTTGAAGAAGCCGCGACGGCAATTCATAAAAGTGTTCGGTACGTTGTGATTGAGATTGACAGCGCGGCTAAAATCGACATTCAAGTTGAAACGTTTGAGCGCAAGTTGTGCTCTACCCGCGATATGGACCGCGTTATTTCAGCAATGTTGAACCCGATTTTGAGCCAAGTGAATATTTTGTTTGAGCAAAGCGGGATTCACATTCCCGATTTTGAAACGGTGTATGATACAGACCACGTGAAAATCGTGAACCTGCATTACGGTTTGAATGTCACCCATTCGAAGCACGTAGACTTGAAACAGTTGATACCCAAGTGCGGAAATGGTATATTTGAAGCAAGTAAACCTGCAGGTGAGTATGAGTTTAAACGACCCGCCGGATTAAAGGTTGTGTTTCAAGATGGAAACCTTGGTAAAAATGGAAACCCGTACACGCACATTAGCGTGTCGGGCATAACGTGCATACACTTGTTGAGCACGGTTTTTGTGTATATTGACGCCGCAATGCGCATTTTTCACGACGACCTTACCACTTTTCCCAAAGAACAAATTCAAGAAATGTGTTTTACGGCGGCTGCAGCTGTTCCTGCAGCTGTTCCTGCAGCTGTTCCTGCAGCCGTGTCAATTGATAGCGACAGCGAGAGCGAAGATGAACCAGGCGGTTTGGATTTGGGAAATCGTTCAGAATCAGACAGTGAGAGTGAATGGAATAGAAAAGGCGGTAGTGGCAATGGAGAAGGCGGTAGTGCTAGAAAAAGTCGGGCTGTAACCGGTAAAATATCGCTTCTTTCGCTACTGAAGGAGGCGGATAGTGACTTGTTTGATACTAAACCCAAGGAAGGAACCGCGCCTTACGCAACATGTTGTACGTTGCGGTCAACAAACAATAAAACCAAAAATCAACCCATTGCATTGACCGATGCGGAAATGGACGAGTATGAGCGGAAATCAGGAATTCCAGTCAATACAAAATGGACCAAAGAAAGCAAAAGCTTTTGGAGATACAGTGAACCGACGGATAGTGGCAAAAAGGGTGACAAAAATGCAATTCCGACAGTTTACGCAATCCGATTTGGAAGCACGCGCTCAAAAATGCGTTGGTACATTTGTCCGAGGTTCTGGAACAACATCACAGGTAAAGCGGTGGTGGATAGAGATGCCAAATCACCCCGGTCAGGTGATATTGAAGAGTTTTCAGTACCTGGTAACAAGTATACCCCTCTGTTTCCTGGATTGGTTACACAGGGTGACGGTCGTAAAATGCCGTGTTGTTTTAGCCAAACATTGAACTCTCTTCGCGTAAGCATAGATGATTTGAAAAATATAAACACCCAAACCAAGGAAGCAAAAAAAGAGTATGAAGCCAACGGTAAACCGAAAGCAAAATTTACATTTCCAACCTATGGAGTCGGCATCATTCCAAAGTGGCAAGAAGAAATTCTTGAAACAGGTGTTATCCCGCCCCTGGATGAACTGAATGAAAAAATACGGAAAGAAGAAGAAGAAAAAGAAAAACATGACACGGCGCAACCCTCAAACCGCGGAACCGCAAAGGATAATTTTGGAGACAATATTTTGAAAGCCGACAGTAAACTGGGTCCCGCTCAATTGGGTCATTTGCCAGTAGCGTTACAGCGTTTTTTTAATACCACTGATAAGTGCGAACCCCAAAAAGGATGTCTGCTGCGGTACGGTGTTGAATCAAATAGCTTGTCGCAATCCTTTTTAGCAGCAATCGCATGCATTTATAACTCATCAAACACGCCTACCGTTGCGAAAATGCGCGCTCTTATTGCGGACTCCGTTTCACTGGATGCGTTTGTTTCGTACAACAACGGAACCCTGGTTACGCAGTTTGTTTCCGACGACGATGACGACGACAACGTCGTACAGGACGACGCCCGCATAAACGAATGGTTAACCGCGAATCAAAGCTATGCTCAGTCGAGCACAGTGTATGCCAAATTGATGCAGGGCACAACTGCAGAACCAAAAGAAACCGCCGATAAAAGAGCGCTGTTGTATCGCATTTGTATGGCGTTGTCGAGATTTAAAGAGTTACTTAGCCAGGGCCAGGGCCTGGACCATACGGTGTTATGGGAAGTGATTACTTCGCCCAATGCAAGCCTGTTTAAAAACGGTATCAACCTTATGATTCTTGAGATTCCAGATAATGATGACACGCACAAAGTGAACGTATTGTGCCCTCCAAACCGGTACGCCGAGCAAGTGTTTGACCATCGAAAGTCGGTCGCCTTCCTTGTAAAACGCACAGTTGACGGTGTGCCCTTTTACGAACCGCTCTGTTTATTTGGAAAACGGGCTGGAGACAAAACAACGGTTCAGTTTTTATTCAACTTGCATAGCAACATTCAGCTTACGCCGTATCCCGCCATGTTTGAAAACGTGAAACGAATCATTGCGTACATTCGAAACCTTCAAACCGAGTACTGTCCACCCGTTATTTCCAACTTGCATTTCATTTCACCAGAACACGGAAACAAATTTAAACGGAACCTTCACGCCAAACGCGTTGAACAGTTGCTTCTTCAAAACGGTTTTACAATTCATTCGCAGGTTTTAAATTATGACAACCGCGTGATTGGACTGGTGGCTTCTTATAAAGACTCTCAGTCTGCTGGTGGGTATGTTCCAACCGAATCATCTGAACTCATTTTGAATGAAACAAACACACCAAAGTATGAACTTCAGTACACGGACGATGCCGCAATTCCATGGATGTCGTATGCGATGACCGTATCGTTTTTGAAATTCGTGCATCGAATGACGGGTATACCGTGCAAGCCGGTTTCCAACGTTACTGACGATTCGGTTGAAGACCCGCTCATTATTGGTGTGTTAACCGAAACCAACCAGTTTGTACGCACGGCTGCTCCAGAATCTCCAGCGCGATTGCCAAACGGAGAACTTTTATCCAATCCGCCAACCGCGCTTGCCAATGCAATTGGTGTAAAGGACCATTTCACGATAGACAAAGCGGTGCTTTTAGACAGGGGGTACATTACATCCGGGCGGGCGGATTTTATACGACGCATTGAACTGGAAACCAACTTTTACAACGCCTTTCGAATTACTGCGCGTCATTTGTTGACGCAAAACATGAACGCTGACAGCCACGATGCTGGTCATGACAGTGCTGATGATAAGACTATCGGTATCGGTAAACAAATTTATGACATCGCATATAACGTTGACGTTGCTTCGCCTAAACCTGCATATGATGACAAGCTCAAAACAATGAAAGCGCTTTTGAAACAGCTTATGCAGAGCAGCATTTCGTTTGATGAGTACGATACAAGCGCGCTTTCCAAAATTGAGTCATGTTTTGCGCCTGGGTCGTGCGATGGCATGAATGCGCGCGCGTATTGTGCGCGAGACGATGAGGTGAGCACACCGGCTGCAGTGAAGTGCAAGCTGCGCATTCCGTCACACCGGCTGATGGGGTCAGGCACTCGAAATGACCCCAAAATGGAGTCACTGTTTTATTCGCGACTGGCAGACGAGCTCATTCGTTATGCTCGAATGCGCGACTTCATGTTTACCGAACGTCCGAATGACTATTACTTGACATCCCGCATTCCTAAAGTAGTTTGCGAAAACGAACTGATTTTAACGCAGTCCATGATTGACGGGACGGGTGCTGGAGGAAATGACGGGTTTTTTAAGAGCGAAGCGAACCAACCGGATGCGGACAAAGCGAAAAATCTGGGGATTACCGTGAACACGTCGGCGTTCAATCTGAAACGAAAAAAAGTGATGGAACGGCAAAAATATACACGAGCCAACGATGAACAATTCAGTACCGCATTACAAAAACGAGAAGAATTTGTCAAAGTATCGCCACCTTCATCCATGATGGCATGTTTGTCTGGACCCGGGCCGTACACCATGACCGTGTTTCAAGGTATTTTTCCAGGGGATGCGCAAGATGACCGAATCGTGAAAAATGGAGACATTACGTTTGCTCTTTTTATAAACATTCTGCATCTTCAAAAAAAATTGGAACCGAGAGAAAATGTGGCTGCTGTAAAACAAAAGTTGTTCGAGGCGTATAACGATGTATTAAAAATGAGTTTGACGGGAAACAAAGGGAATCTTTCCTTACAAAAAATATGCAACTTATGGACAAAATGTGGCATTCAAATGAATCGGTTGGCCAAGGAAATAATGGATGGGAAGTTAACAATTGAAACCGCGATACAAAGTCCGGTTTACACGCTGACCCCATTTGACATGTGGCTGCTGTCTATGGCATATGAAGTTCAAATCATACTGTTTTCAGGTTCTAAAATAGAAGAATCTAAAGCGGTACAGGGCATAAGCAGCCGTTTTTATTGTAATGGAAATGGGTGTAAAGGTCGTGTATTGTTCGCGGATGCAGATGCAGACCACAACTCCGAATATTTTGTCGTGGTTGCACAAAACCCCGTCAACCAATTTCCTGTGTACGGACTTGTTCAGGGTGAGGGGGCTACATCTTTTTCGATTCGGGCAGAACAAATAACATTTGACGCGTCATCCGTTTACAGAAAAAATGAGCTTATTGCGGATTTCATTGAAAGTATAAGCGTAGCGCCAGCTGCAGCAGCAGAACCAACAGCAGCGGCAACAACAGCACCGGTAGCGGTACTACAAAAACAAATCAGTGTAACAGACTCGTTACCGTTGATTCAAATGAAAAAGAAAGGACAACTTTCAGCAGTTGCTGAAACATCGGAACCGGAATCGAAATCGGAATCGGAACCGGAATCGGAACCGGAATCGGAATCGGAATCGGAATCGGAACTGGATGAAGAAGAAGTTCATAATCCGCAAATAAAAGCGCTACTTGAAAAAAGCCGCGCAAATTTAGACGGTGCGCTTAGTCGTTTAGCCAACAGCCCGGGAGCCGCGTCCGACGTTCGACAAAAATCATACTCTGACAAAGAAAAAGTGGATAAGATGAAACTCTAGCATATTTTAATAAATGAATAAATGAAAGAAAACAATAATATTTTAATAAAGTATGCTATACAATGCCATTTCTTCGAATAAAAAAACCACACTATAAAAAAACGTTGCGACTGTTGCGAAAAAAATATGATATTAATCGCGGTGAACTGGATAGATTAAGTCCACATTCTCCAATTTCATATGACCCTGAAATTCCTGAAATTCCACCATATAATAGGTCAAGTCCGATTAACCCACATACGGGTCCGAACACACGTCGAAATTCACTAGTTAGCTCGCAACAAACTACACCACTCATAAATCATACAACCGGTAGTCGAGTAAGTCCAGTAGTAAGAAGTCCAAGAGGAGGAAGAACTCGTAAACAGATAAGACGTAGTCGTGGAGGACGTCCACGTAACAGACCTCTGACGCGACGCAGTCGTAGAAGAAGGCCGTCTAACTCTGCTAACTCCGCGAATGAGAACTCCGACAGTGAACATTCAAACGCAACCACTCCCGACATTCCGTATATTACGCACCGACTATAAACATAAATGTATAACCTATAACCTATAACCATGTTCTATGTTATAATCCGCGGGACAACATTCATAGTTTGCAGCTCTTGAAACAACAACTTGCACGCATACGGTATTTGTACCAGCGCAAAATCGGTTCGGTTCTCGCATGTCCGGCACACGTGCACCCCAGCAGCATCATTGAACACCGCAATCATGCCGCATTCGCGACACACGTGCACTTCGTACTTGTCCGAACAATCATACAGGCGCCCGCGCGTGAACCGCGATGCGCCGTGTGCCACTGTACAATCACGTTCCATTTCGCCAAATCGGAACCCGCCGTCACGTGACCGTCCTTCTGCCGGTTGACGCGTCAAATTCACCATGGGACCAATTGACCGGCTGTGCTGTTTGTCGGCAACCATATGCTTCAGGCGCTGGTAAAACACGGGTCCCATGAAAATGTCGCTGTCCAGCTGTTCGCCCGTGAGCCCGTTGTACATGACTTCATTTCCATGTTTTTCAAATCCTAGCCGCAGCAACCGTTCGCTGATGTCGTTGATTTCAAAGTCGCCAAACGCGGTACCGTCGCCGAACAGACCCAGCTGAACCAGCACTTTGCCCAGCAGCGTTTCTTTCAGCTGGCCAATCGTCATACGTGATGGAATTGCATGCGGGTTGATAATGATGTCCGGACGGATGCCATCCTTGGTATACGGCATATCGCATTCGGGGATAATATTGCCGCACGTGCCTTTTTGTCCGTGGCGGGATGAAAACTTGTCTCCAATCACCGGTTTGCGTAACGCGCGCGTGCGCACTTTCGCAAAGCAGTACCCTTCTCCGTTTCTATCCATGTACGTTTTATCCACGTACGTTTCTTCGCTGGTTCGATAAATCCGGCTGGCATCTTCAAATTTAATCACTTTTGTAGGGTCGTTCCGGTTTTCCTTGATAGGCACCACCTTGGCAATCAAAATGTCGCGGTTTTCAACCAGCGTGTTTTCAGGAATGATACCGCGCGCATTCACTTTTTCGTAGTTTCCAAATTTCATGCCCTTGGTTCGTTTGGGGTCGGGACGGCACCGAATTTCCTCATCCCCGTTTATTTTCTTGTCCTCGTCTTTTTCCGTGTGATAAATGGTGGCCATAAACATGCCGCGGTCAATGGAGCCCTTGTTCACCAACACGCTGTCCTCCTGGTTGTAGCCGGTGTACGTCATAATCGCCACAATAATCGTGCCACCGGATGGAATTTCGTCCAGCTTTATCATGCCCATAACGCGGGTGTCTACCAGCGGTCGCGACGGGTACGACAGCACGTACGCGGTTTTGTCCAAGCGAGCGTGGTAATTTGTAACATAGACGCCCATGGCTTGCTTTCCCATGGCGCACTGGTACGTGTTTCTCGGGGCCTGATTGTGGTCGGGAAACGGAATGCACGATGCTAACACGCCGAATATGGTGCTGGGATGGATTTCGCAGTGCGTGTACTTGAGCAAGTGGTTGTTCATGTTTTCCTTCAAGTGCGCGTGGTTCATGGCAACCATGCTGAAGTTTTGTTCATCGGGGTCAATGTACTCGAGAATCGATTGGTCGGTTCGCATGTTGGTCATGAAGTCGTCCCATTGAAGCGCACCAGACTTGATACCGGCCACCACGGCTCGAGTAATGTAGGGCGTATTGTTTTTCACGCGCAGCACAGGCCTTGTCAGTCGTCCGCCATCATTGCAAATTCGAATTTCTTGCTGCCGGTAATCGAACACGACCGAGCAGTACACGCTTATAAGTCCGGACAACTTCTTGGCTTTGAAGTCGTGAAACATGCGCATCGGGTCGTCCGTGACACCGACCCAGGCACCGTTGATAAACACTTTCACGCGACCAAATACGTCACTTGGCTTTGCGCATGCATCCAGCGCTTGAATGTAGGGTTCCGCTTGTGCGTACAGCGTTTCCGACGTGGTGGGAATCGTGATGTGCGTCATGTAGCTGATGTTTTTCACAATGCCAACACTGCCGCCTTCCGGCGTTTCAGCCGGGCAAAAGTAGCCCCATGTAGACGGGTGCAGCTTTCGAGGTGCAACGAGTTTACCGCTTTTGTCAACCGGCGTACTGACTCGACGCAAATGACTCAAACTGGAAACGTATGTCAAGCGGTTCAATACTTGTGCTACGCCGACCTTGGTACTGGGTGTCATGCTTTTAATACCGAAGTCACCAGTGGAAAGCGCGCGCTTGAGCCCGTTTTCAATCGTGGTGGATTTGACGATTTTTGGAATGTTGGTTCGCGTGATGATTTGCATGTGGTTATCGGTTGAACGCCACGACCCCGTGTTGATTTCGCGAATGACCTGCTTTGTCAAATCCTTTACCACCTTGTGAAAGTAGTTTCGAAACAGGTTGTTCAATAAAACGCCGGTTGTGTCAATGCGCTTGTTCAAGTACGAGTCGCGGTCATCTTGTGAAAGCTGACCCACGCTGACCTTCAACAGCTTCAACACCGCGTACGCGAGAAAGTACACCTTTTGTTTTTCAGTTCGGCAGTGCGGAAACATGTCGTTCGATAAAATGTCAGAAATGTAGTCCATCCGACGTCTCGTGGTCGTGTTTGTTGCGGTTGTTGCGGTTGTTGCGGCGGTTTCAGTAGCTGTAGCTCCAGCAGGTGCGCCTTGGTCGGTGGTTTGTGTGCTGGGGTTAGTATCCGTATTTGAACTTCCTGCAATCGTGCGTAGCGCGTCTTCTCGAGTCAAAACGGTATTCGCGTCAATAATTGACGCACTCAGTGCATTCAAAAGCTCTTTTGTGTTTTCAGTCTCAGCATCAGCGTTGGAATTGGAGTTGGAGTTGGAGTTAGAGTTGGAGCCGGTCGAGGTCAAGCTGTCGCATGATGTCATCAGTATGAGCTCACAAATGGCTTTGTCTGAAAGCACCCCGAGCGCTCGAAACAGCACAAATAGCGGGACAGGCGTTTTGATTCGCGGCACTTGCACGTAAATCGGGTTTCCTGACCCATTTGTTTTGGCGGCAATCATGATGTTTACCTGTTTGGGTGAAATTTGTTTGTGGTCAGGTACCGACTTGGTTTCGGCAACCCAGTTCCACTTGGTGTTTCCTTTGGATACGTTGAAACAGTAGACCTTGTTTTCTGCGGCGCGTTCTTGGCCCAGCACCGTTTTTTCGCTGCCATTGATAATGAAGTAGCCTCCCGCATCATGCGAGCACTCGCCAGTAACATTACTGCTCAAATGCGGGTACTGCGAGAGCACGCAAATGCTGGACTTCAGCATAATTGGAAGCTTTCCAATGTGAATGCCCGGGAAAGAGGCGTGCATGGTGTGCAGGTTGTTCAAATTTTCACCGGTGCGAACAATGTATTGCACGCGCATATCGACCGTCATGGTGGAAGCGTACGTGAAGTTTCGGAGCCGGGCTTTTTGTGGAAACATGATTTGGGTTGAACCATTGTTTTCGTGGATTTGAGGACGGTGAACGCTGAAATTTCCAAATGATATTTGCACCGTGAGAGCGTGTTTTTTGGATGCGCGGTCATAATCTTGGTCGGAGGAAATGCAAATGGGGTTGAACATTTCAATGGTGGCTGGAACGAACTCGGTTACAAACTTGTTGTACGACTCCAGCTGGTGTCGCACCAGCCGTTCCAGATGCTTGTCTTGAAAGTAGGATGAAATAATGTTCCAGGGCGTTTCAACATACCTGTCCGTTTGAAGGGCGCTTCGTCTGTCTTCTTCGTTTGAGTTTTCGTATTTTATTTCTTCGTCTGTCATGCGTCGGTATTCGGTTTCCATGGAACGTTATTTCAATCTACAAGGTAGTTACCATACACTTGTCAATTTGTTTTTATATTCGTTTTTTTCATATGTTGTACCAACCTCCTCAGAAATAAAATAAAATAAAATAAAATAAAATAAAATAAAATAAAATAGAATAAATTATAAGTTTTAAATATTCATCACTCGTTATTCGTTATTCAATGAATTTCACACTTTCTTTTGACGTTAAACAATTCACATTCGTTATGGCATTTTATGTCGTAATCAGCTACATTTTATTCCCGCTGGTTTCTTATTTCATGTTTGGACAGAGTCTGGAAGCTGCAGGAAACGGTTTTATTTTCGGAAGCATTTTGTCCATTGTTCTCTGGAAGTTGTACGGTTTTCAAATGGTAAAGGGAGTAAAGGGATAAAAGGACTATGATATGGGTAATTACTTTTTTGACATGTGACACATAGTGCATACGTACTCGGTGTGTTCTCCGACGTTTGAATGGTCTACTTTCCACTCGTGCGCGCATTTTGAATAAACAGTATTCTCCATTTGCTTGATTTGTTGTTGAAGAAGGTCCACCTTTTTTTTAGCCAGCAATAGTTCATTGCGAAGTGTTTCAAGCTCTTGAATTTCAATCATTTTTTGATTTATATCTTTGATTTATTATATCTTTGTTTTATATCTTTGATTTATCTCTCAATTTTTATACAATCAATATAAACATAAACAACAACAACAACAACAACAACACCAACAAAAACAATAAACAATAAATATATAAATCTTATTTATCATTTCATTTCAATAGTTATCAAATCAATTATCAATGAAAACAATTCGGTTGGACGGAGTGGTCTATGATATAAGCAACTTTAAACATCCAGGAGGTTCAGTGATTGAGTATGCGGGACAAGGTGACGTGGATGACGCGGGGGACGCCTTTAGAGAGTTTCACTCGCGTTCAAAAAAAGCTAAAGCGGTTCTCGCTTCACTGCCAAAAGTTTCGGAATCAGCCGCATCAACTGAATTTGAATCTGCATCCGCCGCCATATCAACCGATTTTCGAGATATGCGCAAGCAGCTTGAAACCATGGGATGTTTCGAACCCGATTATATTCACGTGTACTTTCGCCTTTTAGAACTGGCATTCTTTTTTGGGTTGGGCGTGTTTTTGGTACCGTACAACATTTACGCGTCCATGTTGGCATTCATCGTGTTCAAGACGCGATGCGGCTGGGTTCAACATGAAGGCGGTCACCTCAGTTTGACGGGAATAAAATCAATCGATAGAGGAATTCAAGTTATCACGATGGGGTTCGGCGGCGGGGCCAGTAGCACGTTGTGGAACTCCATGCATCACAAGCACCATGCCGCACCTCAACGAGTAAGCTACGACATTGATTTAGACACTACTCCATTTGTAGCATTTTTCGAAGGCGCATTTGAAAACAGTAACCGGATTAGCCTTTCGGCTTCTCGGGCTTATCGGGCTTCTCGGTTTAAAGAAAAATTAGCTCGTATCTGGATGCGGCTGCAAGCCTGGCTTTTTTTACCGATAACAAACGGCATCCTAGTTCATTTGTTCTGGACATATTACTTGCATCCGCAGCGCGCATTTCGGGCTGCTAAAAAAGAAAAAACGGGTTTAACCATTTTAGAATTGGTTGCAATTGCCGCGTCTCATATCGTGATTCCTTTTATTTTTTACACTCGAGCTGCTGAGGGCATGAGCATTTTTTACTGCTACTTTTTACTCATGGTGTGCAACGCGTTCAATTTCATGTACTTGTTCGGCCACTTTTCGCTGTCACACACGTTCACTGACGTGGTTCCGGAAACCGAGTCGCTGAAATGGTTCGAATACGCGATTCAACATAGCGTCAATATTAGCACGCAGTCACCTTTGGTAACATGGGTCATGGGCTACTTGAATTTTCAGATTGAGCACCACTTGTTCCCGTACATGCCGCAGTACAAGAATGCGATTGCCGCACCTTATGTGAAAGACTTTTGTAAACGCTGGTCTCAGTCTCAACTGCAGTATGTGGAAGTCGACTACTGGACGGCATGGAAAGCAATGTTCAAAAATTTGGACGATACGGGCAAACACTACTACAATAACGGATTTGCGTCGGAAGCAAAAACTGATGTTGAAACAAAGACTCAGGAAAAGGCTGAGGAAAAGACTCAGGAAAAGGCTGAAGAAGTGAATGAACCTGATAACACCAATGTAAACGTAAACAACAATGTAAAGTCTGACACGGAAGAAGAGTACGAGTCAGAATTTGATAAACTGAAACTGGATTAGAAAATGAAAAATGATTAAAACATGGAATGGCCAATCACTTCGTTTGCAGCCATTGGCTCAAAGCCGTTCATCGCTCCGCCATACGGTGAAGCCCCGGCTGCAGGTGCCTGCGGTTGTTGTTGCGCCGGAGGTCGAAACTCGTGCTGCATGCTTTTATTGCTGGTCAGTTGCGCGGGAGGAGGCGCGTGACCTCCGGTAACCATCATGCCGCCGCTGCTTTGGGCGTACATGTTTGAAAGCGGCTGTGTAACACGCACCTGTTGCGACTTTTGGGCATAGCCTTCGCGCGCCGACCCTTCACCCGACCAAAGGTCTTCCACTCTATCCGCCAGTATTTGCACTTTTTCGCCCAGTTTGGTCTTAATCGACAACACAACCATTAAAATACCCAGCGCAATGGTGACCATGTTCAGTTCACCGTACTTGTAACCGCTGTACGTTGGAATGTACGTTATCATGCGGTGAATGAAATAAATGGACCCGAACATGAACAAAAGCTGGCCCACAATTTCGGCTAAAATCATCAAACTGCCTTTTTGGTCATCCGGGTCTGGCGAATAGTTTCGAATGATGGAGAGAACAATCGCGATTGGAACCAGCGCTAAAACAATGTACTGCGTTATGTTCAACAACACGCCTTGTTGCGCGTCATCCATTTTAAATACGTAGTCAATAAAGCCCGAACGGCGAACTCCGTCGCGTACCGTTTCTTCTAAAGATTCCATGAATGAACGAATGTGAACTTATTTATTTTATTTATTTATTTTATTAATTTTATTGATTTATTGATTTATTGATTTATTATTAAAATGAGGAAAGATAAAATAAATAACTGAAAAGTATCAAAAAAATATCAACAACTCGTAGTAAAAAGCCGGTTCATATTCGTGACTTCCAGTTTTTGGTGAATTGGAACCGCAGAAAAGAGCTTTTGAATCAGAGCGTCATCCCTGAACCGGACCGTGTAATCTTGTTGCAGCGCATTTCGGCCCACGCGTCCCAACGCTTGCACCGTTTTTTCTTGCGTCATATCGCTTAAGTCTTTTCCAATGTACCCGTGACAAAACTGATAATTGGTTCCATAAATGTAGTCCGATGACGCAATAATCAGGTACAGCTTCTGGTTCTGAGCCAGAGTTTTAATGATGTCGTTGTACTTTGTACCGCTTTCACCAATGTTTAAGCCCGTCACCTCGTGCGGGTTGGTAATTACGCCGATTCCCATGAGCAGAAGCAGCTTCCAGCTGTTGTCAATCGGCAGCAACATGATTTGCTCCACCGTGTCGGGGTCCACATCCGATGAAAACCGGCTACTCTCGCGGTCACTTTTATCGCGTTTGCCGCGCTTGCGCCAGTACTCATAATGCTCCTCCGTGTTCGGAATGAAAATCTCGTTCAGCGTAACCGTTTTCACTTGTTCGCGAAGCTCGCTTATTTTACCCTGCAGCGAAAACAGCTCATCGTACCGCTTCATCACTTTGGCCGATTTTTCATTAATGCACAGTTTGGAGTCGAGCTCCTTTTTACTTACGGACCGGCCATTTGCCGCACCATCCGCCGCTCCCGCTCCGTTTGACCCCGACCCCGACCCTTCACGTTTTGCGCGCTCGTCTTCCAGCTGTCGTTCCAAGTCCGAAATTTTGTCACTTAGGACCGCATTGAACCGAATGTCGTTCATAATGTCGTCAAACACTTCGTCCGGAATTTCAGTGTGCTGCAGCGCAAACGCCGCGATTTTTTTCACTTCGCTCGTCAAGTAAATGGTTGGTCCATCCGTCAGCGTGTGCGCATCGCCGGTGGTAAAGTGAATCGTGGATTCGTAAAACGGTACTCGCGATGCTGTGAGTGGGCCGATAATTATGGACCAAGCATCCGGTCGAATGTTTGCCACCAGTTTCAGGTAGTATTCCTTAATACTGGTCATTGTAATGTCGGTCAACTTCTCCGAAAAGTACCGCGTCAACGCGTAGCGCTGGGACATGAGAACCGCATTCAGATTAGAGCCTTTAGAGCCGTTAGTACCCGTTACGGCTTTGTCTACTGCACAAATGAATCGGACCACTTCCCTCAAGTCAAAGTACCGCATAATGGTTTTGTACGTTTCGCAATGTTCGGCACTCGCTTTCACGCTGGCATAGTCCCCAAAAAGAAAATGCGGCAACTCAACAGCGCCGGCTTTATTCAAGATAGGAATCGACTTTTTGCAATCGTGGCTCACAATGTTATGAACCTGTCCTGAAAACTTGGTTCGAAAGTCGGCGGTAACGCTTGTGATTTCGTTTTCTTTGGGGAGCGTCGCGGATGACAATACAATGTTCGGAATCACGTTTTTGGACCACGTTCGGTGAATGATGGCGTGATACGGATGGGTCTCGTAGTCCAGCATAATTGTGGGTTCGTCCCAGTACATGACCAGCTTGTCTGCCGGATTGAACGCGCACATGTAGTTCATGGCATACAGGTACGACTTGACGTCACAAATCATGAGCTCCACGTTGTCGCCCACGCTGTTGTCCACTTTACGGATGCCGCCCGTTTTCCAGTCGCGCGTGTACTCCTTGGCCGCAAAGTAGTGCAACCGAATGTCGTCAATGTTGTTGCACCCGAATGCAAACGCCACTTTTTTCTTCATGGTGATGGCCGCTTTGGCCAGCGCGATTCCCACATGCCGTGCCGCGCAAATGAACACGACACGGTATTTTTCAGTGATTCCCAGCGGAGACAGCGTTTTCCCGGTTCCCGTGGGTGCGATGTACAGCACCAACTTGGGTTCGGGGCGCTTGATAATGGTGAACAGCTGCTTCTGGTGTTCGTACAGCTGCATGCTGGCGTACTTATGGATGTACTCGTTGCGCTCAACGTAGTCGTACGCGTGCTCCACAAAATGTAGTACGCTGGCGTGCTCAATGGATTCATTTTCGTACCACTGTATCACATGCGATACAAATGAAACCACGTTTGTGTTCAAATTTGAAATGGCGTTGCCGTACAAAATGCACAGCGTGTAGTAATAGTACGTCCACTTGAGTCGGCGGTCAGCGACCCATGCGCCGGCGCCAAGTGTACCATAATACTTTTCCTCCATCATTTTATCTACCACTGAAAGCAGGATGTTTTCGTACGTCCCGTCGAACGACGTTTTGTCCATTTTTATGTTTTGAATGCGCATGGCATCGATTTTTTTGATAGATTTTGCATCTCCCATAACGCGCTTCCATGACTGGAACACGTCAACAATTGCGGCCCCGGTGTTTCCCGATAGCCGAGCCAAATGCGCCAAATGGTCGCGTTCCGCTTTACGGTGTTTTTTTACCAGGGTTTCGAGTGCGCTTTGGTAAAACGTGGCGTACAAGTGCTGGTGCATTTCGTGTGACGGGGTGATTTTCAAAAACGAAATAAGTGACTGCTGGCTAGTGCGCACAATGTTGACGTCGTTGAAGCCGTGAATAATCATTTGCATAATGTCTTTTTCGTTCTGGCTTTCCGGGATTTCGGTGTAGTCCCACTCACTTTTGGACAGCTTCACTTGGTGAACAACGTCTATTCCTAACTCCTCGGCCGAGACGACGACTGCAGCGGATGGTAGCTGTAGTCCGTGAATGACGTTAGCGTTGATGTCGCGCGCCTCTCCTCCCACGGAGACACCAAGTTTTGAGTCGCCTGATTCGTGTACTTGTTGTAAAACGGGGGCGTGTACTGATAGAGGGAGTGAGATGAAGCGTTCTGGTTCTGACTCTGGTTCTGGTTCTGGTTCTGGTTCTGATACAGCATGTATTCGGGAGAGTTGGGAAACTCCATCTCGGGAAGGGTGGGGGACCCGAATCCCAAAGTTCTTGTCCGAAAGAAGAACGGCGAAAGAATCGCAAATATCATCAGTACCATTATCACCACTGCTATTATTATCGCTATCCATATTATGTGCATGTTCGTCCAAATGACTCATATTGCGTACACTCTAGTGTACCGGGTTGCATTTAAGTGACTTTTTATTTGTGTTAATTGGTTAGTTGTTAAAACAGAATAAAGAATAGTCAAATACTTATTATTATTTATAATTCACGTACTGTTTCTGTTTCTATAATCTCTACAGTCTAATCTCTCGTTTTCATGTCGTCATTGGCGTCGTCGTCATTGGCGTCGTCGTCGTCGTCTTCCATTCTCTGGTTTAAAGACTGCTCTTATAAAAACAAGCGCCTGGTCGGGGGCAAATGCTGCTCCCTCGGTGAACTTTACCACTTGTCGAAACGCATCATGTTTTCGGTCGCGGACGGCTTTGCAATCACCACTGACGCGTACGACGAGTTCATTCGGCACAACCAACTGGAATGCCGCATAAAGTCCGCCCTAACAGCAGCATCGGAAAGTGCAAAAAACAACCACTTGAAGGATTTGGAGGTTCAGTCTCTCAAAATTCGAGAGATTATAACGAACGGTACGTTCCCCGAGTGTCAAGAAAAGGAGATTACGGAAGGATATGCCAAGTTGTGCGAAATTTATGCGCGGTCGACCGGAGATATGGAGGTTGCGGTGCGGTCCAGCGCGGTTGCGGAAGACATGCCCAATGCGTCATTTGCCGGGCAACAGGACACGTACCTGAACGTTCGAGGCGCCGGCGCCGTATTGACTTGCGTGAAACAGTGCTTCGCGTCACTGTTCAATGCGCGGGCCATATCCTATCGCAGCAGTCACGCGCACCTCTTGAAAGAAGACGACATTAAAATTGCGGTGGCAGTTCAAAAAATGGTGCGGTCAGACACGGGTTCCGCTGGAGTGGCGTTTTCGATTGACCCAGAGACAGGGTACAACAAAGCTATCATTATCAATTCCGCATTTGGACTTGGCGAACTGGTTGTTTCCGGTGGCGTTAAACCCGATGAGTTCATTTTAGACAAACGCGTTTTGAAAAACATCGACTATGACCCAATTGTCATGAAGAAAAAGGGGGACAAGTTGTCTAAAATCGTTTATTCGCAATCGGCGGAAGCGGGCACCGTTGAAGTTCCAACCACCGATTTCGAGAGAAAAAACTACAGTCTAACAAACGACCAGGCCATTGTGCTCGGACGCTACGTGCTTCGCCTAGAAACAGCGTATTCTAAACTCATGAATCCGAATACGAACACGAACACGAACAACGCTGCGGGGATTGACGTGGAATGGGCGGTGGACGGCGTAGACAACCACATTTACATTATTCAAGCGCGACCGGAAACTGTGCATAGCAGCAGCAGCAGCAGCAGCAGCAGCAACAGCCGCACATATAAAATTTCAAAATACATTTTGGACACATCCGCATCATCTGGTATAAAACCACTTGTAACTGGTGTGTCTGTTGGCGAAAAAATCAGTTCAGGTACTGTACGTGCGATAAAAAATATAAGAGACGTGATTGATGCCATTGACGGCGACAACGACCACGATAACAACAGCCGCAACGCAAATGTATTTTGCGACGGTGACATACTCGTTACCGACATGACAACCCCGGACTGGGAACCCATTATGAAAAAATCGGCTGGAATTATCACGAACCGTGGAGGCCGCACGTGCCATGCCGCAATTGTGGCGCGCGAGCTGGGTCTCAATGCCATTGTTGGCACCGGCAACGCAACCCAGGTGCTTGCAACCGGTATGGATGTCACCATGAACTGCGCCGAAGGGGAACAGGGCGTAGTATATGCCGGCCGCATTCCGTTTCACGTGGACACAGTTGACCTGAATTTGAACAACCGGGACCCCAATGCCGCGGCCGCGAAAGTAAAACTGATGTTGAATATTGGAAACCCGGAAAACAGTTTCAACGCGTCGGTTCTTCCGAATGCCGGTGTCGGGCTCACGCGCATGGAGTTCATTATCAGCAACTACATTAAAATCCATCCGCTGGCGCTGTGCCACTACCCCAATCTGGAATGCGTGGAAACGCGGAACAAAATTGCGGAAATGATTGGGGACAGGGATAGCGGAAAGTGGTTTTTTATCAAACGGCTTGCGCGCGGACTGGCCAAAATCGCGTCGGCATTTTACCCCAATGACGTGATTGTTCGTTTCAGCGACTTCAAGTCCAACGAGTACAAGAGCCTGATTGGCGGCGAAGTGTATGAGCCAGTAGAAGAGAACCCCATGATTGGATGGCGCGGGGCGTCGCGATATTACTCGGCCGATTATGAGAAGGGCTTTGAACTGGAGTGCGAGGCTATCAAGTACGCCAGGAACGAGATGGGCATGACAAACATTGTGGTCATGATTCCCTTTTGCCGAACGCCGGAAGAGTGCGCCAAGGTTACGCAGGTGATGCAGTCGTACGGCTTGTGCCGCGGAGAAAACGGCTTGCGCGTGTTTTTAATGTGCGAAATTCCGTCCAACGTGATTGAAGCCAACGAGTTCAGTCCCATGGTGGACGGCGTGTCCATTGGAGGGAATGACCTGCTGCAGCTCACGCTCGGCGTGGACAGAGACAGCGACCGCGTGACATACCTGTCGAATTCGGACAACTTGAGCTATCGCCGAATGATAGAAATGGCGATTAAAACCTACAAGTCCAACGGCGTCAAGGTGGGCTTTTGCGGACAGCAGCCGTCCGATAGCATTGAGTTTTGCAAATTCCTTATTGATGCCGGAATCGACAGCATTTCCGTAACACCGGATGCAGTACTGAAAACTATGAATAACTTATAAAAAAAGTGTTAGTACACACACAATACAATACAATACCTTTTAATGATTTCCGTTTGAACTCCAGTGGTCGAATGTTCCGCTGTCGTGGTGAGAAACCCAGGCTTCACGTGCAGTCTGGTATGGAGAGCCGGTGGGAATTTCAGGAACTGGGTGTGCTGCTCGGTATGCAGCCATGAACGCGGCGTTCGATGCCGCATACTTTGCACTTTGTGCTGCGCGCTTTCTTTCACGTTCCGCCTTTTGTTCCGGCGTTTCCTTTGGCGCCTGTTTGGCAGCTTTCAGAAACTTGTCAAGAGCGCGTTGTCCTTCACTTTTTCTTGGCATTGTTGATTGGAGTCACTGCTTCCGGTAAAATAGTAATTGAAAAAGTATCTCAATTTTTTTTCAGGATTTCATGATGTGATGCTTTATAATATACGCACTTAACAATCCACTAACACACGAAAAAAACAACACGGTTTTACTTATAGCAAAAAATTCATTTTTATCCGGAATGTGAATTTTTATTTCGTCTGAAACCTCTATGTATTTGTGTGGTTTGTTTTCACCATTTTTTCCGATATTGTAATGGATAATTGCTTCCATAAAAAAGATAATAAATGTAATGAAAGTAACTGCAATAAATATGGTTTTCATTTTTTATACATATACATATACATAACATCCGAAAAATAAAATAAAATAAAATAAAAATAAAATTGATGGTTTATATTTATTTTCTATTTTTCCAGTGTATACGTCAGTGAACCAGTGAATCCAAACGAACGCAAATGAACAACGAACCCGTGTATATTACCCGTGATGGAACTCGCATTCCGTACTTACCAGAAACGGTTGTAACCGCTCGAGACGCATACTCTGCCACGTTGCACGTGGTGTTTCGTCACCTTGCTGATTTTCACTTGTGCGTTGTAAGTACCATTTCCAAAAAGTACGGCATTCCCGAAGATGAAATCATGAACACAATTCACGAATCGGAAGAATTCAAAAAACTCACACCTGATGCTGCGATAACTCAGATTTATGGTAACGATACGGCAGATACAACAGATACGACCGATACAACAGGTACAACAGCGACTGCTTCAACCGGTTCTGTTCGCGAGAAAAAAACACCAAAAAAACTTGTACTCAAAAAGAAACCTGGCCACGATGACACATCGGTATCTGCACTTGAACCCGAACTCGAACCCGAACCTGCCAAAGAGCTGAAAAAAAAGCCAAGACAGTCGAAGAAACCTGTTGAAACCCCACCAGTGGGTGAACCAGTCAAACAAGAGCCAGTCAAAGAAGAGCCAGTCAAAGAAGAGCCAGCCAAACAAGAACCTGTTCCAGAAAAAAAAGAAGAGCCTGTTGTTAAAAAAGGACAACAAAAACTTACATTCAAAAAAATGAATTCATCGGGTGTCGGTGTTAGTGTCAGCATTCTCTCCAGCTAAAAAGTTGTGCAACGCAATATCGTTTCCTTCATTTTCAATATCTCCGGCCATTACTGCGCTTTCATACATTTCCCGTAATATATCTGGAGGTGCAGTAGAACCGACTTTCAGTAATCTTTTTTTATGAAGGCGTGATATGATTGTGTCCAATGGAATGTGCCGCATTTCGTTTCGTTTTTTTTCAACGTTGCGTTGGGTTTGAACGTTTTTAATCAAGACGCCGATAACAGGTCCATTTTTATTCATATATTTTCCCAACTTGTATTTTTTAGTTATAATTTTTTGTTTTGTTTGTTTTATTTTTACAGAGGGTTCAACGGTTTGTTTTTCCATTTTAAGTTGTTCTTTTCGGTACTCATCCAGTCGTTGTTTACGTCCGCCATATAACAGCTCTGATGATGATATTACATCTGAAACGTTATCGGAACCGTCGGAACCATCCGAACCATCCGAACGCGGACCATCCGGATTATCCAAACTATTCGAAGCATCTACAGTATTTGAAACATTCAAAACATCCGAATCCAGACCATTCGAAATAGCAAGGTGATTTGTTTTGCATGTTTTATTATGAAATGTTCGAAATGTTGGTTTAGCGCCGCCTTTTAAACATCCCCATTGAGGCTCTGTGTTCAACTGTACTGGCACCTCGTCTATGTACGGCGAATCGATAGAAGGAACGATAGAAGGAACGATAGAAGGAACGATAGAAGGAACGATAGAAGGTGGAACGATAGAAGGTGAGACGATAGAAGGTGAGGCGATAGAAGGTGGAACGATAGAAGGCGAGGCGATAGAAGGAACGGTAGAAGGTGGAACGATAGAAGGCGAGGCGATAGAAGGAACGATAGAAGGTGGAACGATAGAAGGTTGCAATGACTCGGTAGGGAATGTATTTAAAAACACTTGTGGTGACCCGGCTTGTTGTTGAGGTTGAATCGGCGGTGTAAACTTTTTGTGCGTTTTATTTTTTTGTTTTAAAGCATGTTTATTTTGAGCAAGGGATTTCAAATATTCTAGAGATTGAGTGAATGATTCGTTGTTGGTGGTAGTTGGGGTAGTTGTAGTGGATTGTGGTTCTTGTGTTGTTGTGGGTTCTGTTGGTTTGCTGTTGCCGTTGTTGCTGTTGTTGCGGCTGTTGCTATTATTTTTATTCTGCTGTTGATGATTTTTTATGCGTGCTAGTAATTTTCGTTTTAGTGTATTGGGTTGAATAAGCTGGTTTGGTTTTATGACCGGTTTTATTTTAACAGTAGATGCGCCCGCACTAGATTTACTCTTGGCATTTTTATTTTTAAGTCCTTGTAAATTTGCTTTATCAATTGTAATTGTTCGTTTTGTTGATGACATTTTTATTACTATTACTATGAAACATGTAAAAAACTCATAAAAAACGCAAAAATGTATTGATTTTGTTTTTTATGAGTTTTTATTTGTTTTTTATTTGTTTTTTATTTCTTGTATTTCAGGTTTCATGTTTCATGTTTTATGTTTCATGTTTTATGTTTTTCTAGTAGACTATGGATAAATGTGACCACCTGAAGTATTTTGTTATCGCGATTGGCTTCATCTATCACGCTGTCATGGTCCGCATTAATCACCAGCTTGGGGAGCTTATCATTCATAATCCAATCTTCATGGTATCGTACGCATTCCGCAATATAGTCCCGAGAAATCGTTTCACCTTCTCTGCCCCGTTGTTGGATTCGTTTCATGCATGTGTCAACAGAGGCTTGAATATATATAATCGCATGGCACCGCACTTCCTTGTAAAACTCGTTGAACCACATGTTGTAAACGGTATGTTCTAAATCGGTGATGGTTCCCTGCGCGTGTAACATTTTTTCAAACACGTTTCTATCGGTTTCAAGCGACCGTTCCGTGATAATCACGTCATAATCCAAGTTGTGAACCGCGTCTTTTAAAATGGACAGTCGTGAAATGTAGGCCATCATTTGAAACGTGAATGCGTGCTCGGACGGATTCTTATAAAAGTTGGAAAGCAGCGTTTCTCCATGTTTATCCACCACCAAGTTCCATACCGTGTCAACCGGTTCTTGAATGAAATGCACGTTGGGCATGTCCTTGAACGTGTGTTTCAACTGTGAAACCAGCGTGCTTTTTCCTGAACCAATGTTACCGTCAATCGATATAATGACCGGCGGTGTTGTAGGCAAGCGTTTTTTCAGTATTATGGACTCGGGGTCAATTGTAATTCGAACATCCAAGTCCGATTTCGATTCTGCGTCCGAATACGAGTTTCCGCGAAGTTTGTTAAAAATGGATGAAAGCATCGCAAGGCTGTTGTGTAGAGGTGTTGTTGTCATACGAAGTAACTTTCAATTTGTTTGTTTAACTGTTTTTTTTATGTTGTATGTTTTATGTTTTATGTTTTATATTTTATGTTTCTCGCTATAATTTATTTTAAAAATACAACTTAAACTTTTTCGTACATGAAACAAGAATACGAATACGAATACGAATACAAATATGGGAACGACAAAGGATAGCATTATAAAATTATTTGACGCGCAACTGGATTCAGCCGTCAAGCGGTACAAGTACGATGAAACCTTCATATGCGTTTTGAAAGTGCACGACAATGAAATCATTATCAACTTCCCGGTGAAGCTGGACGACGGGACAACGAAGCTGTTCAAGGGATATCGTATACAGCACAACAACTGGTTGGGGCCGTATAAAGGCGGCCTGCGGTTCGACGAGACGGTTTATCTGGATGAATTCAAGGCGCTGTCGTTTTGGATGACAATCAAATGCGCCATTCACAACTTGCCGTTTGGCGGCGCAAAAGGGGGCATCAAGTTCACCCCCTCGCATTATTCGGAAGAAGAACAAAAACAAATTGTTCAAACGTACTGCAGCCGAATTTTTAAGTACATTGGTCCAAACACCGACATTCCCGCACCCGACATGGGCAGCACCAGCCGGCACATGGACTGGATGACATCCAAGTACCAAAAAAAAAGTAACGACAATTTGATTTACAGCGTGTTTACCGGAAAGTCGGTATCGTTTCGTGGAAGTGCCGGGCGTGATAGGGCCACCGGACTAGGTGTGTCTTACATGATTGAGCTGTGGTTTGAACACATTATCAAACAACCGCTCAAGGGGAAAACGTTCATCATTCAAGGCTTCGGAAACGTGGGGTCGTGGACGGCCCGTTGTTTGGCGCATGCGGGTGCAGTGTGCGTGGGACTGGGTGACTACACGGGATACTACCAATTGACAGACGCGGAAAACGGCGTAACCTTTCACGAAATACTGAATCGGAATCGCAACGCAAAAACATTGGAAGGGTTGGACAGTATTCCCGGAATTCAGGCGGTTTCAATTTCCGATTTCTGGAAATTAAAAGCGGACATTGTGATTCCTGCCGCCATGGAGTTGCAAGTCAATCGAAGTGTTGCAGAGTCGTTTCATCCGGAGTGCAAGCTGGTAGCAGAAGGCGCAAACGGTCCATTGGATATGGACGCGGACCGCGTGCTCACGGAAAGGAACATTGCAGTTATTCCAGACGTGTTGTGCAACAGCGGGGGTGTCATTGTAAGCTACTTTGAGTGGCTCCAAAATCGAACAAACGAGTACTGGCCTTTGAACCAAGTGGAACTTAAATTAAAAGAACTGCTTCGTGCAACGTTCTTCAAATTTATGCAAGTTCAGGGGGGCGATTCCGATTCCCAGTCACAACCCCAAAAGTGTAACAACCGAGACGTTGTTTACAAAATGGCTCTTGATAATTTATGGAATTCGTACGAAATTAAAAAATAATATAATAGTAACAACTATTTATTTTATTCCACATCTTAAGATTTAGTTAGATGGCATCTTTTGCAAAATCCAAACCGCCGGCTTCGGCATCCAGTTCTATATTTAACGTGTTTACGCCTTCCACGTCATCCACATCTTCCTCTTCCTCTTCTTCTTCAGCTTCCACTGCTTCCGCTTCAGCGCCGGCTTCAAGTGTTGCATCCTGGTTTTCGGAATCCAAAGCGGAACTCAACAATGCTTCCGATGCTTCCGATGCTTCCGATGATTCCTCTTCCGACACGTCAACATCGTTTGCAGGATACATTGTGCGTTTCATACTGATAGTATTTCTTTTAGGGTTCGCTGGGTTCAACGTGTTCAAAGAAATGGGACTGATTACGGATGACATTCTTGAGTTTATTCGGCCGGTAACTGATTTCGGGTCCAGCATTTTAGCAAGTGTGAGCAAACAATTTGTGTCAACCACATCGGAGGGTACGCGCACCGGCATTGACATTGTGTCCGGTGCTGCAAAGTCGGGGGTAAACGTCATTGAAGACCAAGTAACGGGAAATGGTATCCAGCCCCCTGCAACGGCGGCAGATGACCCAAGTATAGTGCCTTCGTCTGGAGGCGGAACCGCAAAACAAGAAGCGGCGCGAGCCCGGGCGCTTACCATGAAAACAGGGTCACAGCCAATTGATTTACCGCAGCCTGACGACTCGCTAAGCGTAACACAAAAAGGAAAAACCAGCGGAAAGTCGGGGTACTGCTTGGTAGGAGAAGACCGTGGACATCGCAGCTGCATTTACGTGAACGAAAGCGACACGTGCATGTCGGGAAACATTTTTCCGTCAAAAGACAAGTGCATTAACCCTTCATTGCGCGTGTAACCGTAAACCACTTAAATTATTTAAATAATACGGTTCGTAAATATATTCCTGAATAAACACCCAGTGTGTTTACAATTATATCAAATACAGAACCTAGTAACCCGCCGCTACACCATACTTGTGTATATTTATGTTCCTTTATACCCAAGTAATGATTCCAAAATTCAGTGTCTGACATTTGTTTTGTACAATCTATAATGTTGTTTTTACACAGTATACTGGAATGGTTTCGTTTTGATGTGTATTCAAGATGTAGTTCAAATACTTCCCAAACAATTCCAGCTACTATAATGTAGTATACACTTTTCGGAGATATTAACCCGGCTACTAAAAATGCAATAAAATGCGTTATTGACCAGTTGGTTATATATCCGTTGAAATGTACTTTTGTGCATATATAGCACTTGGTAAATCCTCCAATCATCACGTGTATTTTATCCATGAATGTAATAACAACTGCGACAAGTACTGCAAAATAAGTTATCAATATAACAACATCGTTCGATACCATTTTATATATTAATAGTTTTTTAATAGATTTAATAGTACTGATAATTTAATTTTATTTTTTATTTATTTGAGCCTTTTTTAGTTTTTCTGCGTCGGACTCGCCCACCCTTTTTGGTTGCCTTTCTTTTCATAGTCCAACATCCGCCTTTTACTTTTAAGCGGCGACGTGTAATAGCGGTAGCGGTTGCGGTTGGCACAATTTCTGATTCAAGAGACTTTTCAAACCATTTTAAAAAGTGTTCAGCATTACGTTTTTCACCTTTGAACTCGCTCATCTTTCCGTCGGATATGTAGAGCATGGTCGGGGTTCCTTCTATTGTATGAAACACATTTTTCAAGTAGTTGATACCATTATTGTCCACACTGGCAATCACGGTACGTTCGCTAGCATCTTTATCCTTGCACTTGTACTTTTGTTTGAACATTTCGCAAGCGCGTTCCCATTCAGGTTTCATTTTATCGCATGGCGGACATCCGTCCCTGTAGTACAGCGTAATAATGTGGTGATTTTTACGCGCATGCACGTCTTCCAGTTCTTTAGATGTCTCTTTATCGCTAACTTTTATCACTTTTACATGCATTGATGAAGGTGAAGATGAAGATGACTGATTTAAAAACATTTTTTTGATTTTCTTGTTAGATTCTTTGTTAGCTATGTTAGCTATACCATATTCACATATTTTAATCTACCACCTATTTTTTTTATTTTTCAGTCAAGATGCAATGGAACCCATCGTTTGAACTTGTAGTTGTATGAACAAGTCATTGCTCGTTCTCTAGAGCAGGTAATGTATCCAGACATGTGCAACTCCTGTGAATTTTGAAACGCGTCCTCGTCGTCGCTCTCCTCGGCGGTATCCAATGACGCGTTTTCTTTAACGTTTCTAAAAATAGAGTTCAACAATACGCTCGTTTTATAGTCGCCAACATGTGCCGGCTCAGGTTCAACTTCATTTGTTACGGGACAGCGCAGCGTATACATGTCCACACGCGCTTCTGGTTGCACCATGAAAATTTTTGTAAACGGTTTACCTGGTTGACTAGGAAGCAGCTGTGTAAATACGCGTTGTTGACCTTGAGGTTGTTGTTGTTGTTGTTGTTGTTGTTGTTGTAGTTGACTTTGGCAGTTTTGGTAGTACTTGTTGTCGGTTTGGGGTCGAAACCGCCCTTGAATTGCGTAAACGGAGTACGGTATAACACTGGGCGTATTGGATGCTTTCAATGCTTCCGCGTACGTTCCGTACTTGACCGCGACCCCAAACAGTACACACGCATCATCTGAGTGTCGAAACGCGGAAGCTTTTTGGTCGGTGGCATTCGCCACTTTTTGGTCGGCGGAAGCCTTGGAAAAGGCTTTGTATAAAAGCGCATCTTTTTCAACCACATTTAAGTTATCTACGGAAACGTTCTCGTACACGTGGATGTTTTCAACCGCAAATATCTGTTGGTGTTGGTGTGATGCCGAAACAAACAACGTTCCGTAAAGCACCGTTCCTCTGCCTTCAAAATCGCTAATATGAAACTTTTGCGCCGGATGCAACGCGCGAATGGATATGAACTTGATTTTGGTATGGTCGCGCGGGTCCAAGTCAAACAGCAACACTTCCGGCGAGCCTTTGTACATGGTAAACCACGCAACACATTTTTTCCCTCTCGGAATAATGTAAAACACGTCAGCCGAAACTTTCTTATATGTATTTATCTCATAAGAAATTTTCATGCTATGCAGAGAAAGCTTAGTTTGAAGCATTCCAATGTCCCGTTTGTCGACGGAAATGAATGTTGGATTTGACGTCATGATATATATTCTTCACTTCATATCCTACAGTATGATGTGATAATTTTATATCAATTTTGAATACAATTATTTCATTTTTGTTAATTTTTTTTTAATTTTTTTAAATTTTTAATTTTTTTACGTTCGATTCAGTTTTTTCAAAAACTGTTTCAGTTCATCCTTCATTGCATTTTGTTGGCTAAGTTGCAAATTGGAATGCGACGAAGGATTGTACATTGAGGCATGTTCATCTAGAAGCGGCGGAAGCGCTGAAAGACTTGTGGTGGAATTGTTGGAACTGTAATTGTTAGAACCCGAACCAGAACCGGAATGATTAAACTGGTTGGAATGGCGCAAATCAATTCCTTTGAACAGCTCTTCATACTGTTGTTGAGGGCGGTTCACTAAATCTTTCACTTTTGGAACCGTCAACGTGGTTTTAAAAAAAATGTACAAGTAATGAACTACCGCAATAAAACAAAGGGACATTACCGTAACTTGAAACACCCATCCAATCATTATAATTGTTTATTTTACTCGTTTATTTTACTCGTATTTTACTCGTTTTACTCGTTTTACTCTTTTACACTAAAGTATTTAAATAAAAATGACAACAAACGAATTTAATAACCGAAATTAGTCGTATTCGATTCGCGTACCGGTCGCGTCATGAACCAGCGTACCCACCCGAATCGGCGCGTCACTAGTTCCCATTTTTTCATACACGGTGTTTGTCACGTCATCCAGTAAATAATCCTTCATAACCACTTCACCGTTGGCTTTAGTCACTTTATACTGAAACTTGCGAACCTGAATGCCCTTTTGTTTGACTTGGTTTCGCTGCGCGTCGGCATCCGCTTGTTCCTGACTAATATCAGGCACAAACGCCACGTCGTCCTTTCCAGAAATGTGCTTGTATTGAAAGCACTGCATCCCCTTGGCCTTGTTGTGCGTACTGCAATCCACTGCCGATGCTTTCACCACAGTAAGCAGTTGTTGGTTAATGAGCTGTTTTTTGTTCGAGGTGTCCAGCAACTTTTCGTCGGTGCTGATGCCCGCGTCCAAAATTTTAATGTTGCTGATTTGCTTGTCTTGTTTTCCAGGATTCAGCTGCTCTTCTGTAAACTTCATCACGTAAATGAACACGTTCACGGTGCGCAGCCGTTCCGGCAGTTCGTAGTGGCTGCAAATGCGGTTGGCTCGGCCAATGATTTGTTCGGTTCGCACCGGATGCCAGTAAGGTTCCATGATGTGCACGTACCGCACGTTTCGCAGGTTGATACCTTCCGCGCCGGATGCCGTAATCATCAACAGCTTGATAACGTCACCGTAAATGTTTCTGCGGCTGCGGTCGTTGCCGTACTTGGATGCAAGGTCGCTCTTCAGCGGGTTCGGCAAGTTGTTCCACGAGCTGTTGAAAACATTACGGATAATTTCTTTTTCTTCCTTGCCTTCCGTTCCCGTGTACAACGCGTAGGTGGGTTTGCCTTCATCCTCCGGGTGCTGATAGTACTGCGACCACGTTCCGTCCTGCGGGTTCTTTCGAATTTTGAATTCCGCGTAGCCGTTTGCATCCATAACCAGTTTGAAAATGCCAACGCCTTCCAGCGTTCGAAACTGGCTGTAAAGCAAGTGCAGACCAACGTGTTCCGTATCCGTAATCTCTCGATACATTTGGGCAAACTTGGGACTGTACATACTGGAAAGCGCCTCCATGGTCAAATACGTGTCGGCATTATCGGCCAGTTTTTCAATGGTGCTCTTTATTCTTTCGCCGTACGTGCGTATGTCGCCCTTTGCACCCTTTGCACCGCTTTCCGCACCTTCCGCACCTTCCGCATCATCGTCATCGTTTTCTATATCTCCTTCAAATTCGCGCTCCGTAACCAGCTGGCGTTTCTTGGCATTGCCTTTGGCATTGCCTTTGTCTTTGCCTTTGGCATTGCCTTTGCCTTTGCTTTTGCCTTTACCGGTTTCAGCGTCAGACTCGTCATTATCGTCGTCACTGTCACTGGCATCTTCTTTTTCTTTGTCTGGTTTGTCTTGTTTGTCTTGTTTGTCTTGATTATGCAGGGAGGGTCGTGGAACTTCAAGGGGGAACGCAAAATTGCAGCATGCTCGGGAAAAAATGCGGTACGTGGACGACGTTTCACCGTACAGTTCGTTTGCTCCCATGGCCATGGCGTTGCGCCGTTTCGAATTGGATTCCGTTTTTCGTTCATTCTCTCGAATTTCTTTGTACAGATTGAACTGGTGGTTCGTCATTTCGATTTCAACTGTAATAAAGTCCGTTGCCGGATTGTACTTTGGCAACAACTTTTCCTGCGCGCTTCGAAAATATGACGTCAGTCCAATAATACGCCGAGAGAATAAGTCCGGGTTTAAAATGCCGCTTCCGTCGGGTTTGATAAACATGGCGTTGAACGTATCCAGCGTGTCGGGCAGCGCCTTGTACTGCGTTTTTTGTGGAGCTCCAATAACCCGGATACGGTACCGTTCCAAAAACTTGGTGACGTTACTGCAAAACGTGTCGTCGTCCATATCGCCGCCAGCGCCTTTGAAGCTCACGCTGTACGCTGCAGTCCCGGTACCAGACACAAACCCGAACGGGTTGCGCGTCAGCGTGAGTGTGGGTTTCGGCGTTTGTTTGAAGTCCAGGTAATCGTGCACGTTGACGCCGTCGTCCGCGCTGGCTTTGGTGAACATGGTTTTTAACGTGTTGAGCACGTTGGAACCGGCCCCGGTCCCGGCCCCGGTCCCACTAAATGCAGACAAGTCCAGCGTAAAATTGAACGTGCTGATGTAACCGCGCAGAATGTTGAACATGATGCCCAGCTCGTTCGGGTAGTTAATGATTGGCGTGCCCGTCAACAGCACCACCTTGGAATTGGTGGCGGTGAGGAACGCGCGGTAAATGCTCATGGACAAACTCTTGGGCGACTTGATTTTGTTCACAATGCGGCTGACCAAATTGTGGGCTTCGTCCACGATAATCACCGCGTCGTCAAAGTAGTTGCCGGTGGGGCTCTGCCGCATGAGTTCGTTCCAAGCTTCGCGACGAACCCCGTTGTAGTTGATGAACCGGTACTTGTTGCGTATCATGCGGTCAATCTGGGTATCGATTTCCATTTTTTTGAGTTCGTCCAGCTGGTGGTAGTTTCCCGGCTTGCCGTGCTCCGCAAACCACACGCCACCGTTGATTTTGACCACGTTTTCGTCGGGCGCAACCTTTGCGGGAAACCCGAGCGCTTGAAGCAGTGCGCGTTCATGGTCCTGCACGGTTCGACCTTTTGGCGCCTTATCCAGCGGAAAAAACACCCAGTGCTGGTCCTGCTTAAACATGGAGTCGCCGCACTTTTTGATTTCTTCAATGTAATTTTTTTGCAGTGAGGCCGGCGTCATGACGACCACTTTCTTATGCGATGCCAGCCCTTCTGCAATAATAATGGACGAGCACGTTTTGCCACTGCCCAGGCCGTGGAACAGGAGCAGTCCGCGATACGGGCTGTACGCGTTCATGTACTCGCGCACGATGCGCTGGTGGTACAGCGCCGAAAACGGCTTTTTGTCCAGCGCTGACAAGTCTGAGCAGTCGAACTCGTCTTCTTCAACGGCTTCCGCAACTGTTGCATTTTTTTTAGCAAGGCGTTGAAACGTTTCGGTGATAAACGTCGTAAAGTACTTGCGATTGTTCATGTAATAGTTTGACGCGGTCAATTGGAGGGGGGTGGACCGCATTTCGTTGAGTTTTTTAACAACGTCGGATACGGACGCGGCCACTTCGGCGGAAATCGCTGCAGCGGGAACGCGGCGAACGCGAGCCCCGGGTTTCTTTGCCTTTTCTTTTTCTTTTTCTTTTTCTTTTCCTTTTTCTTTTTCTTTTCCTTGTTGTTCTTGTTCTTCCAGTCCTGGTTCTAATCCTGGACGACCTTTCTTTTTTCTTTGCGCTTTCGGTTGTGGTTGTTCTTGCGTCAACTCGTCCGAGTTAACAAGCTCGATAAAAAATCCTAACTTTCGAATGGGGAACGTTTCCAGCACAATGGCGGTGGCAGAAGCAGCAGCAGAAGCAGAAGCAGCAGCAGAAGCAGCAGCACTCGCAGTGGCAACTTTGGATTTTGGGTTTAATGTACAGAAAGCGCCTTCCAAGTCGGGCTTTCCCACTTGAATTTTTGTTTCGCGCTGAATGGCCGAAATAAATTCATCAATGTCGATTGCGTTTTCACCGGTTTTGTCCACGATGAATCCCGAAGTCGATTTCGGTTGTTTATGTTTGGGTTGTTTGGGTTGTTTGGTCTGTTTGACGGCTTCGTCCTCGGATGACGATGACGAGGATGACGAAGATGACGAGGATGACGAGGATGACGATGAGTCACCGACCCCGAATCGAATCGCAAACGCTTTTTTTCGTGACGGTTTTAATGCCGACTCATGAACGGAAGAAAAAAATGAGGGTTGACTTGTTGTTGTTGAAGAAGGACGATTTGCAAACCGTGCTAAAAACGCGTCCATGTATTTAATTTAGTAATTTAGTACGAGTCACTATTGTATATTTGGATTTTATCTTATCTTATCTTTTATTCTTATTTTTATTCCTTTTATTTTCTTATTATTTTATAAGTTTTAGCGCGAGCTCGCACGCTTGCTGTTCGGCTTTTTTCTTGATGCGGTGCGAGCAGGTGGTGAAATGTACGAGAAGTTTACCACCTCGGGTTCCGGCAACTTGGTGCACGCCTTCAAACGTTCCTCCAATTTCAGGCCCCGTGAACGGCAGCGCTTCCGAAGGAGACGTCTGGTAAATTTCTTGGCCAATGCACAGAAACAGGCCCATCGTGTACCCGGCTTCAAGGTCGCGACCCAGTTCAACGTAGTCTGGTGTGGTTTTGAACTCCTTTTGGATTTTAACTTGAAGAATGTTCTTAAAGTTATCGTCGTTACTGACGAGCCGAATCCAGTCAATGTGGCGTTCAAACACGGTTTCAACAAAGATTTGCGCGATTTGAAATCCGGGCCCCGTTACAAACAGCTGCTTGAACCAGCCGTCTTCATCATTCAGCTTTACCTTGTTGTAGTCCAAGAAAAGGGCGCCGAGAAATGCCTCGAACAAGCAGCCCAGCTTTTTCAAATTGGTCCGCGTTTTTTTTTCTTCCGAGTGCTTGGAAATGATGAACCACCGATGCAGTCCCATTTCTAGCGCGAGTTTCCCGATGCTCTCGTTCTTCACAATGGCGATTTTTTTCTCGGTCATGAACCCTTCATTTTCCTTCGGGAACCGGCGGTACAAGTAAAACTTGGTAATGGCTTCCAGCACGCCGTCGCCCACGAACTCCAGGCGCTCGTTGGACTTTTGTTTCAGGGGCATGCAGTCGGCGGGACAATCCGCGAGCGTGATGTTTTTTGCAGCGTTTTCTAGATGCGGGCGGCGCGTGTAAGACCGGTGCACGAAGGCGCGCTTGTAAAGCATCATGTTGTCCACTTGCAGCAGCGCGGTTGGAACGCCGTAGCGTTGTAAAATGGCGATGATTTCATGTGAGTCAATTTCGCGGTTTTCGGGATTGTAGGGGTTAAACAACAAGTTGCCGTCGCCAACGGGAACAAGGTCGTCGTCGTTGAAGATGTTTTTTGTGGAACGGTCGTTGTTCTCAAAGTCGTCATGTTCAAAATCAAAATCGGAATCGGAATCGTGTGTGGACATTGGTATTCGGTATTTGGTATTCGGTATTATGTATTAGGTATTCTGTATTCTCTAACGACGTCAATTCTTTTTTATTTTTATTTATTTTTATTTCGGTTTAATCATTTTGAAGCATTTAGAAAAATTAATTTCTAAGCGTACGTTATAAATCAAAATAAAAACCAACAACCAACAACCCACAACCCACAAAACAAAATGACTGCCCGAAAAGTTGCAAACAAGGCATCCATGTCAAACCAGACCTCGCATTTGAACAGTTTGCCCGGCATTCCATCCACGGTTGGCGTGTCAGCTGGACTGAACTCCAAGTACAAGTGCGGCGGACCCATGCGCGGATGCGTTCTTCCACCCGATGCCACCAGCGCGCTGGCGTGGCTGAAAGCGAGGAAGTTGTACAATACCCGAAAGACGAACGGTGGTATCGGCCGTAATGCCAATCTGGTTCACCAGAACTGCTGCCCTAACGCTTCACAGCCATCGTAAAGAATACGAAACTGAAAAAGAAAAAGACAAATCTTGTATTTATAAATATTTACTATTTTTACTTATTTATAAAATAGATAGCTTCGTAATAGGTCTAACTGCTAGAACCAGAACCAGAACCAGTACCAGAACCATTACCACTAGCACTAGAACCACCACCATCACCTTTATTTCTGTTTGTAATAAATTTAGCTATGGCGATAATCAATCCGACAAATAACAGCGCTAGAATGAAGACAACTAGTCCAAGCAAATACTTGTTTTGAAAACTGAACACGTCCGTGCTGGGTGCCTCATCACCACCTTCAAGCGGTTGTCCGCTAAGCGACTGTTTGTAAAGAATCACTCCGTCGTCGCCGGTGGGCTTGCACTCAATGTACAGCTGGTTGGAACTGGTCGCGTTTGCACCCATCATGTTTTTACTAGGCGCATTTACCGGCATGCTCGCAACGGGCGGCTTTATCGGTTTGACCATCTTTTGCAAATTGTTGCGCGCCGTTGTCGTTATTTTCAATGCATTTTCTTCCGTGAATACAATGTAGTTATTCGTTCGGGACGTTGTGGAATAAAAGTCGTTACCAATGTACGTGTAATACGGCGCATTTTTAGGGATAATGTTTGATAAGCTGTACGTTCCGGTAAAACGCACCCCGTCGACACTGTCGCTTGCAAGAGGCACGTTGGCCGGCGTAAGTGTATTGATAATTCGGCTCATAGTTTCGCCGCCAGGCGATGTTGTTGAATCGCCCACTTGAATCGGAATACATACTAAAAGCACTTTTCCGGCACCGGTGCCTTCCATTCCAGAGTGGTATACAATTAACTCTCCCGCACTTTTTTGACGACTGTATGTATGAAACGAGCTGTTAAAAATGAAGCACCCTTCCGGTCGGTACTTTATTCCATTGTAGGTTACAATATTTGCGGAATTTGGCTCATATCCCGCAACGATGCATTGCTGGTCGAATATTTTAGTCTTACCTACACTTGTCGCCGATTCAGCGTATGAGAATTCAAATTTACACGTGGCGGTGCATGACGGGTAGCTGGAATCCGAAAAATCAATTGGTGAATTCATAGATAATATCTCTGTCTTTATGTTATTCTTTTAAAATAAATTCGAAATAAATTCGAATTCGAATGTAAATAAATAAAATAAGATAAAAAAGACATATAGTAATAGAAAAGAGAAAAGGAAAAGAATAAAAGGAAACATCATGATGAATAATATATACACCAAACGGGTACGGCCGAGATACCGAAAACCTCGGGTAAAAGCGAACGCGAATGCGAATGCTATAACGAACGCAAAAGCAGTGGCTAGAGGAACCCAAAAAGTGTGGCATATCGATATCGGTAAAAAAAGTAAAGATATAGATAAAGATACAAATAAAGATAAAGGTAGAAGAAGGGCGCTATCAAATCGAAGAACGCATTTTTCTTTACATGATGCCACGCTTAAAGTGCGCCGGCTGTACGATACCGTGCGTGATTTTGATGTAGAAGCCATTCATAAGTGGCGCAATATGCGGAAACGGGTGCAACGCGGTAAACCGTCTCATGAAGGTGGTGGTGGTAATCCAGCAGAGGCAGAAGAGGCGCAAAAAAAACTGGACTTGTTGAATCAAAAACTTGCAGATGCGAAAAAGTTACAAGAAGACTTGAAACGACAACTGGATGAAACAGTGAAAGCTGTGGTTGCTGCAGGCGAAATGAAAAGAGAGATTGAAAGTGGAATAGACTCTGCGAAAGAGGGTGCTACCCCAGATGACCCAGATTGTGTTGAGTATCAAGGTCAACCCACGTATTTGGTGAAAAAGAAACCAGGTGGTCCGGATGAGTACGATGTGAGCCGCGTGAATGGGGATACCTATGTGGACGGGTCCTTAACTAAATTGGCGGAGTCATTGATTGGACGTGCAAAGGGAATTGCAGGAACCGATGAAGATGGAGAGGAAAAGACGGAAAAAATAGATTCAGACTCAGCAACAAAAACAGCAAGTGCAACTTTAGATGCAATCGCTGCAGAAATGATTAGCATCGCATTAGATGCTTTGAATGATTTAGCATCAAAAAAAGTCGACACAGCTGAAAGTGCAAAAGAGTTAACGAATGATAAAATATTGGAGCAAGCTGCTGCCGCAGTTATCGCGATTGCGGTCGGTGGATTATTAAATAAAGACCGTTCAGAGATAGAAATAACTGATACTAATGCCATTAACTTAATTGCCGCAATTGCACCCGCATATGTTGCCTTTTATCCAGACGATGGTTCAGGTTCAGGACCATTCCCTGAAATATTTGGTTCTTCTTCATCCGCGTCCGCGCCTAAAACCGATGAAACAAATAAAATACGGTTGTTGCGTGAGTTGATTGACGCGTATAGTAAGACATCTTTAGATACAAAATACCCGAATTTTGAAAGCGCAAAAACGCAGTTACAAACATTTTTGCCGGCTCTTGGAAAAGAATAAAAAGAAAACAGTATATTTTTTTCTTTGATACAAAAAAAGAATATAGTATAAAAGAAACAAAAATCGATTTCAAAGTAATGTCATCGTCTTCACCCGACCCTCAACTAAAGGGTGTAGTACAAGTCAAAGATGGAAATGGATGGCCCTCAAACTCAGAAGTTATTTTTAAGCCATTTATATATGCAATTCAAGCGATTCGTAAGAAGTATCCGAACCATTATATTGGTCTTACATACGGAGCGAATGCAGGTCAAACTGTAAAAATGTTTAATATGTATGGGTTTTCTGATTCAATGCATCCAAAAACTACAAACATAAATACTACGAGTCTTGATAACGTTGACATAGCGAACATGTTAGATATCATGAAGGGTGGAACTGGTCAGGCTGATGTCCTTTCAAGCAATTCTGTAAAAAGTATGCTACAAAATAATAGAACAACAAAATTCATAATTATTCCATTTGATACGATGAATTCCCAAAGTGATTATACAACTTATGGTCATAAGGATGATTGTTTAGCATTCGCCGAAAAATTTTTAAAGTTGCCTAACAGTATTATCATAGGCTGGCAGCCTAACTCATCTACAATGGATATGGTGTCTACATCCGGTAAACTACCTACACAAGGTGACGCAAATAAAGGTGAATATGGTAAACTTTATTTTGCTCTTGGTGCAGGGGCTGCAGGGCCTCTAGATTCGACTGCAAAAGAATATATTAATTTTCTAATAAACCACTGGAACTCGGAATCTCAAAAAATATTAGCTGGTTTATTAACACCTTCTTCTGCATCTGCTTCTGCATCTGCACCTACTTCTACTTCTGCACCTGCACCTGCTTCTGCTTCTGCTTCTGCATCTGCACCATCTGCTTCTGCACCATCTGCTTCTGCACCATCTGCTTCTTCATCTTCACTATCATCGGATTCTTTAAAAACGAGAATCGATGCGGTTGACACTACTAAAAAATCTCATTCGCTTTTTAAAATTGCAAACACAATATACGATGCATTTTTTGGGGCGTCTAAAACGGGAACAACAGACTTATTAACTGACCAACTTGCAAAACTTGAAGCTGCGATTCCTGATGCAAATAAAACGAAATTTCAGGATAGAATTAATAAAGTAAAAAACGAGATTGCTGCTGCTTCTGCTACTGCCGCCGCCGCCGCCGCTGCTGGTCCTGCTGCTGCTTCTGCTACTGCCGCCGCCGCTGCGGTTTCTCCTGCTGGTCCTGCTGCTGCTGCTGCCGCCGCCGCTGCTGCTGCTGCTGGTCCTGCTGCTGCCGCTGCTGGTCCTAAAACAAAACCAGTTTCAACATCGTCAGGCGGCGGGAACTTGAATGTAATGACATTTAATACATGGTATGAAGCGTTAGGGGACAAACCTGTGGATTTTTGCAAAGATACTAGTGGTACGAATAAATGTCAAAACAATATTCGACAAGCCATTTTAAACCATATGACAAAAAGTGAACAATCGATTGTATTTTTACAAGAATTTACATACAAATTTGATGTTTTTTTTAGTGGCAGTGGTGTAACCATCAATACCGATGGTTTTAGTTCAAAAACAATGGCTAAGGATACTTCTACAACTTCTACAATACCCGCATTTCGGTATTTTACCATAATACATAATTCAAAAAAATTTCACGTATACATTGGCCAAATTGGTTACTCGGTGATTGCAACAATATATTCCGATACATTTCATAACGGCCCAGCCGATGCATTTTTTGTCGGGAATTTAGCAGCGGGAAATTTAAAGACTGGTAGTAATGCCGGAAGTGCCGACTCTTATAATTTAGCGTATACATTTTTCGGCGACACATCAAAAGTAACTGAAACATCGTCTAAACCAAACGACGCGTTTGGAGGGAATCGACCATACATTATATTACGTTTTGATACCAAAAAATGTGTTCTGGTCAATGTCCACGTACCTCATGGTAATGATGTGTTTAGAGATATAAGGAAAACCCCTACAAATAAACCAACCGGTAATTTAGCCGATTTTGCATTTGGGGCGTTGGCAAGATTTATTCCAGAAACGGTTTTTAAAGATACATCAAAAAACCAATCCGAATATGCATTCATTCTCGGTGGTGATTTTAATACTAATAAACCAACGATAAATACATGGTTAAAAGAACCAACACCACCTATTACCACCAGAACTACTGGAACATGTTGTACGACTAAAGGAGGGCTCAATTTTACAAGCCCCGGAGCAGTTGACCATATATTTTCAACATTACCTATTACGAAGTATACTGTTCATGATATAACGAGTACAGAAAAAACTACTAGTTCGCCTGAAAGATATTATTTCTCAGACCACTTGCCCGTATACGCTGAAATCGATTTTAAGGCTCCTGGTCCCTACATCGTTTAAAATAAATATAAATATTGTAACTAAATAAGAAGAAAAAATAAAATTAAAAAAAAATGGTTTTGAAACGCGGGAATAGAACCGATATGCTAACTTTTGGTGTAGGACTCGTACTTTTTTTTATCATGTTTGTTACATTTACAGCACGTCCGACTGCGTCGGGGATATCATCATCGTCGGTACTGTCATCATCGGTACAGGCTGTCGACAGTCGTCAACCTCGGCCCAACACATTTTTCACCAACCAGGAAGGCGACACGCTGTCCAATCCGTACGCACCGCCCTTGAAAGACGTGTTCTTTAATGGCGCTAGAGCCAGCAGTGCAACACTTGGAACTGCCGGACCAGGCCCAGGCATTCCTATCAATATGGCCACAAACACGGGCGCAACTGTAAACACATCGTACCAGCAAATCGGATTGCTCACAAAAGCCGACAATCATTCTAATTCTGGTTCTAATTCTGAACCGGTGATTATGCCGCTTATGGGCAAACCCCTGTTCACCAGCCGCGACAAGTGGCTGTTTTACACTATCAGCGACAAGAACAACGCCATGAAACTGCCCATCATTATCAAGGGCCGCAACGCGCTGTCGGAAATCGGCGTGGATAACGTGTACACCGGCGATACCGTATACGTGCAGGGCTACAACGACCAGTTCAAGGTAACGCTGTACGAAAACTCCACCCCGCAGTACATTCCGTTCATTTGATGTGGTGCATTTGAACAAATAAAACGATATAAATACGTATTCGTAAATCTATACGTATTTTGCAATTAAAAAAAATAAATTATGAAAGTCGTTATTCACAATAACGTGTACGACATCACCACGTTCATACCGGAACATCCCGGAGGGACTGCCGTTTTTTCAGGTGGCGAAGGCGACTGCTGCGATTTTACTGAGAAGTTCAATGCGGTCGGGCATTCCGAATACGCCGTCAACCTGCTTGAAAATTATAAGGTCCACGAATTGTCTGAAGACGACCCCCGGTTTCGACGCGATTGTAGACTCGAGTACAACAAAACCAAAATATCCAAACTTATTACGCACGAAGATAAATTTCACATTCACAAGTTCATGGGAGTGGCATCTTTATTGAACTACTTCTACCTATTTTTCGACTGCTTTTATAGCGGAGCAACAGCGACATTGACGCTTCGACGTGCGGATTCTCCTGCATTCATTGCACTCACATGGATACACACGGTGTTGTCGCTATCCGCGCTGCAGTTCCTCATTCCAAGAACGCGCACCGGTATTTTACCCATGATTTGGCAAGAGTTTCGAGCGCACTCCATTATTTTTGCCGTGCGCAGTTTTCTCATTATAAACCTGCTGTATCTGCAACTGTGTCTGAATCTGCATATAACCAGTTGGTTGATTCGCACAGCGTGCGTTTTGGTCGCAATGAAACTCGCCGACGTAAGCACACGCCACTTGCGCGAAAATCGGAAAGAAACCACCACAGCGACCATGCCGTACTGGAGCGACTGTAAACCCGGAGTGCAAGCTTGTCTCAAATACTTTTACACGCACTCGCAATTCATGGCTACAATCACGTGCATCTTTAGCGAAGCGCCTTACATTTTGGCCGTGGCGTTTCCAATTCAGATTGCGTCGTTTCTTATGACGCTCGTTCGTAAAAATATCATACCCGCATTTTGGTACCACGCACTTTACGCGGGCAGTTTACTCACCGTGTATCTTATCAACGCGGCAGATACCGCGCTGTATCCGATTTGCGCGGTTGGTGTTGGGCTGATTCATTTTCGCGTGAACGTTAAGCTGAACAAGTATGTGCTGTGGACGCTGGTTTCCGTGATAGGCGGGCTCTTACAAGAACCGCCGCAACCACAACTCGTTTTGTATATTGGACTCATGGTAGTGTTTCCGTTGGCTACGGTTTACGCGTATCATTTCAAACCATTCACGCTAGAACCGGCTACCATTTTCGGTGCGTGGATTACAACCTGGTTGTTCGAAACGTGTCGTCGTGAAGAGTCGAACATTCGCGTGACTTCAAATACCGTAGCGGGTCCAACATTTCATCGTGTGGTCATTCAGCTTTGTGAACCCAGCATCAGCTACAAACCGGGCATGTACTTCAACCTGTATTTCAACACCCAAAAACGACCGTACACTCCGGTCGAAGTACAGGCTGACGGTGTCGCAAACGTTAGCGCTACGTTTCTCATAAAACGCACACCCGGTGGCGAAGTATCGCCGTTGATTTGTGATAAATACAGTCCAAAATGCACCGTGTTTGTAAAGGGTCCGTTCGGTCGCAACTACTATGACCCATCACCAAGTGTCCGGGCGTTTGTTTGCGACGGACAACCCATTCGGCCCAAAGTCATTATCATGTGCTCGTGCGGTTCGGGAATTACTCCATTTTACAGCATGGGTATGAGATGGTTACAAGAGCAATACCAGCAGCAACAACAACAACAACAACAACAACAACTGCATTACTTGTCGTCTTATCGACATCGGGACGATGCGGTTCTACGCGTGCCTTCTTCCGTAACCGTAAACGGCGTGCGCGAACGTCTCTTTATTTCAAGTGAAAATACCCGACTCACGCCGGGAGCGCTGATTGACTACCTGTGTGACGTAGTACATGTCGACAACCGAACGATAACCGATATTGCGGTGTTTATTTGCGGAACGAAACAATACAGTGAAATGGTAAAAGAAACATGTTCTATCTACAGCGAAGGCATAGCATGTTATGAATGGTAAAAGTGGTAAAAATCAAATAAAGATAGCGAGTTAATTAGTTTTAACTAACAGAATAAGTAGATGAATTTTTTTAATTTGAATGCGCCGTATAGAAGCGCAACGTCGTGCGAGAAGGTCGACTACGCCGAAATGATTGACTTTCAGTTTATCAGCGAGAACCAGGCGTGCGAGTGCATTGCGTCAACCTCGGTCTACAACCACCTGTGCAGCGCGAAACAAACCATTGAAACGTGCGACCCCGACGACTGGGACGAAATGAAAAAGGTAACCAACCCGTACGAGTACATTCACACCGCGGTTCCGGGACACAAGTACCCCGTAAGCAAGTTTAAACCCCTGTCGCGGTCGTTTTATAAAATGGTTGAAATCATAAAACAGTGCAAACTGTTACCGGCATACCGGATGCCCTTTTCTACGAATAGCGCGACTGGTAACAGTAACGGTTACGGTAACAGTAATGGTAATGGTAATGGTTATGGTAACGATGACTACCAACCGCCGTATCATAAGCCGTACTATAACTATAACTATAACAAATATGGGTCTTCGTACGGAAGAGGCGGTGGCAGTGGCGGTGGCGGTCTAACCAGTTACGGCAAACGGTATTATAACCATGGGCACTATCACCATCATCAGCACCAGCAATATCCAACTGCTGGAAACGGGTTTTATAAAGCTCAACATGAATCCCGACCAGAGGATACCGACCGACCAGAGGATACCGACCGACCAGAGGATACCGACCGGCCAGAGGATAACGACCGACCAGAGGATAACGACCGACCAGATGATGATGACCGACCAGATGAATGTCAGTCACATAAACAAGACAAACAAGACAAAGACCAAGTATCCAGCATTCGGTCGTTTCATTTGGCCGAGGGACCGGGCGGGTTCATTGAAGCGCTGTGCTACCTGCGCGCAAATCCGAACGACACGTACTACGGAATGACGCTGGTAGATGACGCTCCCAACAGCGCGTGCCCGGGATGGAAAAAGAGCCGGCTGTTTTTGGAAAAGAATCCGTGCGTAAAGTTGGAATACGGCAAAGACGGCACAGGCAACTTGCTTTCGCTGGACAACTACTTGCACTGCTGCGAAAAGTATCGCCACTCGATGGACATGATTACCGCCGATGGTGGATTCGACTTTTCGTCCAACTTCAACCACCAGGAAGTGCTTGCGCAGACGCTGGTGGTGTCAGAAGTGCTGTACGCGCTGTCCCTTCAAAAACCGGGCGGAACCTTTGTCCTCAAAATATTCGACACATTTACTCGCGTCACGGTGGACATCATTCACTTGCTGGCCTGGTTTTACTCGGACGTCATTATTATCAAACCCAACACGAGCCGGGTGGCCAATTCTGAAAAGTACATTGTGTGCAAGGGGTTCAAACTGGTGCAAGACGGGTCCGAGGCCCAGTTGATAAGCGTATTTCGAACTTTTTTTGAGAAGCTGGCATTAACAACGACAACGACAACGACAACGACAACAACGACACCGAAAGGGTCACACGGTTCAGGAATTGGCGCCATCCTTCGTTCGCGCGATTTTCACAAGTTGCACATCATTCACCGCATTGAAGAAGTGAACGCCATTCTGGGGCAGCAACAAATTGAGAACATTATTAGCACGGTGACGCTGGTGCACGGCAAACCCGCGGATAGGGTGGACGTTTACAAAAAAGCGCACATTCAAAAGTGTGTGGACTGGTGCGAACGGTACAATATACCGTACAATAAACATTCTGTAACAACAAACACGTTTATAAATATGAATATGAATGCAAACACGGAAAAAAATTGAAATGTTTTTTCTTTGTATTCAAGGTCAGAAATAGCGCATCATTACAACGTTATAAGAAATGGAACCTGTATCAGTTGAATCATCCCCTCGAGTCGTACCTATTCCCGGAGCTCCAAGAAAACAACCACCTGCTGCCATGCATCATCATCGTCATCGTCACTGTGCGTTCGACCCACTCGACTCGAACTCGGACTCTGGGTCGGACTCGGACTCGGACTCAGACTCTTTTGCATCACTTTCACCCATTTCCAGGTCACCGGTACGTCGTCTGAACTTTCATGACATTTTACAAGAGAATCCAATACCAATCCCAAACTCAATTACAAACCCAATCACAAATCCAAACCCAACCCCAGTCGAAACAATTGGCGACTGCAGCGTTTGTTACGACGCGCTCCCATTACGAGCGAATCACGTATTCACTCCATGCGGTCACCTGTTTTGCGTCAAGTGTTTCATTCGCTGGTCAGACACGTCATTGAAGTGTCCCATGTGCCGAAGAGAAGTAGCTTCATTTGAACACGAGTTGGACCAGGGGGGTTTGGACCAAGTGCAACAACCAGACTACACCTACTCCTACTCCTACTTGCATGTGGAAGAAGACGCCGAGTTGGTGGCGGATACCAGTTTTCAAATGCAGACCGACCCGGAATATGGTGATGATGTTTCAAACCTTACGCATGAGGAACTTGAGCTGATTCAGTACAACCGTATGGTGATTTCGTGCGTGTTTCTGAGAAACCGGTTTAACGAAACGCTGTTTTCGGGCACGACTTGGGGCGGTATGGTTCAACACACGCTGATACCCAAATCCGAATGGTTGCAAATATGGGAAAATGTGCCGCTGTACACGCAGCGCGCCCCCGTTCAAATGTTCGAGTTCGTGCTACGTCGCAACGCGTCAAGCATTGGAAACCGGCGACCGGACGAAGAACTCAATACGTTCGGATACATTACGAGTCCGGCGGCCGAACCAGCGGAAGAAGATGGACTTCAACTATCCTTTGCATTTGACGTTATGGTTACGAGTCCCACATTTCCCCTCGGGAGCCACAACATTTCCGAAGGACGTATTGAAACGGAACTCATGACAATCAAATTTGAAGACATTCGCCGCTTGTATTATGTGACTTCGGTTGAAGAATAAACCTTGAACCTTGAACCTTGAACATCGAAAAAATAAAAAAATAAAAAACTAAAAAACTAAAAAACTAAAAAACTAAAAAACTAAAAAACTAAAAAACTAAAAAAACTAAAAAACGAAAAAAACAACTTAAACCTTTTTTTTGGTAATAGTATGAGCACCAATGGCCGAGTGGTCTAAGGCGGTGGACTTAAGCCCCACTATCTCAGGATGCGCAGGTTCGAACCCTGCTTGGTGCAAAAAAAAAGTAATTTAAGTTTATAAATTTTTATAAAACTAAAATGAAAATAAAAATAAAATGAAAATAAAAATGTTTCAAACTGAATGCATAAAAAAATTGAAACATTTTTATATTTGAACTTTATATGAATGCAGTGATTCAATATGAGCAGCAATCTCAATACTACAAATTCAAATTCAAATTCAGATTTGGTTACCCCAGGAACTCCGCGCCCGTCAGTTTACGGTGCATGCGGGTCATTCGGTGCATACGGAGGAATGGGAGGAATGGGAATGGGAGGAATGGGAGGAATGGGAGGAGGAATGACTCGATTTGAAGCCAGGCAACAACGCCACAAAAAATACGTGTACCGGTTCCCTACAAAACCAAAAGAAGGCGGCGGCGGTGGAACGTCGCTGCGGGTATGTTTCAACCCGAAAACCCTGGAAGCCATTTCAATTCTCGAGAAAAACTCGATGCAGGTTACCGACATGCCGCACAATGACGTTACCATGTTGGTTGAAGCGCTACGACGGTGCCGTATCAGCGCGGACGTTTCAACTTCGTTGAGTCCCTTGCTGGTTCAGACGTTGCGCGACAATGCAATTCAAGCCGAACAAGATGCGAAGCGTGAACTTGATGCAATTGTGTGTGCATTCGCAAAAGATGACTACGAACTGTGTAAGTTGAAACACAATTTGGCGACCTTGTGGAAAGACGATTTGGTGGCTGAAGTGCGCCGCGTGAATGGAATGGGACAGCGCAGCGGTGGTGACTCAAATTGGCCGACCCAACATGCGCGATTATCGGCATCGTCGCGAGTCATTCTTCGCGACATTTTGTCGAAAGAAACACTGGGTCGAACCTTTGTGTCGTTGCGCGCACTGTCGAGCGCGGTAATATCTGAAGTTGCCGATTTCTTGAAACTCCCCGAACGCGATGCGGACAGGAAACTCGTCGTTGAACAAATCAAGGCGTCGTATGCCGAGTACCAGCGAAAAAGAAAACATACCGCCAAAACGCAGTAAGACTATAAACGCAGTAAAACAGTAACACAATAAACCAAAGGTAAGCCAAGGTAAGTATTTTTTATTTTTTTATTTCTTTACAGTACGATTACGCGTATTATTATGTTTTTTATGATTACGCGTATTGTGTTTAGATTTACGTTTATGTTTATGGTTATACACCGAATCCAGCCCCGAAGCTGAAGAACTAGGTCGGCTTTTTTTTAATGTTTTGAATACCGCATGCTTCTTTCGTCGGTGTCGTCGGATAGAACCGCCTCCTTGACCTAGACCGCCACGAGCTTTGCCACTAGGTTGGTTGGATAGTCGACTATCTTCCAACGACTTAGCTGTTGATTTAACCTGCATATTGGTATTAAGATTGGTATCTTGGTTGCGAGGGTCACCAAAAACACGCGAAGCAGTAGAATGAAGAGAATCTTGAACAGCCGCAGGACGAGAAGTAGAAGCAAGAGTCACTGAATTTACAGCTTCAGCAAATTTCAAAGTTGCTATCGAGTCTTTAAAAAATATGTCGGGGGAACGAATACATGCAAATGTGCAAAATTGTATTTTACAGTTGCTCTTTTCTCTAAACTCTTTGAATATGTCGCTTATACCAATATCAACTATAACCGATAACGCTCTTATATCTGGGTCATAATTAGAATTAGTTTTAGACCAGTTTGACTGGTCTTCATTACCTTTATACCCAAATTCAGCCAACATTTCATTGATTGAATCGTTGATATAAAAACCTTCTTTCAACATGTCTAAAATTTCGGTCTGGTCTTTCGATAGGCCTATGCTTTGAAGAGCAATTGATAAACTACCACCACTTTTACCAAATACTTGTGCTGGAGTTTGTTGTGCTGGTTGTGGTGCTGTTGTTGGAATTTTTTTTTGTGTACCATCTTCATCATAATATGTTCCAGGGCTACTTTTTGAAACTGGTCTAATAACGGTATAAGTTTGTTTAGCAATGACCGGCTCGGTTGCGTCTGTCTTTTTCTTTTGTATCGTTACATAACGTGATTCTGTCCACATTTGATTTGGATTTTCTCTACCTCCCATATCACATAGAATTAGTCTACCAACATTTCCATTTTTTGTTATTTTGAGTACAATAAATAAATGCCCTCGAGACGACTCCGGATTATTTGGAGTGGGTTTTATATGTTTTAACCTTTTTCTTTCGGCATTTATTTTTCTAATTTTTTCAGTAAACGTGTCTTCGTCTTTTGACAATTCAATTATATTTTTTTCTGTTCCATGTCTATATTTAAAATTTGTATCAACATAATTATACGAATTATTATACAATTCAAACGCTTCTTCCATTTGTACCGTACATCCAGCATCTAAATATCCTTTTATAGCAAGTTGCGCAATTCCATCTTCCCATTTTCTTTCTTTATTATTACCACCTAACAACGTATACGTTTTTCCGGACCCCGAGTATCCGTACCCGAAAATAACGACGGTCGTTCCCTTAGTTGGTATGTCATCAAGAAGGTCAGCTTTCATACTTTCATATTTGGCTTGGTTGGTACTGCCGGGGCCAAAAACGTCACTAAATGGACCCCAAACTTTAGTTGACTCGCCTCCCTCTTGAGTTGTAACTGTTTTATTTGGTTTATCAATCGTAATCTTTGAAGTACCATCTTCCTGTCTCATTGAAACAAATGTTCGAATTTTATCACCGGTTGCTTCGCTCAAATTTTGTACCTTTTTATCAAGGTCGCCACTAGTTCTATCAGTGAAAGTTGTAGGATTTAATGCATCAACTTCACTTTCAATTTGTATAGCTTTATTCAATAGTTGTTGTTTACATTTTTCATCTGTCATTTTTGTTATCTTTAATTTAGCATCTCTAACACGTGATAGTAATGCATATTTGTCGGCATCAAACTTTCGTTGTTTCTCAGCTGAGGCTGCGTCTTGCTGGATTTGTTTTTCAGCCTCTTTAGCAGCGGTTAATGCTGCAAGTTGTTTCTTAAGTTCATCTAACTCACTCTTAAGTTTCTTATTTTCTTCAGTAGAAGCATTTAACACGACTGCGGATTTTTGATTACTTTCTAATAATGTGTTTGTGGTTTCTTCTGATTTTGTTTTCGCGGCTTCCGCTGCTTTTTTTGCCGCTTCTGCTTCTGCTCTTGCATCTTCTGCCGCTGCTGCTTTTTTTTCTGCTTCCTTTACTGCTGCCTCTTGTGCCAATTTTTGCGCTTCAAGTTCAGACTCTTTTTCAGCGAGTTGTTGTTTTAAAGAGCCAACCTCTTGACCTGCTCTCGCTTCTGCCTCGTTTCTTGCCGCTACTGCCTGTTCTGCTGCAGATTGTTGCTCCGCAAGTTTTTGTTGTGCCTCTGCTGCCTGAGCTCGTGCCGTTTCTGCCTGTGCTGCCCGTTCTTCTGCCTGTTGTCGTGCCTGGTCTGCCGCTGCTACCTGTCGTCGTGCCTCTTCTTGTGCCGCTGCTGCCTGTTGTCGAGCCTGTTCTTGTGCCGCTGCTGCCTGTGCTGCCCGTTCTTCTGCCTGTTGTCGTGCCTGGTCTGCTTGTTCTGCTGCCTGTTGTCGTGCCGTTTCTGCTGCCGCTTGTTGCTGTTGAAGTTCTTGAAGTTGTTGTTGAATTAATTGTTGTTGTGCTTCATTATCGGCTCCTTGTGTTCTAAGTGCAGCCTCTAAATCGTGTGCTCTTTGTTCTGCTTGTGCTACTCGGTCGGTCGCATCTGTTTGTACCTGTTGTAACTGGTCCTGTAATCGTTGGTTGGCTTCATTTGCTTGTTGTTGTCTTTGAGCTAAATCCGCATTGGCCTGTTCTAGTTGTTGTTGTGCTTCTATGATTTGTTGTTGAAGGGCTGTATTGCGGGTTCCTGAAGTACCCATTTGTTGTTGTAAAGCGGCCAGTTGGTCAGTGAGTCTTTGTTTCTCCTGTGTTGCCTGTGCTGCTGCAGCTTCTGCCGCATCTTGTTGCTGTCGAAGTTGTCGTTGTAACGCTTGATTGGCATTTAGTAGCTCTTCGTTGTCGCGCGCAGCTGTTTGGGTTGCTTCCTGTAGTTGGCGGTTTAATTGAGTTACCTCTTGGTTAGAAAGCTGTTGTTGAGTTAACTGCTCTTGTAAATTTGCGAGTTCAGCATCAGATTCGGCTGCCCGGGCATTTGCTTCGCGTGCTTGTTGTTCTGCTGCTGCTACTGCCTTTGCAGTTGTGACAGCAATTGCTGAGGTTTGTCTTCCTTTCGCAACTGCTGCCTCCTGATTTAAACGGTTTATCTCAATGTCAGCATTATTTCGTGATATTTCTGCCGTTTGTGCCCTTTGTTCTGCATCAGCTCGTGCCTGATTTGCCGCTGCTACATCAGCTTGTGCCTCTGCTGCCTGTCGTTCTGCCTGTTGTTGTGCCGCTGCTGCCTCTGCTGCCCTTTGTTCTGCAGCAGCTTGTGCCGTTGCTGCTTCTTGTTGTGCCTGATTTGCCCTTTGTGCCTCATCTCGTGCCGTTTCTAACTCAGTACGTAAACGGGTTGCTTCTTCGGCAGATACACCGGTTTGATTTTGTAATTCAGCTTGTAATTCTGTGACCCGTTGTGTTGCCGCTACTGCCTCAGCTTGTGCCTGTTGTTGTGCAGCTCGTGCATCATCTGCCGCAGCTTGTGCCGCTGCTGCCTCAGCTTGTGCCGCTGCTGTCGCATCTTGTGCCCGTTGTGCTGCTGCTGCTACCTCAGCTTGTGCCGCTGCTGTCGCATCTTGTGCCCGTTGTGTTGCCGCTGCTGCCTCCGCTTGTGCCGCTGCTGTCGCTTGTCGTGCTTGAGCAAGTTGTTGTTGTAGTTGGTCTAGTTGTAGTAGTTGGTCCCGGTTTTGTTGCTGGATTTGGTCCAACTGATGTTGAAGCTGCGCGAATGCATCTCGTAACCCTTGGTTTTCAGCTCCAAGTGCTTGTATATGTTGTTCAGCATCATTTAAGTATCGTTGTAACCGCGCATTATCATTTTGAAGGTCTTGAATAATTAAATATTGACTGTCATTTCGTTGTTGAAGTTGTTGGTTTTGGTTATAATAGTAGGTCAATCCGTTCAATGCCTGATTATATCTGTCATTTGCAGTTGCTAAGTCGTGATTCAAACGGGTAACTTCTTCTAGTAAGTCGGTATTCTCACTTTTTAACCCCTTGACTTCACTTAAAACTTTTGTCAACTCCTTTTGAGCAGTCTCGTAATTGTATTTCAATATTGCAATTCTCAACATATTTCCAATACCGCGCATTATATCCGGAATTTTGGGGTTCGAATCGGGTTTTGCCGGTGTTGCCGCTGATGTTACTGGTGCTGGTGCCATAGTTTATCTATTTTATATTCTATTCTATATTCTATATTCTATACTACAATATACAATATAAAAAAAGAGAGATTTGTATTTAAATTATAAGCCAGGGCATTGGTTCAAACTTGGTGGGTTTTTCAATCGTTTCCTTATACTTTTTTTTATCGTCATCCGAAACGGCAAGTCCCGGAAACAGAACCGGAATTTTCGAAGGGTACAACAACTGTTCTAAATTCCGAATCACAATTTCTGTTTTTTTACCATCATCCCCGCAATCCACGTCCACTTTAGAGGCCGATGCCGGCCGGTACAACACTTCATGCATTTCAAAATAACTTTGCGGAATGAGAAAGGACGGGTACGTTCCCAATGGGACTTTCGTCATGCGCCGCATTCGATTCACCATATCTTCCGCTTTTTCTGAGTCTGAGTCCGAGTCGGCTTTTTCCGATTCCGAATCCGAATCCGAGTCCGCTTTTTCTGAGTCCGAGTCGGCTTTTTCTTTTGCTTTTACAGCCTTTTTGATTGTAGCCGTACACGTCGTCACGTCATTGTTCCGTGATTTAGTAAAGCGAATGCCTGAATTTTTCGTTCCTACGGGTACAGGCGGGTCAAGCAGTAATCCCAGCAACTTTTTGAATTTACTTTCTTCTTTTTTCACTTCTTTTTTCTCTTCTTTTTTCTTTTCATCCGATTCTTCTTCCGGTTCCGATTCCGGTCCATCATCACCACCACCCGTCTGTTCATCCAGCGCGTCCTTGATTTTTTCCTTCGTGGTCAGAATCATATTATCGAACATGTTTTGAATATCGATTTTCTTTTGTAAGCAGCTGGCTTGTGAAAACATGGGCGCGTCATTCACCATTTTGTCTGCATTTTTTTTATACTCATCGCTTCCTTTCACGGAATCGTCGTACCCTTTTTTTTCAAGTAACGAGAACTGTTGGTTTTTCTTGCCGTTGCTCATATACTTTGCAATCAGTTTCGCTCCTTTAAGCTCGTACACGTAAATGCGCAGCTTATAATCTTCCAGTTTCAACCGTTCGCGTTTGGTATCGCTTTCAATCTCTCGAATTGTATCATCAAAAGTTCGAATATCTTCGTCCGCTTTTTTTATAGCATCGTTCACACTCTTGATATTCGCACTACTCGTAAACCCACTTCTCTTTCCATTCAGTTCATCTATCTCCGCTTTCCATTTATCAAGTGTTTTCCTACTTACACTATACAATTCAATTTTTTTGGCTTCGGCTGCTGCTGCTGCTGGTGATGTTGTTGTTCTTGCTGCTAATTTTGCTGCATCTTGAAGTGTGGTTATTTTTGCATCTAAAAAAGCTGTATCCGATGACAGTATGGGCGTGGTGGTATCTTTAAAAATATCGGTTATGATTCGTTTTTGTTCATCAATAATATCCTCTTCCAATTTTTTAATTCGTTTATTAATACCTTCTTTTTTTTGTTCGAGCAATTTTTTTTGTTGTTCTCTATCTTTTTTACTATTTTCTTTTTTTATTTTATCCGACTCAAAACTGTCTATTTTTTGTAAAATCGATTTGACTTCCTGGTTTTCTTTTCCGTACTGCAACTGGTTCATTTCAGAAACAATTTTTTCACGTTCTGCAAGTTTTTCTTTTTCCGCATCTCGAGCCTGGTTATACTCATCTCGAGTTGTTTCAACAGCCGCTCGTGTTGATGTGATTGTGGCTTGTACGGCTGGTTTTGCGGCTACAGCAGCTGCATACGCAGTTTTTGCATCAATCCATTTTTTTTCTGCCGTAACTCTTTTCGGTTTGAAGTCGGTGTCAATCTTATCTTTTAACTGTTTCGCTTGCGTTTCTTTTTCAAATATAAGCGTGTCTCCGGACTCATATTTTTTTTTAATGCCTGTACTTGGGCCGTACGACATTTCGTCTAAAACGTATGTGTCCAAGTAATAGCTTTGCGCAACAACCACTGGCTTGCCTGCAACGGTGGTTTGAATCTTGTCTTTTTTATTTCCCGTAACAATGACCCGGTTTTTTTTGAACAGCGTGTTCACAATAAACACAATGTTGTTATTCACCATTTTTATTTTATCTTCGGGTTTTACCGGACTACTTGGTGCAAGACGGTCGTCGCCGCCTTTTTTTATAAGCTCCCTCGCAAACTGCATGTACTCTAAAAACAGTCTTTTTTCAACAAATACCAGTGCCGGGTTTCCAACCGCGGTTTTGTAGAGTTGAAAATATTTGTCAAATATGTACGGCACATTGTGCGTGTCCGGCAAGTAAATAAAAAGCCGAGGGCCGCCGGATGAACCCGAAGCCGGTGGCGGTAAGTTCAACATATACGGTTTGAAATCAATGTCCTCTTTTTTGGAGTAGTTAATTACCGCATCTTTGAATTTGATTACGAGTTGTGTTTGTTCTATGGCGGCGTCTTTCGATGATGACGATGACGATGACGATGACGATGATGGATACGGATACATTTATTTCTACTTTCTATTTTTCTATTTTAAACTATTTTTCTAGTCTCTACTTTCTATTTTTATTTATTTATTTTTTATTTGTTATTTTTATCAGTCTATCTTTTACGCAAGTTCAAAAAAGTTGTGTTTTTTCAGCAACGCCTCATTCTTTTCGCGTTCCTTTTGCCGTTTTGCTTTTTCTAAAACTCCAATGGCCCGGTTAATTTCCACATCCGACACGAACTCCGTGCTTTTTTTGACTTCGCCGGTTTCCTTGTTGCGTTCGCGGATGTGCTGCGGCAAAATGCAGTACTCGCTCTCCTCGTTGGTCAAGTGGTCGGCAATGATGATAAAGCACGCGGTAATGATGAGCGAGTAATAAATGTTGCGCGTGCCCATCCACGCAATCGCAAACACCAGAATCTCCTTTTTCAAAATGTGTTTCAGGTACTCTTCCGTGGATTCGCTCAAATTCAGCTGCACGTACTTGGAGCCCACGTTCATAATGAGCATGACCAACCCTGCAAAAATGGCGCTGTTATTCAGTTCCGAAACGTAACCGTGCACCGACGAAAACGGCGACGCGCTTTCGGGTAAAATCGATATTCCGGGGAGTCCGGCTCCGGCTCCACCTTCTTTTCCTTTTCCTTTTTCTTTTCCAGTTTGTCTTTGACTTTTCATGGTTTATTATTTATTATAGGTTTTAATGTTTTAATTTTAATATTTCGATTATATTAACTGACTAGAAAATAAAGAAACCGTAAAATTAAAAAGATAAATAAATAAATAAATAAATAAATAAATACAATGGGTTCAGCCGACACGTCCAATACGTTGCTCATCATATTGGGGTTTGTCGGGCTATTAGTTGCTGCAGCTGTTTCTGTGGGAATAAGAGAAATTGAAAAAAATTGGCCGAAGCATCGGTGCAATCCGGGCGTCATGTTGACAGCGGGAGTTCTGTTCGGTTACGACACGCAAGAAAACTTCATGTACTGCATTCAAAACACGCAGTCCGGGTACATGAAGTACTTGATGGTGCCGTTCAATTACATGTTCACCCTGGTTGGAACCGTGGCAAACCAGCTTGTGAAAAACATTCAAAGCATTCGCCAGTTCATTAACAAGCTGAAAGAAAAAATCCTGCGCGCACTTCAGGACGTCATGGGCGTGGTGTTCAACGTCATCATAACCTTTCAGAAAATCATGATAAGCATGCGCGACATGATGAATAAGTTGGTGGGTATTTTTGCAACGGTACTGCACCTCATGTTGGGTTGCATGTGGACCATAAAGAGCATGTGGGACGGTGTAGCCGGAACACTGGTGCGGTCTCTCGGAACGGCATAACCGTAAAACGTAAAACGTAAAACGTTTGAAGCAAAAAATAAAAATAATTTCAGAGTATAACATAAGTCATAAAGTCATAAATGTGAATGTCCGACGATACAATAAAAAGCGAGAAAAGCGAAAGCGAGAAAAACGATGCATCCCCCATTTCACCTGAAAAGTTGATTCATCGTGTAACAAATATGTACAACAAGGGCGGATTTTCAGAACGCTACGGTACGGACATGATTATCACAAACGCCGTAATTTTAGCGAGTTTAATTGGAGTCACGTACTTTGTTGCAGACGCAAACATGACGCACGTGAAACAAACGTGGCGAACGCAGCGGTGCAAACCGTTCATTATGCCGCTGGCCGGACTCATCAACGCGCCGCAAGACGTGGATAAGTCCGAGTACACGAGTCAAAACTTCAACTTTTGCATTTCGGAAATGTTCAAGGCGGTGTTTGACAACGTGATATCCATATTTTACTACATGGTCGCAACCGTGACAAACGTGTTTAAAAAGTCGTTGGAAGCAGTTGAACAGTTTCGCGTATTTTTCAACCGGCTCAAGGAAAAGTTTATGAAATTTGTTATCCAAACCCTACAAAGCATAGTGAACTTCATCATACCGTTTATAAACATTCTCGTAAAACTGAGGGACATGATGAAGAAAATGGAGGGCATATTCCTCACCATCATTTATGCATTAACTGGCGCGTACATGACATTGCGAAGTTTGTTTGGAAACATACTCACGCTCTGCATCATTATTATTGTGGTATTGTTGGTCATTTTAATCATCATGTGGGTAGTGGTGGCTTTAACCTGGTCAATCCCGTTTTTACTTCCGTTTCATCCGCCCATTCTTGCCGCCGCAATCACGTTCACTGTCACCACGCTGGTCATTGTCATTCTGTTTACGATTGTTGCCGTTTTTTGCGGAATGGTGTTTAAAACAAACACGTCGGTGCCCAAACCAAAAGGAAAAGCGCAGTCGAAGATGGATGAGCACAAAGACGCTTAGCCGCTGGTTCATTCGGTTGCCTTGAACCCGTTATTAGTAATGTAGGAATAAATGCCGTCGCGTTCCGCAAAACACGCGTTATGGTATTTTTTTCCGTTGCAGCCCGTCACTTCCAACATGTCAGGAGGGCACGTCAGCGTGTAGTTGGCCGCTTTCTTAATGCAGACGTCAAACGGCGGAGTGGTGTCTTTATTTTCAACCAGCGCCTTTCTGTCTGCGTCTTTGAACTTGTCCAGTGACAGCATTGACTTGATTCCGCCTGTAAACTCGTCCCACGTGTCAACGCATTCGTCGTCGTCATAACTTTTTTCGGCGGTTTCCCAGTTGGACATCATGCCCTCGCACGCCGGATTTACTACGGTGTGTTCAACCGCGGCGAGCACGAACAAAAACAACCCGATGCAAAGTAAAAGGTAAATTCGATTGATTGCCATAAACGTAAACAATAATCAAGTCTTCATATTATTGTTTTCGATTTTTTTTGTATTTGGTATTTGGTATTTGGTTATCCCGCGTTATGTTGATTCAAGTACGACGCTTTAATCTTCATCATGGTTTCGCGGTCGGGTGGCTGAAGCGCCTTTCCCGCTTCCCCGCCAAACACGTTGGGATACTTGGACGTGGCATACGGGTCATTATCTCCCGCCTGGTCAATTAGACGGGTGATTTCGCTTATTTGTTGCGGCGAAATCACGCTGTCGTAGCGACTGGACGCGGCTGACGCTTTGGCGTTGATGCTGTGCAATCGAAACGCGCCCATGCCCGGACCATCCCCAGGTCCCATTCCGTCGTCGTAGGTTTCGCCGTCGGCGACATCAATTCCGGCAATGTGGGATGTACTGGGACACAGTCCGCCTTGCAAATCCGTTGGACTGGGGCGAATGTTGTAAATGGACTCGCCTTGCGCGTTGATAGAGTGTTGTAAAAACAAAATGGGGCACTTTATGCCCTGACTTCGCAGCCATTCAATGAATTCAATGTACTCTTCTAAATTGTCGAAGCGGATAGGGTTGACGCCCGGGATTGTGGCAAGGTTCGTGTTGTGCAAATAAAGCGTGGTCCCTTTTTGGATAAGCAAATTTGGGCACCGTTTTTTTGAACCACCATCATCGGGTATGCCTGCGCTCGAAGCGCCCGACGCTCCCGCTGAAGCACCCGCTGAAGCACCCGAAGCACCTGATTCAAATCCTTCCCGAGCCCGAACATTCAGTCGTCCGCTTCCGGTAACATATGCACCAACTAAAAACACGATAAAAATGAAAAAAAGTTTTACATTATCGCTCAAGTTGTTCAACATTCTGTCTATCTATCTATTTATCTCTAACTCTTATTATACTATTTTAAATTTTAAATTTTAATTTTTTAAATTCGAATTTAAAATTTGAATTTAAATTTGAACAAATCCGCTAACAAACAAACAACGGAATATTCTAAAATCGTCGAACGCGTCGAATCGCGGTATAAGACGCATTGTGCTCGTCGCCGCCTGCACTGGTGTCGTTGTAATTCTTGTTCACGGCCTGCTGTTTGCGAAACGCAATGTAGTTGGAGCTGTCGTACACATACTTGGGGTTGCAACTCGCGGCTTGGATATTCGTGCCATCATTCTGGTCGCGAACGCGGCCCGCGGATGTTTTCCAAGCGCCCGCAATGCTTTGCTTGACACCGTTGACCTGGTTGGGTCCGCCGGACGAGTAGTTCATGCGCGACAAGTAGTCGCCGGCATTGTTCACCGCGCGAAACGGGGTAATGGCACGTTTATAGGAATTGATGCTGGGTTTGACGTTGACGTTGCTCCAAGCTCGGCGAAGCGTGAACCGAAGCGTTTCGCCCTCAGAGCTTTTATTCAGGGCTCCATTATAATAAGTTGCCATATTGATTTGATTTGATTGGTTGATTGAATGTTTGCTTATATTGTATACATGTACAAAAAAAATAAAACGGGCTTACAAAACTCCAAAACTACAAAAAACACAAAACTACAAAAAAATTAACTTTTTCAACCAGGAAACCTGCATATGGGACACGTCGGATGACTAGTCAGCCAGTTTGAAATACACGCGGTATGAAACTTGTGACCGCACACGAGCATGGACCATGCCAATGACGACTGTGACGTTCCTTCTAAACAAATGCAGCATTCATGTTCTTGTTCAGAATATAGAAACTTAATAGGTATCATTGCTACATGATGACGTGCTACATGATGACGTGGATGCAGCGTCTGTGTTCCATTTCTACAACAGTAAACCGTCAGCAACAAGCCCACTGAAAAAATTACAGATACCGCATAAATTAGCGTCAGTCCTAAAATGTGCACTTTAAAAATAGTTTCGCCAGCCGTACACCGGTTTATAAATTCGAACTGGGGAGGGAATGTGAATATAAAGTATCCAATTTTTAACGCCAATTCAACAAGTGAAAAAACAAGCCTTGATTTAGGCAGCAACGCCGTTTTCCACGCTTGGAACTCGTGCACCGTATTAAATAATGTGCCGTACCGTTTATAATGACAGTACTCGTATCGTGCGCTGTTGGCGGTGGACAGGGCCATGGCGACCAACATTGACATGTAATAAAAATAAAAACTTGAACCTGTGCACAAAGTCAGCGTGTTTGCGTACACAATAACTCCCAATAGCTTCAAACCCACATACATTTTCGGAAAGAACCGAGTGTCGTCATATACAAACGGTACAAGCGGTACAAGCTGGTGCGGTTGCGGTTGCTGACCCGATGCGGATGCGATACTGTCAGTTGATTCAAATACGTAGTCGACCGCGTAGTCCATACTTCATATTATAACGCCAATAAATATGTCATGAATTTGTATTTATTTCATTTTATTTCATTTGATGGTTCAAATGTTTCAAATAACATTCGATAAGGTGAAACCGAATGCTGTAAAACCGACTTTCATTCGCGGAATTGATTTGAACTGCGTTGTTGCAAGCGTAAAATCCGGACAACATTGGCAAACACGGAACCGGGTCGCTGTTGTGGAAATAATGGGTGGCTGCATGAACCGTGTGTTTCTCGACCAGGCGGTTATACAACACTGAAAAGTCCCAGTTTCCTACTTTCGGACTTCCAAAAGTAATATTGGACACGCGCAAACCGTTCAAACCGTTCAAACCGTTCAAACCGTTTAATCCGTACAACAAACAAGGGGTTGCTAAAATCGACACTGCACCACCTAGACTGTGTCCCGTCAGCGTAATTTGACGTATGGGGCGCTTTTCATCCCGAAGATGCCGCTGCACTACGTCAAACAGCGCGTACTTCATAACGCCATACATTTCATGAAATCCTGAATGCACCATTGGAACGCCGGACTTTGTTTTTGATTCGCGTTCTTCGTGCAAGTATAGCGGAGTGTAACAAATATCGGTACATTTGTCCTTGTCCACACGCACATCGGTTAAAACATCTCTTACCGTTTTGGTTCCGCGAAATGCAATAATGAGCTCATCTTCGTAGTCGCCTTCGTAGTCGCCTTCACAGTCGCCTTTACAGTCGCGTCGCATTTTTGCGTACACAAACTGCGTGTCCGTGTTTCCAATGTTGTTGTAGTCACCACAAGAAAACACTTCAAACGGCGATACGAAATGCGGCTTAAGCTGTTCCCAAACGGGAGCCCATTCTTCACACGCCGACGGCCAAAGCGCGCGTGTTGTGTTCAAAATTTTGATATCTGCTTCAGTTTGATACGCCAAAAACGAGAGAAATAGCGCACGTATACTTTCACTATGTGCTTTCGAATTCGAATTCATGATTTTCATTTCCATTTTTTATCCTTAACTACTTATTTTTATTTGCAGTATTTATTTTATTTATTTAATTCTTGCTCTTCCTTTGGCGTTATAGACTCAAACTCCGATTGAACCACGCAATTACTACTACTACTAATACTACTAAAATTCATGCTGTTGAGAATATCCAGTTTGGCAATCGTTCTATCCAAGTCGCTTTTTCCAGTACCGTGGAACAAGTAGTCCATTTTGGGAGACACTTCATTTTTTTTGATTTCGCGATAAACGGCGTCTATTTTTTGAACCACGTTGTTTATTTTGTCCTTGTAATCGGGTAAAATGATGTCTTGGCGCGTTGCGTACGGCTGCGTAAGCAAGGACACTGCAAAGTACAGCAAGTATCGGCGTTTTTTTTTAACTGCCAACGTGAACCGAATGCAGTACAGTTTGAACAAGCACTCTACTATTTTTGAAGTTAATTTTTTATCGGTTGATGCTGGCGTTAAAGACGCTTGTGTTAAAGACGCTGACATAGAAGAAGACGCTTGCTTGTTTACGATTTGCCAAACAATCCAAATGGGGTCCATTTGCAGCTTGTCGTCTACAGGAACGTTTGCGCGGCGTTCGCACCGGCACGCCACCTTTTTATTCCGACAAATCGCATTGAATTCCATAATCCATTCCAGCCAGTAACACGCAAAGTGCGAACTACTGCCCGACTCGTTTGACAAGTGAAACGCAAACTCGTTCAGCGCAATGAACAGTTCGGGTGGGTCTCCTTTTATAAATACCCCGTCCAAGTAATTCACGTGCGGCGCTTTCAACTTTTCCGACATGGTTGTAATATCGTACTCTTCGGTTTTGCACACTTTAATGTTTTCGTACTGGTGCAGCTTGTTCGAGTAGCACAAAACTGAAACCATTTCGGCAAAGAGCGACCGGATTTTGGGGTTGTTCCGCATGCGCATCTCGTTCCCTGTGTACCCGTTTGCCATAACGCTTTTAAATGTTTCGTATCGCAAATGAATGTAGGTGGGCAGTCGCGGGTTCGCCAAGTGCACGTACTTGCCCATGAAGTTGAGCAACGTTTCCCACAATTCAATGAATTTTCCGGCGCAAATGAGTTCCGCCGACCAGTTGCAAGCGGGTTCAATTCGAGAATTTGCCAATGACTTCAAAAGCGCCTTAGTAACGTCGCTTAACTTGTACTTTGAAAATGTGATTCCGCGAAACTCGCTTTCGCTGCGAATGTCGTTGATTTCAGGAAACCCGTTTTTTGAACTGCCACTGCCACCGCCACTACCACCGCTTTCCATTTGGGTTATTTTATGTTATGTTTGTATTTTAGTAATTTCAATACATAAAAATAAATTCTACCCCCTGCCGCAATTGCAACACATGGTTTTAATAAAATCGCTAGTGCACGTGGTGCGACTGGTTGGAAGGGCGCATTTAATATACACATAGGATGTTGGCGGCGAGTTGAGTGTATCGTTTGCGATACGGTAGTCTTCAAACGAACTTAACGAATCCGTGGAGTATTTGAAGTTTTTAGCGCCTGGTGTAGAGTCGGTTGTGGACGCGGATGTGTCGGAGAACGATGAATCGGATAGGGTCAGTGTTAACACCGTTGTTGCGGGTTGACGACTTAACGGGTTCAGGGTTGGACTTTTCGAAGGATTCATAGGATGGTTTAAGTGTTATGATATGATTTGATTTTATGATTTGATTTTATGATTTGATTTTATGATTTGATTTTATTTTATGATTAAATAATAAAGTAATAAAATTAAACTAAAATAAATTAAAATAAATGCAAGCTTTACGAGATACACTGACGGCAGGTACAACGGGGAAATGGTACATACTGTTTGCGCTCATGGTTGTGATTTACTTGCTGGTTTGGATAAATCGAAACTTTGCGCCGAAACGCAACAGTATAGGTATAGAGGGCTTTGCAAACGGGCAAACCAAACAGTTTGAAACCAAAACGGGTAGCGCAATTTACGACGACTTTTATGCCGACGTGTACGACGAACTGTTTTTTCAACCCAATAAGCTGGATTACGAGGTGTCTTCGGTCATTAAAGAAGCCGATTTGGCACCCAACGGAACGCGCGTTTTAGATATTGGCAGTGGCCGCGGCCATTTTGTCGATAAAATGAAGCAAGATGGCTACTCCGCCATGGGACTGGAAAAGTCCAAAGCCATGATAGACGTAAGCAAGCGCATTCACCCTGAAAGCGAAGTTAAACATGGAGATGCCATGGACCCAATGGCGTTTCCACCCGAAAATTTTACGGTCATTACGTGTCTCACGTTTACCGTGTACTACATGCCGGACAAGCGCCAGTTTTTTGACAACTGCTTCCAGTGGCTGTCGCCGGGTGGCCACTTGGTGGTGCACTTGGTCGACCGTGAAAAGTTCGACCCCATGGTTCCCGCCGGAAAACCGTTTTTTCTGATTTCTCCGCAGAGTCAAGCAAAGAAACGCATCACTGGCACATCTGTAAAATTCGAAACGTTTCAGTACAAGTCCGAATTCAACCTTAAAACCGACAATGACGGGGTTCTGACGGAGACATTTACGGATGATGCGACCGGCAAAGTTAGGCAAAACATTCACAAGTACGACATGCCGCACCACAAAGCCATTGTTAAAATCGCAAAAGAAACAGGGTTCATTGTCAGCGCGCATGTTGACTTGGTGCACTCCATGAACGAGTACCAGTACTTGTACTTTTTCAAACGCCCAAACTGATTGAGATGATGAACACTAAATACCTTTATACACACTCCCAAAACAGTGATTTCATTAAATGCTTACTCTCCTAAAACGTCAAATATACATTTTAAATTTATATTTGTACTTTTAATTTAAAATGGTTACAGAACTCTCGTTGAACTGAATTATAAGGTTACGTTACGTTACGTATACAGTTTACTGTTCTCCACATTTCGCGTCACTTCTTTAATGAACTTGTCGGTGTCCAAAAGTTCATCAATGTTTTCTTCCCATCCCATGCGGTACTTGAACAAGAATCCAACCAGACCCGCCATGGTAATGTTCTTGCTTTGAATGCATTTGTAGAACGATTCAAAGCTCTTGTCCACAACGTCCTGACTTTCTCCCGTTTTTCGCATCATGTCCATGAACAAATTGTGCACGTCGGATTTTTTCGGGTAGTTCATGTGAATAATCATGTCGGTACGCCCCTGCCGAAGAAGCGCGTGGTCCAAGTTCTCGGGATGATTGGTGGTGATAAACGAAATCAGCCCCTTCCGGTAGCACACTCCGTCCAACAAGTTGAGCAAGTTGCTGAACGTGAAAAATTTGTTGTCCTGGGTGCCCGTGCGCTTTTCAAACAAGCAATCAATGTCTTCAATCAGCAGCAGTGACTTTTCCGGAATGTCGCGAAAAGCGATGAGCGCGACGCTGTTATCAATGTCATGGTTTATCGAAAAAATGCACAGGTTGTACCCGATTTCTTTGCACAGCGCTTTTACAATACTTGTTTTACCGCTTCCCGGAATTCCGGTAAGCAAGTAGTTTTTCTTGTACGGAATTCCGAACTCGTCGTACTCCTTTTCATTAGCGATAAAATCCACAATGTCCTTACGAATGCGCGACTTGGCTTTGGCGTCAAAGTACACGGTTTTCAGGGTGCGCGACGGAATCTTGTTGTACCGAATCCATTCGCCGTACTTGTTCATGATAAAAATGTGCAGCTTCGTGTCGTCTTTCTCGTTCAGCTCGCCGTACCTATCGGCCTCCACATAAAAATCATGAAAGTCCTTGCACGACGATGACACGATTTTCAGGCACTCATACTTTTCAGCGGCGTCTTGCGTGCCTACCGTGGTTGTTTCCTGAGTGTACGTTACCGTTAGGATTACGCCGGGCTTGTACTCGTACTTGTACGAACCGTATCCAAGAATCATGTACGAACGGTCAGCTCCATCATACTTGTAGGGACGACGCACCACTTTGAAGGGGATGGTCTTGGGTTCTTGTGGGACATTCAACGGTGTTACGCGTTCAATGGTATTGTACATGTATGACAAAATTTGACCAATCACGCACGATGCTTCAACAAAGTATTCATAATGCCCAGTGGGGAGCAATGCAAAATCGATTTTAATTTTTTTTTTCTCGTCGGTTTCCGCTATAACGGGACCCATATCCGCCGCTTCATCAGCTCCAATGGATTTATTTGCTTCTATAGCTGTGCCCGTTGTATCCTTTGTATCCATATTCAATTTAGATGCGTCCATGACTGCATAATATAAGACATAATGCAGTCATGTGTTTAAGTGTGTTATGTATATGTATTGTATGGTACTTGTTTATTTATAGTAAGGTTGGTTCTACGGTCGGCTTTGCATCGGTAACCGTCATGAGGTTTAAGTTAACACCATGAAACAAGTCCACGGGTGGTACTAGATTGGAAATGTACTGAAGCACATCGGTAAATGTTATTTTTGGTTTCGAACTGTGAGAAGAGGTGTCGTTCCTTTTGGCACAGTACACGTCTCGGTGCAGTCCATACAAAATGGATTTCACAAACTTGCTTCCGCATATTGCATGCGCCGTGTTTTTCAAGATGAACACGTCCACGTATTTGGAGTACACGTGTTTGGCATACTCCAAAATCCGCGTATTAAACTCATTGAACGCGTCGGTATCTTCTGGAAAAAGTGCCAAGTGCTGTTTGATTTCCTTTGACCGTTTCAGACTGCAGTACATGAAAAACATGCGAGCCTTTGCCTCCATCGGTGTTTTCTTCGCGGTTTCGTACGCGGGATTCCTCAACTTGAAACTCCATCCGGAGTGTCGCGACCCGTGAAAAACTACCCCCATTACCCTGTACGGGGTTGTTCCGGCAGGGTTTGCGTAGGTCATGTGTATGGATAAAAAAACGGGGGTGTACGCGTAGTTTCGAGGGACATAGAACCCTGCACCCTTCCAATCTACCGCATTTCTTGGGTGACGCGTAACGGTTAGCGTGTCATTGTTAACAGTGTATGCCGCAATGTAGTAAAGCCGTGGCTCAATGACAGGAGCTATCATCGGATTTTTGGGATGCTGCAGCACGAGACTGTATGCATAGTTTGGATTCAGTGTGGTCAAGTCAATTTTGTTGGCCACTATCGCTTCCAAAAACAAGTGACGGAACGTTATTGGAACAGACGTTTCCGTAGTTGGAGCCGGAACAAACACCCCCGCTCCCACAACACCTTTGGTCGAAATTTCCCAACCGGACAATGTCAGCGCGTCTGATTCGACTGGTTTTGTTTCCGCATTTACCGGCCCCGGCGCGCGAAACAAGTGAAACATAGTGCCTTCGACAAATTCTTCAATATAAGAGAACGCGCTTGAAAAATCGGAGATACTCAACGATTGAAGAGCGATTAAATCCGAAGCGTCGTTGCATCGCAGCGTTTTTGGAGGTGAAAATGACACAATTTGACCGGTGTTGTCCAGAATCACGGACCGAAATAAACCGCGTCCTTGAATATCGGCTTCTATAGCCGAAGATGCAGTGGAAGAGTCAATGCCCGACGCCGCCGCCTCAGGCGCAGCTGTAAGCACGTGTTGGCTAACACACAATGCATCTGCAGAATACATGGGTTGAAATACATTTTTTGTATACTTGATTACATAGTACACGCCGGTGGGGGTTTTCCATTTTTTTACACTCATACTCAAACTGTTGAGCAAGGTCGCCGTATCCGGGTGTTTATCATCGAAGCCATTTTTACGCAACAGTCCAATCAGACGCTGGATGTCGCTACTATAACACAACTTATAGTCGGTGCTGTACCCGCTTTCAGTAGTGGTGGTGGGCATGGTGTTGTTATTATTTGTTACGATTTGTTAAAAATAATATACGCGTAATCTTTAATATGTTTACATACAATATACAACACATCAATACACATACCCGCACAAACACGTCCTAGTCCCGGTTACATGAACACTATCGAGTTGGAATTTATTAAAACATATACGACTGTCAGTAAAAAAACGTCAGAATTTAAACATAAGTTGGGTGCGATGCGTGACATGTGCGACTCGTGTAAGTTAGGTGTTTCTGAAACTGACAACGTGGTGTATATCGATAAACCCTCACTGTTTCAAGGCGTGTCTAGATGGTTTTACGGACAAAACCGAGCCGTGATAACGCAGTACCTCTACAAAGAACTTATGGAAAGTGACGGCCTCCTTTCACTGATTAAAACCTTGCGCGACAAGTGTGCCGAACTGTTCATGTACTGTCCTATCACAACAACGCCATCAACAACAGCTACAGCAGCTACAACAGCTACGACCACAATACCCGTATCCGTATATGGATTTCGTCAATATCACACGTTGTCTGTATCCAACAATACTCGAAAAATATTCAAAACGCTGTGTGTTCAAAACATTGAACTCCTCAACATTGTAGCGCACGGACTTGGTAAGTTATACATTACGTACGAAATTGATAACAATCCCGACCGCGACAGTAATGGCGACCTTATTCACTTACCCTACTTTAACGACCCCGCTCGCAAATATAGCTTAACCGAACGCGTGGTTAAATATATTCAAGAAATGCAAAAACGAGTAAAATTTGAACGCGTGCTTTTGGAAAGCGTGCTTGACAAATTCAACACGATTGACGTGTTTTAACGTCACGTAACTACTTGCAACCAAGACTCACGCCGTTGGGGCCAATTTTTGGGCAGGTCGCATTGATGACCTTGATAACATCCTTAACAGGCTTAACAAGGTGTGGTCGGATTTCCGAATACGAAGGCAGTTTCATAGCCGCCTTCGCGTCAACATCGAAATCAGAAAACGAGAGATTGGAGTCAGAGTTCATTGTGGGTGGTTTATACACTATACTATTATTTATTTTTAAGTCGAAATTATCAAAAAACAAAATAACAAATCGCTAAAAGACGATGTTTTCATCAATCCATTTTTTAATGGACGTGTTCACCGGAAATAAAATTTGATTTACGCCGTTGATATAATGCAAATAATCTTCTTGTGAACCATCGCTTCCGGATGTTGTGTCGGACCCGTACCCGTGTCCTAACATTAAAAGCACGTTATGTATTACAATCAAATCACGTTTTGAGTATTTGTCAACGATTTTACAAAATACAGCATCAATACTGTTGTTGTTACTTCCGCTTTCGCTTGGTACTGTGCTAGACCCCCCCGAACCCGAACCCGAACTTATAATGTCCATTGTAGCTGCTGAACCAGCACTGCCGTGAGTATACTCCAATCGATTCACTGCAATTTGTTTGTACATGTTTAGCGTGTGCAAAATGTGTGGTCGGTTCGTATTGGTGTACGTACGAATCAACTTTTCCAAACCTTTTACCGCGTTGGATACCAACAGCGAATATAAGTCGGGCATTTCCGTTGACAAGAACGCATAATATTTATTGAACCGTGTAAACACGTTGAACAAGTAGCACAAGTCGTCTTGGGTATCGCTGTTGTACCACCTTGCCATAGACTGTGTATAATCCGGCGGTTGAATGATGAGCATATTGCCTTTAATTGCCAGCTTAGTACCCACTGGATAAAACGATACAAACCCGACTTGCAAAATGGCATGTAACGGTTCTAAAATGGTTTCAAACCGCTCTTTTGACCGTTTTTTATTATTTCCTGTGATTGAATACAACATTTTCAATGCATTGGCCATGAGTTCTAAATCACTTATATCAATTCTAGACGTGAGACGTAATATTTTATATTTTGTATGAGTTAAATGTAAAGTATAAGTTGTGTTTATATTTTTTATGTTTTTATTGAAAACAAAACATAAAAAAATGCTTTTTTTTTATTTTTGTGAGTTTTTATTTTTGAGTTTTATTATTTACTTTTTTGATTTTTTTACTTTTTGAGTTTTTTATTTTTTACTGTTTTGAGATTTGAGTACAACATACATACAACTCCAACTTACAGCTCGCCATTTATAAACATGGACATCACCGTTGGAGTAGATGTGTCAAATCCGGACAAGTTCAGCGTGTTTTTGTCTTTCGGGTCTGCAATTGTCAAACAGTTGCTTGCCATTCCAACCACAATGAGTTTGGCATCGATTCCCATTTTTTTCCGGTAAAGTTCAAGTGCTACTTGGGGATGAACGGTAGGAGCATACGTTTCGGAATCAGTGTACACAATGAACGCGTCAATTGGAATGCTGTTATCCGTCGCATGTTTCATCGGCATGGCGCAGTCGGTTCCTCCAAACGTGTCATCCGTTCCGCGAATTGCATCGTTCAGCGTGAGCCCCGGTTTTGTGAAGGCGTGCTTGACGTTTTTGAACGTGGTTGTGAAGGAGTACACGTGCGTGTTGTCTCCGATTCGTCCTTGTTCATCGCGTTCTGCAAGTACGGTCGCCATGGCCATTGCGACAGACCCTTCACGGCACGATACGGTACTTGACCCCGCACAAAACGCCATGGTCATACTTCCAGACACGTCCAGCGCAATCATGATGCGTTTGCCGGTGCGAGGAATGTTTCCAAATGACATGACGAACGCATTTGACAGTGCGGTTACAATGTAGCTGTCTACCGACCATGTCATGGACCCTAACTCTCCCGCGCCTTTCGAGTACACTTTCATTGCAACCAGTATCGCAAACGGATGCAGCTTGGAGTCGCGAATTTGTTTTTCGTTTCCAAGCATTGCAACAATTTCTTGTCGTCGACTTGCAGCCACCCCAATGTTGGAAAGCTTTCCCAGGTTTCGAATGAGTGCAGTCATTCCCATGTCCTTCAACAAATGGGCCCATATTGCGGGACTGGACATGAGATGCGTTGGCAAATGTTCGCGCTGCACTCGGCGCACGGTTGTCATGGTAGCAAGCGCTGCATCTGGCGTGATTTTTTCATTTGAAAGCTGTATCAACGCCTTGAGAAACCTGGCGACCGAAACAACCGGCGACTCGTGAATCTTTTCTTCGGTTGTTGCTGTTGCTGTTTCTGTTGTTGCGGTTGAAGTGGCTGTTGCTGTTGCGGTTTCTACTGCAGATGCAGCAACCGGACGGTCAGCAACTTCACGCGCAAAGATGACCAACTTTGTAAAGTCAAAATCACTTTGAGCGCGTGAATATTTTCTCGTGAGATTTGCAACGGTTTCGAAATGAGAAATGATGAAAGGTTCCAAGCGAAATTCGGGAATGTCAGTTGCCGGCAACCGGAATTCCAAATGCTTTCCTGCTCCGATACTGACCAACGTTTCACACAGCTTGGAAAATGGCTCATTGGTTGCAAGCGGAAGTGTCAACGTTTCTCCAGCCATGTCACCGGTTAACATTCGAATTTTTAGCTTTAGTACAACATCAATGGCTTGTGTCGCTGGCGCTTGTGTCGCTGGCGCTTGTGTCGCTGGCGCTTGTGTCGCTATTGCTTGTGTCGCTATTACTTGTGCCGCTATTGCTTGTGCCGGAGTTTCAATGGCTTGAAGTCGTCTCAAAAATTCGGTGCGCGCACTGGATGCCGGTATCACTGTTCCCGTTTTGGTTTTTCGTTCGGGTTTGTCCTCTTTCATAATCCACTCCAACACCATGCGGGCTCCGTCGTCGCGCATTTCACTTGGGTTGATGTGCAACAGCGAAATCACGTCCTTGTGCGTCCATCCTTCACGATTCTTGTATTTGGTAAGCAGAACTGCAAGTTCAGGTCCGGTACGGCTGGTGTAAAGCTTTGTGAACGCTGAACGAACCCCCGCGCCCATACCCTTTCCAGGTTTCTTCTTGTCTTGTGACAAGTCTCGAATGTACTTGAGAAGCATGAACCAGTGTGTTGGAATACGGCACACGTCTTGAATTGCAGCCAGTGCAGCGCGTTTGCATTCAACGTCTTCTGAAAACACAATAACCGCAGCAAGTGACAGCATGGTCATTTCTTGTTTGGCAGCACGGCCTTTCACGGAAACGTCCACAATGTCTGCAACAAGGTGTTTGCACGTGACTGGATTTGCCACTGCTGCGAGGATGCATCTGGAGATGCAAGTCGAAACTTGACCGCCCGTCTGGTAAAAGTTACCATTCTCAGACTTGCTTCCAATGATGAGGTAGCGCATCCATTCTTGTTCCAGTGGGAGCGGAAAAGAAAATCCGCCCGCGTTGTTTGCCACTTGTCCGGGAAGACCGATGGTTTGCGGGATTCTTGCACGGGCTTCAAGTGTTGGATTTTTTTGAGCAGACATTGCCTTTACAACCGTCGATGTCGATGTCTTCGATGCAGTCTTTGATTTCTTTCCTGGCATTCTATCCTATATGTCGTATTGTCGTATTGTCGTGTTGTCGTGTATTGTCGTGTTATAAATTAATCCAGACCATATCTTTATATCAATTTTTTATATGTAAAATGTAAAATAGAACTTAAACTCTTTTTACATAGATATCGAGATATCGAGATAGCTATATAAATGACGCCGCCAAAAAATGATAACGACACGGTTGTGAATGAAATTGTATCAAATGTTACAAACTATTTAAAACAAAAAAGCATTCCATATATTACGATGGATGGAACAAACGTAACAAGTATAAATATGCAGAAAGGCGATGTCGACATTGACACCAATGGTATAATCAAAATTGAAACCGTTCATGTGAATACGCCGGTGAAATGCATTGCCGACTTGTTGCGCATTTGCGAAACGCATGAGCTTGCAGAAAACGTCCGGTACAATATTGACATGAAAGCGCTCCACAAAATATATCCGCATTTGCGCGAATTAAACAACATGATTGGTATGACCGCAATCAAACAAACCATCGTTGACCAAATTATGTATTTTATTCAGCGGCTGCATTTGACATGTGACTCAAAGCCTACGATTGATAATAAACCGCTTCCTCCAGTTCACATTCACATTACAAAAAAACGCAATACCCTCCCGCCGTCGGGGGCACCGGCTGCAGCACAACCGTCGAGGGCGCAGACGTCAACACAGGCTGCAGCGCCACCTGAAGAAGCACCTATCTCCACCTTATTTTCATTTTTCATTTCAGACGCCGCCGCCGCCACATTGAAAGAAAAAGAAAAACCACGCGAAGAATCCAAAAAAACGACATCCGCATCCGCATCCGCGTCAGCATCCAGTCACAACGCCAATATTTTCAAGTTCCCAGCAAATGCAATTTTTGCACCTTCCTTTTTAGGACCTCAACCAAGCTTGTTTTCTCCAAAAACATCTGCAAACGAAAACGCAAACGCAGAAGCGGGTGACTACATGCACACCGTGCTATACGGTCCGCCCGGTACTGGAAAAACGGAAGTTGCCAAAATACTCGGCAACATATTTTGTAATCTGGGAGTTCTCAAATCAAACACGTTCAAAAAAGTAACTCGGTCCGACTTGGTGGCGGGGTACTTGGGACAAACCGCCATTAAAACGCGTGAAGTCATTGACGCCGCAATTGGGGGCGTGCTCTTTATTGATGAAGCGTACGCGTTGGGCAACACCGAAAAACGCGACAGCTTTTCAAAGGAGTGCATTGACACGCTGTGTGAAGCTTTGAGTGACCACAAACACGAGCTCATGGTGATTATTGCCGGCTACGAAAAAGAGCTGAACGACTGTTTTTTCAGTTACAATGAAGGCTTGTCGTCTCGGTTTACGTGGAGGTACAAAATTGAAAATTATGACGCGGTAGAACTGCGCAAAATATTCGAAAAAATAATGAAGGACCATCATTGGACGTTTGACAGTAAAGAGACGGATGCAGCCAAAGACGAGTGGTTCAAGTCGCGGGTGCATTACTTCAAATACTTTGGACGAGACATTGAAGTTTTTTTTACAAAAACAAAAATAGCGCACAGTCGCCGCGTGTTTTATTTGCCGGAAAGCGCCCGCCGAAAATTTACCATGCAGGATTTAGATGCCGGGTTTGAACTGTTTACCGCAGCGGACGACGTGAAGTCTCGCGGACAACTACTGTCAGGCCCTGCTGCAACAATGTACCTTTAAAAAAAAGAAAAAAGAAAAAAGAAAATGAACAAAGAAACAAAAAAACAAAGAAACCAAGAAAAAAACAAGGAATAAGGTATTGCCAAATAAAAATAAAATACAAGGTAAATTAATAGACGTAATAGTAATATACGTAATAGTAATAGAAAAAATAAAATAGAATGACTCAGCCCACTGTACCAACAATTGCATCGTATGCAGACATATACCAAGAACGACCCTATTACACGGACAAATACAGTGACAGAAAATATGACCGGCTGGTTCTATTGAAACGCGAACGCCGGAAGCTTGAAATGATGATTCGAGACTATTACAAACGGTATAAGGCATATGCCGAGTACATGAAGTCTCGAAACGGGGACTGGAACGATTACGAAGGTCGAAACGATATGGCCGGACTAGGACTGGCACCAGGAGACAGCAGCGAATCAGCAGGATGGTACTACATTGGGGAATCTGACACCGTCGAAGAGTGCAAACGCGCTGCTTTGAGAGATGATAAAATGTATACTCGAATTGTGCACTACACTCCCGAAAAAGGATACGAAGGAACGTGGAAGTACTCGTGTTATGGCAGCGTTCCCGGCGCAAAAACCAGCGAGAATTCGCGGTTCAACTCAATCGGCGTCACTACTGCTGATAGAACGTACTGGGTAGATGAACCTGTTTTAACCGCGGATGCTGCAACCATTCTTCCACCATCCGAAACGACAACTACGGCCAACTATTCTGGATGGACGTATCTGGGTAAATATCCCAACGCTGCCAGAGAAATAGAAACCAATGCCAACGGGCTGTACGCGTGCAAAGAAATGGCAAAAAAACCAGACGCTAATGTACCTGTTAAAACGGGTTCGGATACCGTAGTCATGAATTTCGTCGCGCCGGGAGCATCCACTTCAGAGTTCAATACTATTCTATACCTGGATGGAAACTATTCAAATGATGCGTTGAAAGGCGCGTGCTATGCACGAGGCGGGCCGCCGCTTAGTACAAATACCATCTTTTTATACAGGGTAAAACCGACAACTACGGTGGTGGCGAATACAACCACCGACATTTCGTCCGGGTTACTGGTTTACAATAATGCAAATCAGTCCGATGCTACCGTTTTGTATTTGTCAAAAAAAGACCTTCAAATCAAAAACACGCCTCTCCCAACGGCGGGTGGACAAATAACCATTCAAAGTCCAGACAATGCGGCAAAGTACCAAATTTGGACAGTCAATGCAGCAGCATCTACACTCAGCACCGTGAACTATGTTACTATCCCGGTTACAAAAGTGTATGACTCGGATTACAAGTACTGGAATGCGCCCGAAAACAGTAACGTCGTGGTTACGCTTGGTAATAATGTAAGTGGAGCTACGACATCGTACCAGACGCGGTGCGCTGACACCGTAGGTGGGGACACTGGCGACTTTGAAGTGAGTGGAAACTCGGGTCCGCCAATTTTAAAAAGTCAAATGGTAAAAGACTTGCGCGAACGGTACGAAGCAATTATGGCTTTAAAATCGAAAGTGGACATGCAGTTTGAGCCGGTACCTGAAATCAGCAACTTTCTGTCTGACACGCTGAATGATGCCGTGTACCAAATGCAAACCAAGTGGGAACCAAAAGTGAATGCGCTTGCAAACAAAGTAAAGAACCTGGAGGTGAACAATGCCATGATGGACAATGCTGATTCGCACATTCAGATGAATACCAACCGTTACATTTTCGTGTTTTACACGATTTATGCGGCGTTGTTCATATGCGGGTTGTTTTATTTACTCAAGGCGGACGATGATGCGCCGGCCGTAAAGTATGTGCAAATCGCGCTGGTGGGGTCGTTTATTCTTTGGTTGGCGTACCATGTTACGCAATACAACATGTAACGAAATAACATTTGGTTTGATTTATTTCGTTTCATTCATTCTTTATTCATTTAAAGATTAACGCGCGGCGTGTGTCGTTGGCCGTGACCGTATTTTTTTACGGCAGTCCGAGCCATTTTATACGCTTTGCTCGTGGCGTGGTTGCATCCTTTGTCCAGAATTGAAAAGTCCACCGCTGCGCTTTTCCCACCGGTAATTGCGCTGGCTAAACGCGCCCGTCCCCATGAGTGCGCAGTTTGGTTCGGGCGGCTACCAGATGAGAAATACGCGCCTTGCCCCTTTCTCTCGATTTTTGAGAGGGCATTTATGCTACAGCCCGTTTTTTTCGCCAGTTCGCGAGACGGTACTACCTTGTCTATCTTATAAATGCGTTCAGCGCGAACAATATGGTCTGATTTTTTGGACGGAAATGACGAAACCTTGCGGCGTGTATGATAAATGCCTTTCCGATACAAGCGACGCGATAGCGTCAACTCGCGTCGAACCGTCTTTGCGTCTCGACTCGACAACATCGACGGAACGTATCTTTTCGGAACCAGTCTTTGTAATAGTTTCATTCAAGTGTATGTGTATATGTATATATACATATAAATAATAAAACTAATAAATAAAAAATATGATAAATTGATTTAAATTCATCATGTTTTACGGAAGTACGCAAGACAACAAATACAAGAATCCATAATCCAATCATGAGAACCATTTCAAATCCGGTGGCATTTAGAGACAATTTGAGGAAGCGGTTTAAGTCACTGCTTACTGGCGCTGGTAACGGTGACAAAGAAAAAGGGAATCATTCAGGTATGGATATGAATATGGATGTCATCTCTACCAATCTGGAACGCGGTATTTACAATTTTATCATTCAAAAAGCAACCAAAGAACAAATCGTCAAAAAGTGGAGCAACCCCTTCTTTGTGGAAATTTATACCGACCATGCGCGCAGCATATACATCAACTTGAGCGTGGACACGATACGTCAAGCTGTGCTCACTCGAAAAATAAAGGCACAAGACTTGCCGTTTATGACGCATCAAGAAATGATGCCTGAAAAGTGGAGAGCGCTCCTGGAACAAAAACGCGTTCGCGACAAAAACAAGTACGAAGTGCATCTGGAAGCGTCTACCGACAATTTTCTGTGCTACAAGTGCAAGTCGCGGCAGTGCACGTACTACCAAATGCAAACACGGTCGGCGGATGAACCCATGACCACATTTGTAACGTGCATCAAATGCGGCAACCGTTGGAAGTGTTAACATATATTCATTCATTCAAGTTGGTCGCCTTGCGCATTCATAGTCGCTTGCCGATTAGCTTCCAATAATGCGGCGGATGAATTTCCGGGACAGTTCTGTTCAGCACTTGAGGCGCACGATGTTCCGTGTTGCGGGACGTTGTCACCTCCGCCGCTTTGACTTTGATAATTCGCGTTTTTATTTTTTCGTATTTTTCGATGCAATAAATTCATTTGAATTCGTCGGCTTACGATACGCCGCTGCGATTTGTTCAGCACGGCACGAAGACTGCGGTGTTTATTAAGACGACGTGTCAAACAGCACCCCTTGCATTTGCATTTACAGGTGCATTTTGTGCGATGTCTCCGACTTCGGGTTCGTGTTCTTCTCATTCTGCCGCCCTTACCACCACCACCACCACCAACGCTCCCAGCAATTTGGTTCATTGTATTTTTATTTTCTGCAGCATTAGTGATTGCGTTCATAGATGCTTCCGAGGATGCATTACTTGCATCGACTTTTAGTGCAGGCGGTTTAAGTTCAGATTGGCCCGGAACTGGCGCAGTCGTTGAATGGCTTATAATCGCGTCGCCCATTGGTTTCACTGATAATTATAATTTATTTACTTTATGTTTCGTATTTACTTTATGTTTCGTTTTTATTTTTATTTTTTTTAATAAAAATAAAATGAAATAAAATAAATGAAATGAATAAAAAGGAATATAAAATTATTACAGTACGTAATTGAAACAAATTTAAACATTCGAGAATTTGATGTCCTCTGACTTGTTATTAACGCGTGACAGCAAAAACAATTTGATTGGAGGCGGGTACACGTTAAACTCTTCCTTTTTAAATTCCAATATTCCAGCGTTTACACACACACGCGCGCATCATTCAAAAAGCGGAGGTAAAGGCAGGCGTAATGCTGCGAATGCTGAATCCGGGTCCGGCTCTGATTCCGAGTCCGAATCTGACGCGAATGCGATTCCAGCCAAAGTGTCGGACATATTTGAACGCGCCAACGGAAAAAACGCTCTGGTCATACCTGCTGGAATATTTATGATTCATTCTTCTTCTTCTTCATCTGCATCTGCATCCGCAGACGGCGCTCCTATGAAAACCAAGTTGAAGGAGTTGTTGTACTACGGTAGCGACAGTAGCGACAGTAGCGACAGCAGTGATGAAAGCGACAGTAAGACCCAGGTAGTCCCTGATGACTTGTATGAAAAGTTGTTGGGGTTGGTTTCACCCAGCCATGTCAACCGATACTGGGACCCGAAATCAAGTACACGAAAAAAAAAATTAACAACCAAATCTAAAACACGTAACCGTCGCCACAAGTAACGTTCGAATGACCATTTTTTTTTTAACACATAATAATTATAAAAAAAAGTTTAAAAGTTTAAATTAGATATCATTCAGTTTGAACAACACATAAAATTCGAAACATGGGCAACGGATTATCGCTATCCAACTACTATGAAAACTATGAGCACGGTTTTAAAAGTCAAGGCCTGGGTGGCGGAGGTCAAATGCACCGACAAAGACAACTGCAACGGCAACAACGGCAACGGCACCGACAAGGTCACTTTATCAACTTTGAAGACGTGCAGTCAATCATTGGTTCTGACCGCGAACATTTTTTATTGATAAGCACACTGGATGCGGGAAAGCAAGACTGTATTATAAAAAACACGGTTCTTGCTAAAGACGAAGAAGCGCAAATAAATGACATTATTTCCGGACAAAATGCCAACGCGGAAGAACTAACGGTGGTGGTGTACGGAAAAAATGCGACCGACGAAAGGGTTATGGCCAAGTACACCCAGCTACAAACGCTGGGTATTTCGAATGTGTGTGTGTATTTGGGCGGCATGTTTGAATGGCTGCTGTTGCAAGACATTTACGGAGACGAACTGTTTCCAACTACGGGCAAGTGCTTGGACATACTTGAGTTTCGTTCGCCGTCCCTAGGGTTTTGACCCTTTGGGCTTGCATACCCCCTTCATGCACTCGCCCATGTAATAGTAGTAGTCAATGTCTCTGCCAAAAGTGAGGTCGGGCCCGTCCACGCTTCCAGCCACGCACTTTCCGTCAGGCGATATGCCCAACGAATTCAGCACTCCGCTCCCCGCCTTCGGTTCAACTCCGCTTTTATCCGTGTTTGAAAATTTTACCCAGCCACAGCAACATTTTTCAGCGCACGTTCCCTGACTCGTAATATCGCTGCACACTTTGTCCAGTTTGTCGTGGTTCATCTTACAAAACCCGTCGGTTGACTTGCAGGTTGCTGACTTCTGTTGAAGCTTCTCGCGCGTTTCCATGGACGGTCCATTCGGAAGCAAGTTGGACACGGCACCGATAACCGTGTTTTCTACGGCCGTACCAATCGATGCAATGGACGCGCTGTCTGCCGTCATTGGCTCGAGTTTGGCTTGTTCGGACGGGTCATGTGGGTTTTCAAGTGTTGGAGAAGGTTTTGGTTTTGAAGAACTTAAATTCGGAGTGAATAACTCAATTGTCACGCGCTTCGATATTTTGCTGGACGGTTTTTCCGCATCAATGTCGTCAATAATACTGGTGGCGTACTTGTTTGTGTTGCGCACGTCTTTGGAAGCTTCTTCGTTTCCAATTTGAATTTGAATGTACAAAACAAAACCTAAAATAAGAACCGCAAGGCCAATAATGTGCGACGCATTTTCCATAAACGATGCACCCAGCGTAGACTTTTTAGCCCCGGACATCATCGATTCCGCGAATTCCATGACGGCGGTCTTTATGTCAGTAAAAATGGTGGTAAAATCATCCGGGCTCGGAACACGAACTGAACCGGACCCTGGATTTTTAAATGAGTCGGTTATATTCCCTATGTTACCAAAATTCATTTTCTATGTTTTTTCTTTTTTTCTTTTCTTCGTTTATATTCTTTCGTTTATTTCTTCGTTTATTTCTTCGTTTATTATTCTTTCGTTTATTTCTTCGTTTATTTCTTCGTTTATTATTCTTTCGTTTATTTCTTCGTTTATTCTTTCTTTCTTATTATTGTATATTTTATATTTTTATTTTTCATTCGCTGCTGCTACCATAAAATATGTCGACTTAAATTGTTTGCGGAATATTTATTGGTTTTCCAGTTGCCCAACATTCCTTTGGTTCGGGTGAGATAGTTTTTACGCCGTTTTTTGTTGTGGTGTTTGGTGTAGTCTTCATAACCCATTTGTCCGAAATTGACCCACTTGTTGTGTACGGAATCATAAATGGAATACTTTTTTTCCGGGTTTCGTGCGGGATACAGTTTGGCAGTTCTACCCAGGTACTTATACGCCATGCGCTGGGCGGTTCGCGGTCTTGAATATGAGTACAGCCGTGTCGGGAAGCTTTTACGAGTGCGTGGCGACTCAAACTTAATGCGCATTTCTATAATTCTGTATAGAATATTTCTATATATATGTATATATAAATATTTAAAAATAAATACGTATTATTTAAATATTATTTTAATACTATACTACTACATTATACTACAGTATGTGGCTTCATATCTCTCAATTATTTCCTCAACGACATCCGGAGTATCCGGAAATACGAATCGTGTATCACTATGGTGAGCGGTTTTATAGCGCTTCTGCCGTAGATGCGATTTTATCCCGGCAAAGCAGTACTAATACTACTACTACTACTACTACTAACACTACCGGAACAACCACAGGAGCAGTCGAACCAATCGGAACAACCACCCTCGAAAACGAAGAAGAACAGTCAAAGTCAATTGCTGACTCATCCAGTCCAAGAAGCGTAATTTCTGAATCCAAGCACGCTGCTCAACATCCAGGCAGTCGCAGTATTGGAAAACGCAACCAGCAATTTTACTTGCCAGATGGCTTCGTGAAACTCATGCACATAAGCGTAGAAGACCGCGACCGTAACGACAGCGAACCCAACGAAGGTTATGACAAGTGGTACGGTCGTTATGAAAAAGAAAAAAATACAGTTATGAGAACCAGTATCGAGTACGATTTGCCGGATTCGGTTGATATTTGCGAATATGAAACACTTGCGCATTTCGCACAGGAACACGACAAGCAGTGCTGGGGCAATGATTACGCCCCTTCAAATACGCACAACGTGTGGAAAAATCCACACTACATGTATTACAACACAGTTACTCTGAAGTGGGAACCCTTGTCAAGACTCAGGTAAAAATAAAGTGCTACGTTACCACGTTACCATTGGTTTATTTTCTTGCGGTTCTTGCTGGTTTACTTGGCCGACAACACATCATATAACATCGTGCAATGGCACATATTCCAAATACAACACCAGTGATGATGAAGATAACATGAACAATTGGCATCAAAGTTATCTCTATAATTCTATATTGTCTGTATTTTTTATTTTGAATAAATACAAATAGACAAATAGTTAAACCGTTCAAACCGGTGCTCTGGGCGTATAGGGTAACGTTGAAACAATTTCGGGTGGCATTTTTTTGAACAAACTTTTCAAATAAATGTAGATGCGTGCATTGTGTGGTGGCTGAGCAGACGCCATGTGAAAGTACCGGTGTTCGCAGTCATTGTTGATGCGGCCATCCATTTGAGAATCCACCAAATAAAGTTGTTCTTGTAACGCATTCGGCGGATAAAACGCCGTCTGAATGTCGTCGCTGTAGCGTATACGCGGTTCCGCATCGGACAGGTAAGTCGAGCACCGGTACAGCGCAAACCCGTTGAAGGCAGAATACACGGATAGAAACGAGTTGCCAGAGTGCATGGCGCGAACCGCAACGCTGTCAAACATTTTACGCATTCGGTCAAGAACGTCGCGCCATTCGCGTTCAAAATGAAAAAAACTGTGCACATACGGGTAAAATGACAACGCCCACATGTCATAATATCCCGCTTCACGCATAAAGGACACGCTGTCCCATTCAGACTGTAAGTCCATCACTTCCTGAAGTACATCTGTATTTATGTCCCCAATACACGCATAGTTATTAAAGTCCATAAACGCAAAATGAGAGAATAAACATGCGTTATCTGCATCCAGCTTGCGTAACGACCGAAGGTAATCTAAAAATGTGTTTCGCGCATGTCCAATGTTTCGCTGTCGTACGGATTCTCGGGGATACGTGTTTTGAATCATTTCAACTCTGGCATTCGGTACACGCGGAGACAGCTCGTCCCGAATAAGCTTTGTAACTTCACGCAATGTTGGGTCAAAATATTCATAAATAAATACAAACTCTACTTTAGAAAAAATATTCGAGCTATAAATACGAACCAAATTTGAAAACAAGTACGAAATACCGTTTACGTTTTTAAATATACACATACCGATGCATAGCGTGGGTTTATTTTCAGTTGCATTTGTATTCATGATATGTTTACAGTATGTATGTAGCTATAACCTATTAACTCCAATCGTTTAAATTCATTTTTTTACTATTCCTTCGCCTTTATTGTCTTTCTTGTACTGTTCCCATGAAATTTTTTTGGGAGGGGGTAAATGTGCGTCTCCTTTCTTTGCGCTTGCGCTTGCGTGTGCATTTATTTTCTCGTACTTTTTATCCAGGTGTTCGGACTTGCGCAGCGCGCTGTCCACGTAAATTTGTTTCAGTAGCTTACCCACTTCAAAAGAGCCTTCGTGCTGGTCCAGCTTTCCAATTTCAATGAGTTTTAGCACAATCAAGAGTTTAGAAAGAATTCCGAGGTCGATTTCATCTTTTTTCAGTTTATTGAAAATGTCCGTGTAGTTGTTGAAAATAAAGGCGCACCTGGAGGTACAAATGGCATCAAATTGTTGCGGGTTTGACAGCGCCAGCCGAGCGTACTCTTTTTTCAGTTTAAGCATGGTTTCCACGTCGGCGCGAATGGCGTCGCTGTGTTGCAGCTCCCGTATTTTGCTTGTGTTGTCTTTAACGTCGCTGTTGGATGCGAGCATTTTTCGCAAATTCAGTCTATCAGCTTCATCCATTGTTGGTTTGTTGGTTGTTGGTTGGTTAAGGGTTTAAGTGAAAAGGTATGTGTAATGTAAGTAAGTAAGTAAGTAAGTAAGATAAAAAATGATAAACGAAAAGTTTTAAATAGTATTATATTTTATATTCTATATTCTATATAAAAGTAATAGAATACAAAAATTAAAAAAAATGTACACGTCATCCACTTCCAATGAAAAAAGTGTTACGCCGGTAACTGAGAACGACTGGCATCTTAAATTTGCGAGAAGTGGTGTGGCAGAACCGCCAACTGGAATAAACCCCAATGTTCAAGTTCGTTTGGTAAATGTCCAAGACGGTCAAAGTGGGGGTTTGACATACCCTGATTTTTTCATAAATCCGTATTTAAATTCATTTGAGTTTGATATGGAAGTATTATGGATTCCTCTTCCTTCAAATATCGGTGGAGACAATTATGCCGTTCATTTTGGAAATACAAAAAAATTCTCGATATTTTTTAATTTTTGGAACGACTACGGTGCCTACGAAAATTATCCTCTACATTTACGTGGCGAAGGCGTATATATATTAAACTCAAGTGGATATCCTCTAGCGAAGGGTGCTGTAGTATCCAGGGGGCCTGGAGAAAATCAATGGTTTCCGGTAAAAATAATATACAATAAAAATGCTGCAGCTACATGGAGTGTTTATGTAAACAATGTGGTCGCATTAACATATACCGATTCTACTGTTTCTACGTCAGATTCTTGGCATAAAGTGTCAAATAATAAAAGTATAATGGTTTCAGCCCATTCTGGTGGGGGGTTTCGTATGCAACTATTTGTACGTAAACTGAATTTTATATACAAAACAACTATTAGTGCAAACACGATGGTAATGCCTCCAAAATTTTATCCTTCTGCAGATGATTCCACATTTTCAAGTAACCGCGCAGCATACGCGCGGTCAATATATCCGCGTATTGCCAATGATGCCTCAAAAACGAATGCCGAACAAATTACGAAACAAAAACGAATTTACAATCGCCACGACGCGTCGTCTCGGGTGGAACGACTCAAACTGCAGGCAATTGGAGAGAGTTCAATGCGACTGAAAGAGCCGGAAACCCTGAGTTTCAAAGCACCCAATGTGAACGATGCGCGCGATGCGCTTCGACGCACTAGGTCTCACGGATACATTGTTCCCAGTAAAAAACTGTGAAACTATATGGTCTGTTGTATTTGGTAGTGGATAGTGGATAGTGGATAGCGATTCATCCAAATGTTGATTCTTGAAACAGCTCAATGTACATGAAGCCGTCTTCGGTTTTTTCTTGGGCGTAAATGGTTCCCATGAGCGCCGCTGTGGGGTGAAGCCGGTTATTGATAAACGCGTACAGCGCAAATTCGGGCTTGAGCGACATGTTTCTGCGAACCACATACATGAACTGTGCCAGCGTAAGGTCGTACGGTACTGCAAACTTGTTTTTTGGCAGTGAGTGTTCGCGCTGTAATTGTTCGCTGCACTCTACAATGACGGGAACCCGGTTTGGATGTTCGGATACGATTCTGTCTGCCACGCGTTTACGGTCCTCAAGCGAAACTCGTTCTTTGTACTTCATTACTATTAATTTATTAATTTATTAATTTATTAATTTTATCTATAATGTATGTGTAAAAAAATCGCTTTATTATTATTTGTTTATTTTATAACTTATAACTTAAAGTTATAAAAATACGCAAATCATAAATTAAATCGTTAAAATAGATTATCATCGTCATCATCATAAAAATACAAATACAAATCAAATACAAAAAAATGTGGGATTTTAATGATGCACGTAATTATTTATTGTATACAAAGAACGCAGTCGGTCAAATTTGCAATGACGACTTTTATGAAGACATCAAAGCCGTTGCTTCAAATCCAAAATATAAAACGTTTCTAGAAGTGGGTACCTGGAACGGTCTAGGGTCAACAAAAGCATTTGTCGAAGGGTTTAAACGTCGTCAGTACGGTGACAGTGACAGTGATTACACGTTTTACAGTCTGGAATGTAACAAAGACAAATGGTCGGATGCGGTAAAGTTGTACAATGATAGTAGAGTACACGTTTTAAACGAGGTGATATGGAATGAAGAACCCGCTGATTTTTATGAAATCTTTCCACAGTGTCTTACTGATGAACGGTTCAAACATTGGAATGAAGTGGACTTGACAAATATGAAAAAATGTGAAGTGTTTTTGAAACGCGAAAACCTGCCTAAAATGTTTGATGTCGTACTATTAGATGGCGGAGAGTTTACGACCTACTACGAGTTTCAGCTACTAAAAAATCGGTGCAACGTCATTATGCTGGACGATGTGAATGTGGACAAGTGCAAACTGATTGTTGAAGAGCTTCGGTCCAATCCGCAACAGTGGACCATTATTAAACAGGTAGATTTAAGAAACGGGTACTTGATTGCGGAAAGAAAATCATAAAAAATATACTATTTAATGATTATTACATGTTTATTACATTATTACCAGTTAAAGGTTAAATAAAGAATATTCCAAAAAAATCTAAAATCTAAAAATGATATATTTTATTGTAACTACATGCTTGATGGGTTGTAAGTTGAGAGAAAGTCAATATGTTGAAGGAATAACTAAACTTAGCCAAGTCATACGCAATTTACACATGGAAGATAGAAGTAAGATTATAGTCGTTGAAAACAACGGAACGCGCGAAACACTTTTTGATACGTTGGTTTCGGACATTTCGGACATAGTAGGAGCTGAGATATACTATACTGAAAACAATTCCAAAGAAACCAGCAATAAAGGTACAAAGGAACTACAAGATGTGTTTGACTGTATCACCAAATACAATATACAAGACACCGACTTCATTGTAAAAATGACTGGCCGGTATGTATTGGAAGATAACAGCGAGTTTATGAATGTTATCAAAGACATTCACAACACCAATTACGATTGTGTAATAAAGTATGGGCCGTATTGGAAACCGGTAGATTATAAAATGGATGACTGCATTACCGGATTAATCGGAATGTCTTGTTTCTATGTAAAACAAATCGAATATCCGTATGAGTCCGAATGCGTTGAAATACGGTGGGCGAAAGCCACCTACTTAATGGACGAATCAAAAATACATAAAGTAAATCAATTAGGAATCAACATATGTCCCGGTTCCAACACGTACTTTATGGTATAACCGAATAACCTAATAATAAGAAGTTAGTTAGTACTTATCTACTTCTTATGTTTATGTTTTTTATTTTTAGACGACTTTGCAGGTCCAATTGCTTCCGGCTCGTAACCTGTTTTACCTGAACTTTCGGCGTTGGCGTTGGTGTCGGCTTTGGCATTATCAGGGGCGGCCATCGGAACGCGCATCGACTTTTCGTTCTTTTCAGCGTTTTCAGGTTGGTACACGCTTTGCCGCATTTTGCTCGGGTCTTCAGCGGCCCGTTTTTCTTCCAGTTTTTTTTGCATTCGTTCCCTTGTTAATGCCATTTTCATGTTTCGGTTAAGTTCAGACTGCATGGCGTTCAAATTGATTTTCGATTTGCTGTTTATACCCGCAGCCGCCGCTCCACCTGCACCAGGATTCAAATTCATCGCTTTGAACAGCTGCGCAATATCGGCCATTCCATTGCCCCCCTTTCCGCCAATCCCACCACTGGACTTCATTTTTGCCATAAAGTCACTGGCTTCTTTGAACAGCTCGCTTTCTTTGATATCACCCGACTTCATTTTTTTATCGAGTTTTTCTCCCACTTTTTTTATAATTCCGGTCAACTTGCCCGGGTTTTTTATCAACTTTTGAAACACGCCCGAAACACTGGTTTCATTTGACACGTCAATGTTCAGCTCGGTCACGGTTTCTTCTGCGATTTCTTTTGCGAGTGCACCGATTTTACCATCCAGTAGTCCGGACAAGTGCTCGTGAATGGATTCCGCGTTTGGAAACGCGCTCTTACGTCTGCTGTCATCAGCATTTTGGTTTTGGTTTTCACCGGCGCCACTCTCATCATGAACATCCACATTGAAAGTATCATCTCCGTCAGCGTTAGAACTACCTTCAAACAAGGCTTGAATTCCAGCCATGGTTTCCTCCAGCTTGCTTTTAAGTTCAGTTTCATCAATGGCTTCAAACATGCGCGCAGTATCACCGAACGACAAGTTGTCTCGTGAAATGCCGCCAACAATGGTGAATGTTACAAGCTGCAAGTGTTTCCAAAGATGGTCTTTGGTAGTGTCGGTAACATCGGCCAAGTTCCATACCATTCGAAAATCCACATTCGGCAAAAAATCAACGCACACGTTGTTTGAAACGGCAGGGTCTGCAGAAAAAATGTGTTCGTTCTGGTACAAAATGTCGAAAAACCGTTCCGGGTAAACGCGTCGGCAGTGTTCAAACAAAACGCACACGTTTTTTTCCGACATGTTTTTAATGCACTCATCTGGAAACGGATTGGACCGGGTTTTATCCACAAACTCAACATCGGTGTACTCCTGCATGTCGAGCACCTTGTAAATTCCGTCCTTGTACTCTGGAAACGACGCCATAAAACTTGAAATAAAATCGACAATCACCTTTTTAAAGGTCTCTGGAACCGGAACCGGAACCGAACTTGAACCCGAATCCATTTACTAAAATAAAATTAAAATTAAAATTAAAATTAAAATTAAAATTAAAATTAAAATTAAAATGAAACCTAAAATAAAAATATGTGTAAAGTATGACAAATACGTTTAATATGTATTTTACTTAATATTTATCTACTTTTTACCTTTTTACCTTTTTACAAAATTCAAAATTAATTTTCAATTTTGTGAAATATCACTACTAATCTTACTATTCACTCACCCACTTTACATTAAACTCCAGGCGTCGTGGTTGAAAGGCGCCACCAAAATGTCCGAAATCTTGTTTCGCCAGTAGTCTACCTTCTCCTGGTGTCGAATGTCGTTCATGTTCTTCGGGTAAATCGGTGTTTGCTGCATGAGTTTGGCAGCTTCCGCAGTCATGGGCGGTTTGTACCCGTAACAGTTCACACCGTATTTGGTTTTGGGGTTGTCAATGTAGCCGCCGTTTACACCTGGACGACCGCAGTCCTTTTCATGCCCCTTTATTTTTTGCAGTTTTTGCCACGTTTCTTTTTGTGTGGGGTACAGCGCCATTTGGTTGTCGGACCAGCCGTACACGCACCATTCGGCGCCCTTGTTATACGCTTCCTCCATTTCATTATAAGATGCCAGCCGGGCACCATATGCGTCGCATATTGCCTTGGCATCGTCGTACGTGTAGTAGTTTCCGGGAATATTGAACACCTGTTTCTGCGCCTTCAACACGGGAAACGCAGTGTTCGTATACGGTTGACTGACTTCAATATCGATTTCGGGTTTATCCGAAAACAAGTTTTTGACTTCCGTGCTCACATTCACGTTGAACAAGTACTGCATGCCATTCACGAAAATGAGAACCACGAAAATGGACCACACTAAAATTTCAAACAAGCGGGTCAGTCGCGGGTTGGCCGTTGCGCCGGATGACGATGATGATGACGCTCCGTTAAAGAAACCGCTGAATCCATTACTGGACCCTTCAGAGCCGCCGTCACCTCCCAGTCCACCAATGCCTAAAGATGCAAACAACAAATAAAAAACAACGATAATCACAAACAAAAAAACCACCATTGTAATATTTCCTTTGTTTGCCCCTACCACGCCACTAGTGGCCGGTTCTGCGTTCGTTGTTGGATTGTAACTTATGTTCATTCTATGATTGTCTTTTATTCTATCTAATTATTCTAATTATTCTAATTATTCTGATTATTCTGATTATTCTGATTATTCTAATTCTAATTATTCAAGTATAGTGAATCATATATTATTATACTAAAAATAAAAATATACTAAAAATATTTTGAAACCCCTAACCCTTGACTCTACGATAAAATAAACAGTAGGGCGATGTGCCTTCAATGTGCGTGTCCGGCATATTTGTTACTTCGCGCACATCCGCGTCATTGAAACTGAACCACCGCCCGTCTTCAATACGTATGGTTGCCGTATAATGCCCGCCATTCATTGACCCCATGTGGTTGCACACCCCAAATAAGTCATACACATACGTTTCGGGATTGTACCCCAACACATACTTTGAAAAGGACACTGTTTTCAAAGGGATGCGAACGGATGTCGTATTTTTTTTGTACTTTCCAAACGCATTGGTTCGAGAAAACCGCTTCAAGTTAATAATCATAACCTCCGGTAAACTCCAAAACGATAAATGCTTATTCACTTCTTGCAGTTGATTCGTTTTTTCATTCCGCCACTTGTTTTCCCCGTCTAAACGTTCGGTTTCGCAGTACGCGTCAAAACAGTCGTGCAATGAAACACACCGAGACCCGGGTTCACTACCAGTAGACTCGGGTATAACCATTTCCAATACGGAAAACGGTTCTGGGTTTGCACTCAACGTGTTTCCGTTTGCCGTATCTGAAATAACCGACAGCTGAATGCCATAAAAAATGTCCAACACTTCAGAGTAGTCTTTCGCGTACCTGTCGCGCAACATGGTGTAACATCGTGTGGCGACTGAATCCAGCTGGTTTTGTTCGACACCTTCCACTCGCATGACCACGCTTCTAGCGAGCGCGTTATGAAACGCATCCAATAAAAACAGTAAAAATTCTCCACTATCGCTTTGACCCCATCCTTGAAACTGAAAATTATCCATATGGTGCGACACTTGATGTACCGCACTTACAAACCCTCCCGGGGATACCGTGCAATTCTGACTCCACAACATTTTACGCAGTTCATCCCAATCGTCCAGCAGGCGGGCGTTAAATTTTCGATTGGTAAGCGTTTTTCGGCGCTCTTGGAGGTGTTTATTGTCCAACAATTTGTTTAGCTCATACGTGTGCGACAGCACGCTCAAACATGCGCTCATGTAACACGTGTTTCCGCAATTTGATAATCCAGAAATACCTTTTGCTTTATTCATGGTATTCGTATTCTTGTGTTTTATTCCTGTTGACTTGTATTTATTTGTTTTTTCAATTTGATGTTGTTTTAACTTGATATTTTCAACGGCGTTGATATTGTTGCGGTTGTTGCTGTTGCTGTTGCTGCTGTTGCTGCTGTTGGTCAGGTGGATAAAAATTACGCTGCTGCTGTTGCTGCTGCTGGAACTGCGCGTTTGCACCACCAGCTCCGGGTCCAATGTCGCTGTTCCGTTTTTGCTGGAGCTGCTCCATGGAGACGCTTCCAATTTTATCGGGCACGTAGTCTTCCGCCGGAGTGTTAATGCTGTCACGGAAGTCGATTGTGGCGTAGTTGTACATTTGTCGAAGCCCGCCGTTGCCCTTTGCTGACAATTCGTCACTGCTTTGGTCTAAAAAGCTGAAACTGTCGGACGTGACGCCGTGTCCGCCCAGACCGTCTTTGAAAATGGAAAATGCAAATGGTTCGCCGTTGTTTTGAGTGGCGGCGTTGTTTGCAACCACGATGCGCGGCTGAAGGTATTGTTTGATTTGTTCTCCAAACAGAATTTTATGGCCGTCGGCCAGAAGCAGCAGCGCTGGCACTCTATCCACTTGGGGCGGAAGAATGACGCGTTCCCCGTTTTCAAGCACAATGTACCACGCGTTTCCAACCCGCACGCGTTTGTCAATGCACATGAAGTGAATGTCTTTGTGCACCGACCCCTTTGAAATGGTTTGAAGAATTTTTCTGGAGTTTTCGCACTGGTTGCTATAGTATAAAATACAACTCATAGTTACAAAATTCAAAATTCAAATTTACAACATAACTTACATGCTGTAACTACTATTTAATATATTTAATATTAAATTACAGTTTAACTAATCATTTACTTTTTCCCTTTTTTTCCCTTTTCTGTAAAAAAAATCCAAGCTGAAATATCTTCAATATCATTACAATCATGACGGAAAAAGTCATTTTCAAAATTTCGAATTTCGTTAATATCTGCGCGTCCTCTCGCACATTTTTTTATGAACTCTTCTTTTGACTTTGTAAAATAATGATGAATGCAAGCTATATCATCCGTTCCATTTGGGTTAAAGGGTCCATTAACCTGAACTCCATGGCAATCCACTGCAATTCCATAACGTAATTTTCCATGATGCGGTGTAACCATGTACATAATATCGTCGGTTCGAACAATCCATTTTGTATGTTGATTCACACCGATTTGTCTACGTGTAAATCTTTCTAATACGGGTAGTGGTTGGTAGTGTTGTTGATGATTACTTCCGAAAAGCACCCAGTTAAGCGCTAATGCACCGTGTTGACAATATTTTTTTAATAACTCTATAACTGTATTGTGTTTTTTTAACACAATAAATTCATCAATGTCTATGTAGGCCACCCATTTATGTTTATTTCGAAACCGGTGTAAAAAGTCATAATATGCATTCATTTGCTGACACTTTCCTGGAAAGGGTATCACCGTAACGCAGGATGGATATTTTGTTACAAGATAACTCATGGGTTTTATATTGGTATCATCATTATCATATATGTAAATATGGGTGAATCCCAAGTGTATATGATACTCAATCCATTCTTCAATATACAACTGTTCTTCTTTTACAATTGCACATATAACTGCGGTTTCGGTATCTTTTTCAACTTCAAATGAAGGCGTAGGTGTATGTACTATCTCTGTATCCATAGGCTATCAATGTCTCTATTAACGTAACGTGTAACATATACATACTGTATTTGGTATTTGTTTATACCATAAATATCATAAATGTGATAAAATATAATATAAAATATAAGTAAAATTGATTTAAAAGTCATACGAGCACCTAACTAACAACACTAGTGTAAGTCATTATCTACAATGGAAAATATACTTGAAGCTGGATTAGACGCCGTGAAATCAATCATTCCTGACCCCGTACAAAGCGTTATTTCCATGGTTGGAGGCGCGTTAACTAAAAAAGGTAAAAAGGCCGAAAAGGGAGACAAAGGAGAAAAAGGAGAAAAAGGCACATCCTCGTCGTCATCGTCGGATGATGATGAAAAAGAACACCCGGAAAAACCGGTTTCAGATAAAAAACAAAAACCTCGAAAAGAAAGACAGAAAAAGCAGAAAGAGCCGGGGGCGGAAACGGATATTGTTGCAATTGCAAAGTCAAAATCAAAACATGCCAGTGTATCTACAGCAGCCGCAGCAGAAGCCGCAAGCAGCAAACTGTCTGCGCAAATCAACGCGCATAAATTGCCGGTGATTTCCAACGTTCAAGTTTCAGGAAAAGATGAATTGCAGTTTACGCTGGAAAATGCGGACGTGAGTATCGCCAACGGTCTGCGCCGCATTCTTTTATCGGAAATACCGTGCATCGTGTTCCGAACCGATGTTGTTTCAGACACCACTGAAAATACGGTGTTTCATGTAAACACAACGCGTCATCACAACGAAATTTTGAAACAGCGGTTGCGCTGTGTTCCCATTTGCATTCCGTCTAAAAACAAGGTCACTGACTTTGATTATAAAGCGTACCGTTGCGAAGTTCAGAAAAAAAATACGTCCGATGTAACCACATATGTGACAACCGAAGACTTTAAAGTCATTGAAAAGGCTACCGGAAAGGAAGACAAAGCCCTGACAAAACAAATGTTCGTGCCTGACCCGTTGTCCGGGCACTACATTGAGTTTGCTCGACTTTTACCGCGCGTAGTTGATTACACAGACGGCGAAGAACTGCACTTTTCGGCCGAGTTTCACATTTCAACGGCAGAACAAGACGGTGCCTACAATGTTTGCAGCACGTGCACGTACGCTTGCACACCTGACAAAAACAAACAAAATGAAGCGTGGGAGGCTATTAAAGAAGCGGAAAAGGAGAAGGACGACTCCGATGAAAAAAACTGGCGCCTTTCATCTGCACAACGCATCGTTAAACCGAACTCGTTTGATTTTACGATTGAGACAGTTTCAGCGGGTGTTTACACGAACGGCGAACTCGTGCGAAAAGCGTGCGACTGCATGAAAATCAAATGCGAACGATTTATTGAAAGCATGCTGGACGACACGGCATCAAATGTGGTTGAAGCCAAGTACAACGTCACGATGCCATTGGCGTATAACATTGTTTTGAAACGAGAAGGATACACTCTTGGAAAGGCGCTTGAGCATTTGATTTATTCCAAACATTACTACGGGGACAGAACGCTCACCTTTTGCGCTTTCAAAAAAACACACCCGCATGATGCGGACAGCTTCATTCAAGTTGCATTACAAGACGACACTGAAAATAATGTCGCGCACGTTTCAGCCGTCGCGGTTTCTGCTGCAAAAGACGTTATTTCGATGTTTGAACACATTAAAAAACAATTTATTGACCAGCCTTAAACATAGTAGCCTTAAACGTAGTAGCGCCGAACCAAATAAATAAAAATAAATTCACGTTTTATTTTTATTTATTTTCTTTCATTTTATTTCGTTCATCAAACGTTCATCAAATACGAGTAAAGTCTGAAAAGTACTTGCTTTCTGTCATCCACTGGTTATAGCTAGACCGCCTCTGCCTTTGGCCGCTGTTGTAGTTGTTGACAATTTCCCTGACTCTTTTCAAGATTAAAATGTATACGCTATGCGCACCAGTGTCTTCATAGTCCAAAAACCGGCGCGCGTATTCCTCTCGAAGCTCAATACTTTTGTCCAGCGCCTCATCTGAAAATGAAACTAGCGCCTCAGCATTCACTTCTTTATATTTCCGGTAAAGTTCATTTGCTTGGACCAAGTGGTCTTCGCAAAACATGTGGCGCGTTTTAGACACAATCACCCATTCGCAACCGCATCCGGGTACGGTACATCTGACATTGGGCGACCCTCGTCTCGGCATTTTTCTATTTTTTTGCTCTTATACACGTAAAATGGGTTGATTTTAAGTAAGTTTTATTTTTTATTACCCACACTCACCCCATCTGCTGATGGTTGTCCTTGATTTACAGGTTTGGTCGGTTTGTTAGGATTATAATTTTTTTTCTGAACTAATCCGCTTTTGATTAAAGTTAAAAATCCAAACAACCGTTTGATACTGTCTCTGAACAAGAATGCGTACGCTACAAACACTGCGCCAATAATCATGTAACTAAACGGTTCTGGAAAACAGAAGTTGGCGGAAATCGCCATACCGACTGAAAAAATAAATATGAGAGTGGGGCTAATTTCAGATAGCAATTTCAACCAATTCTCTCGCTTTTTTTCGGTTAAAAGCGGGTACAGTAACAGCTTGGCCAAAAACAGTGCAGGTAGAATGAAGTAACTTGCTCCGGCCGCTGGCATTATGGTGAACGCTCCGAACACTAGTGTGTACAAAATACCTTCGAAAATTTTTCCACCAAATGTTTCTGTCGTATATTTTTGGGAACCGGCCTTATCTTTCTTTGCAGTTTGGTTCCATATACTTCCAATCAACATCATGACTGTTGTACCGAGTCCAAGCCCGAAAAATGGGATAAGTACAAATAGGAACAGTAAAATGTATAACAAAACCATAACATTACTCGCGAATACGTATTGTGATTTGGGGTCGGGTTCATTTTTTTTATCATCTGGAACCGCGCTCGGTGTTTGATTAATCATGGTGACATTCAGCCAACGAAATAATTTTTTTATTATAGCGCGATGGTTCCCGTAACAAAAGTATATGCTGTTTGTAAACCATTCTGTAATTGAGTCCATGAATGTTTCTTTGTACACTTTTTCATTTTTGATAAAAGAGCTATCCTCTTCTTTATCATGCTTACCGTATTGCGTACCGTCTTGAAATTCTCTTGCTGACCACTTATATGGAACCGCTGACTTTTTATCGCCTTTGACATATTTTAAAAATTTTGAAAACTTGTTTTCATCTGGATTTTTATTGGATTCATCATCGTCGTCATTTGAATTACTTTCGTTCTTTGCTTCTTCTGCTTCTTCTCTTTCGACTTTATTTTTTTGAGGAATTCCTCGACTCCAATCAAAACCGTATGGCGCATACTCAATATCGTCGGGAAACAGCTGGTCCAGTTCGCCTATAATCGTATTTGTAAAGTTTTTGGATGGGTCATTATCAACTTTACTGTCCGGCCGTGTAAAAGAAAGCATGCTCACACAAATCCATCCCCAAATTGCAACCAGAATAAAAATTGCAATCAAAGACTCAAAAAATTCAAATACACCGCTCATCAGGGTTTTCATAAAATTTTCGGCGTCTTTTTGCGCTTTTGCAACATCTTCGTCCGTTGCGTCTGCACCCAACTTACCTATTCCCGAACCAACCTCAAAAATCGGCTTAAGATAGTCCGTCATTCTTCACAATAACTCAATAAATTCAATAAATTCAATGATTTCAATAATCCTATTATCCTATTATCCTATTATTCTAACCAAAGCAAAAATATTTCAACATTGAAACTTATGTTGACATTTTTTGACATTTTTTGATATTTAGACATTATTTATTTTTTGAATGCTTTCATTTATGTACATATACGATAATACTCACTCACAATCGATGTTTTGCTCGGTCGGGTTATTTTGCAGATTTCGCCCGGACGTATCCCAATTGCTTGTGCGACCGGGTCATATCTTGAAATATTAGGCAACTGGTCCATATCCGTGACATTGAAGCGTTTTAGAACATCCTCCGTTTGTGACCTTGACAGCACTTCATGTCGTGGAACGTACTGGTGGTTCAAAATGTTGAACTGCAACTGGTCCAGCGTGAAAATGATAATAAAGTAGTTTGACTGCGACCACAGCTGGTTCAGAAGTTGCACGATTGTATCATTCGGCGGCTGTTTTGTGACAATAATTAACGTGTCGGTGTTTTTTGAATTCGAGGAAAGCACTTCATCTATAACGAACAAGTCGTCCACTACATTATGCACGAGGGCGGGGCTAATACGTTGCGACGTAAAGTATTTCACGTACACTTTACGCGGTTCATTTTTATCCTCTGAGGTGAGCAACATATCCAATTGGTCATTTTGCTTCATGGTGTGCACTTCGTGGGTGCCGATGCCTTCATAGTCGGAAGTGTTGAACCCTTGTCGTTTCAAAAGCTCCAACAGGTTTTGCCTCGACTTGTATATTGCAATGTTTGCGCTCGTTGAATGGTCATTGTCTGTTTCACTGCTCATACTTGATTTGATACTGGTCTGTCTTCTGTCTACAACTTACTATCTATATATATTTAATCAATTTTATAGTATATAGTATATAGTATATAAATTTATAAATGAACATAAATTTATAATTTTATTTTTTTAGTTTCGCTCCCCACCGGGTTCGAACCGATGACCTTGTGGTTAACAGCCACACGCTCTACCTACTGAGCTAGGGAAGCTAAAATACTTAATTATTTACCAAAGAATATAGGACTCTCACCCATTATGAATTGAATTGTTTCTTTAAGTATTTTTTGGTTACAAAATAATAAAATAATAGCATAATAGCATAATAGCATAATAGCATAATAGTATATTTGTTAATAAAATTTAATAAACAAAGAATACAATTACAGAACTACAGAACAATAATTTTATAACTCTATAACTTATAACTCTTACTATTCTTACCATTACTATTGTATGTCCACCGACACTTCATGGATGCAGTGGGAAGTAATCGACAAGTATTTCGCGCATGACGAACAAACCCTGGTAAAGCACCACATTTCATCCTATAACTCCTTTATGAAGGAGGGAATTCCTAAAATTTTAAGGGACGAAAACCCTATTTCTCTTGAATTCAAAGACACCGACAGCGAACGTAGAAATGTTCAGGGTGCGCCCATTTTGTACACGTGCAAACTTTATTTAGGCGGCAAGAATGGAACCGCGGTTTATTTCGGGAAACCAATTATTTATGACTACAACGATGAAGCGCCGCTGGACGACGATGCCGAGTTCAAGCACTACATGTACCCCAACGAAGCGCGCCTTCGAAACATGTCCTACGTCACCACCGTGCACGTCGACGTTGAAATAGAAATGACGTATCCCAATCCGGAGTTCGGTGGAGGAAAAGAAAACCAACCCGAATTCATTACGCGAACCGGAACTCGGCCACGCGTTTATTTGGGAAAAATTCCAATTATGGTGCAGTCCGACTTTTGTATTTTGAAGGGACTTGAACCGCGCGCTCGGTACTACCTTGGCGAGTGCCGCAACGACCCCGGCGGCTACTTCATTATCGACGGCAAAGAAAAACTCATTATTTGCCAAGAAAAGTTTGCAGACAACCTTATCAACGTGCGCGTTCTGGGCGTGGAAGGTGAAACCAGCGGCCGCGTTTTTACGCACTCTGCCGACATTCGCACCGTTTCAGAAGACCCGTCTAAACCCGTGCGCACATTGTCCGTGCGTGTTCAGGCGCCCACTCCGTCGCACAGCAACGGCAACATTGTGGTATTTCTTCCAAACGTGCGAAGTCCGGTACCGTTGTTTATCGTCATGCGCGCACTGGGCATTGAAAGTGACAAATCCATTCTCGAGCACTGCTTGTACGATTTGGAAGCCAACGAGTCACTGTTGGAGCTGTTCGTTCCTTCGGTGCACGACGCCGGACGGATTTTTACGCAGCAGCAAGCGCTGTCGTTCATCGGAATGCTAACCAAGTACGGTACCGACAAAAATGCGCCGGAAAAAACAATTGTTTGCGCGCACGAAATTTTGACCGATTACTTTTTGCCGCAGGTCGGTGACATGAACTACAAGCACAAGGCGTACGTGCTGGGCTACATTGTGAACAAGCTGATTCGCGTGGTTGCAAAAATTGACTTGCCCACCGACAGAGACAGTTTTCTGCACAAGCGCGTTGAAACGTCCGGCATGCTGCTGTACGACTTGTTTCGCGAGTACTACAAAAAACAAGTCAAGTCCATTCGGCAGTCCATTGATAAAATGTACTACTACGAAGAAACCGACAAGTACCAGTACGAGGGATTTTTAAACATGATGAGCGAAGCCGCGTATAAAACGCACTTCAAGGAGCTGGAACTTGAACGTGGCATCATGAAAGCGTTTAAAGGCAGGTGGGGAGACACCACCCAAACCAAGCGCGTTGGACTGGTTCAAGACGTGAATCGACTGTCCTACAACTCGTTCATTTCGCATTTGCGAAAAATAAATTTGGAAATTGGAAGCGAAACCCTGGTAAAACCGCGCATGCTTCATTCGTCGCAGTGGGGCATGATTGACCCAGTTGACGTGCCCGACGGCGAAAACACGGGATTGCACAAGCACATGTCACTCACAGCGCACATTACGAGCGGGTGTTCAGCGCAGCCCATTCTCCGGTGGTTGCACGACTTTAAACTGGTTCAGTTTGTGGATGAGTGTTCGCCTATACAACTGTTTCAGCTTACGAAAGTGCTTGTCAACGGAACGCTGTGGGCACTAACAAACATACCGGAAGAATTGTTACGAACATTTCGTTTTTGCAGGCGGCTGGCACTGATTCCCGTATTTATCAGCATCAGTTGGAGGTACTCTATCAATGAAATTCACATTTTTACGGACGCGGGTCGGCTGTGTCGACCCCTGTTTTACAATGACAATCATGACGTTGACGACGCGCGTTCTTTACCCGTTCCGAGTTATGCTCGGTTGGTGCATAAAGAAATGAATAAAGAATGGAAGAAGCTGACATGGTCACACCTGGTTTCAGGTACCGCCGAAAAAACGGTTCCCGACTTCAACCACGAACACTACGAGTTCTATCAAATGGATGAACTTTATGGAAATGAGCAACCGAGACAAGAACAAGAACAAGAACCAGAACAAGAACATTCCGGACTCAACCGCAAAAGTAACGGACTGTTTACCCGCCTTCGACGCAACCTGGCAGTGGTGGAGTACCTGGACCAGTCCGAGACGGAGTCGTCGTTCATTCGTATTGAACTTCAAGATGTAGTAGACGATAAAGTAAAGGGCTCGAACAAAGGCAAGGGCAGTTCGGATGATGCGTCAGCACTCAACAAAGTAACCCACTTTGAAATTCATCCGTCGCTTATTTTGGGTGTCATGGGCAACCAAATTGCGTTTGTGGAAAACAACCAATTTCCCAGAGACGCGTTTGGATGCGGCCAAGCCAAACAAACCGCTTCCGTGTTCCACACCAACTTCTTTTCACGCATCGATAAAATGAGCATGGTAATCAACAACGGCCAGATTCCGCTCGTAAAAAGCCGGCTTTTGGAGTACATTAACAACGAAGAACATCCCAACGGCGAAAATGCAATCGTTGCAATCGCGTGTTACAACGGGTACAATGTGGAAGACTCCATTTTGTTTAATGAAGCGTCTGTAAAACGCGGGCTGTTCAACATCACGTACTACAACATGTACGAAGACTGTGAGGAAAATGACCCCGAACCCGGGTCGACTGCAAAAAGCTTTTTTTCAAGTTCGTTAAACTCCGCCGTCCGCGGAATCAACAGCGACCACGATTATCGACACTTGGACTCCGCTGGAATTGTCAAGGAAAACACGCCGCTTACCGAAAAAGTGGTGGTTATCGGGAAACTGAAACGTGGTGCTGGTGGTGCTGGTGCTGGTGCTGGTGCTGGTGGTGACGGCGGTGCCGATTACTATGCCGTTCCCGTGGTTGCGAAAAAAGGGCAGCTGGGCTACGTTGATAAAACGTACATGACAGAGGGTATGAAGGGTACTCGAATCGCAAAAGTACGCGTTCGCGAACACCGCTACCCTTCTATTGGTGACAAGTTCTGTTCCCGATGCGGCCAAAAAGGCACGGTCGGTATTATTGTACCGGAACGCGACATGCCGTTTACTGCCGACGGCATTCGCCCTGACCTTATTGTGAACCCGCACGCGTTTCCGTCGCGTTTAACGGTGGGTCAGCTCATTGAAACCTTGGTTGGAAAGGCGTGCGTTCTAACCGGCACGTTTGGAGACTGCACTGCGTTTCTAAAAACCGACCCCGAAACACGAGGACAAGTGTTCGGAAACATACTTTCGAAACACGGGTACCACTCCAGCGGTAACCAAGTGCTGTACAACGGCATGACGGGCGAACAAATCGAGTCAGATATTTTCATTGGACCCACGTACTACATGCGGCTGAAACAAATGGTCAAAGACAAAATCAACTACCGTCGAACGGGACCGAACACGGCACTCACGCGCCAGCCGGTTCAAGGCCGCGCCAATGACGGTGGTCTTCGCGTAGGTGAAATGGAACGCGACTCGATTATTTCGCACGGCACGGCTCGCTTTTTACAGGAGTCCATGATGGTACGCGGCGACCAGTACTACCTCGCAATTTGCAATACTACCGGCATGATTGCCGTGTACAACGAGTCGCAGGACCTTTTTATGAGTCCCATGGCGGACGGGCCTGTAAAGTACGTTGGCAGTATGGCCGAACTGAAGTCGGCGCAAGTGGTAAATGTCACGCGACACGGGCGGTCGTTCAGCGTGGTTCACATTCCATATTCTCTCAAATTATTGATACAAGAGCTGCAAGTGTTGAACGTTCAAATGCGCATAATTACGGACGCCAACATCGACAGCATCGAAAGCATGGCTGCATCCCGAAATGTGGAAAAGCTGCTCAATCAGCCGGGCGCCGACTTGTCAACTGTGGCGTTGGAAACCGCGCGAAACCTGGGACTGGACGCTGACCCCGGAATGGTGGCTCACTTAAAATCGGATGTGGATTTTGATACCGGCAATCGCGAAAGCGACAATGACAACGACAACGATGGTTATGGTGATGGCGATGGCGATGATGATGGTGACGATGCATTCGCCTCCATTGCAACCAGTCCGAATATGCCTCTTACTGCCACTAAAAAGAAGAAGGGCGAAAAGGGCAAAGGAACGGGCAAAAACGACTTTCCCGAAACGCTGGGACTTGCCGGTGCAGAAGGATTACAAGTGGTTGAAGAGCACGGGTGGATGTTGCTGCCCGAACTGGGAGATAGGTTTGGTGAAACGTTTGCGTCAATTGTAACCAACGAGTCCGGCAAACCCACAGAGTACTGGCATACCACCGACCATCACGGCAGGTATCCGAACAGGTACCCGAACGGATGGACTCCTAGCGGCTCCAAGAACAAATGGGGTTCTACGCGGCCCATTGAAACGGCAGACAAAGTGGCAGCGCTTAAACTGTTTCCCGAACCCAGCAAAGACAACTTGAAACTAGCGCATGAGTACTTGCTTCAATTCAAAAGCGATAAGTATCCTCGCATACCATTCTTATTCAAGTCTCCAAGTTCAGCTTCAAACGGTCAAATGGATGAGATGAGTTCTTCAGTGGGTCCGGTGGGTCAGGAGTCCAGCGATGAAATATTTGAAGGCAATTCCGTGGCCGTGCTTCATTCCCAACTCATCAACGTTGGAAAACAAATTTCGGCAATTGAATTAAAGGTTCAAGTCATCGACCAACGCAGCATGAAAGAAGATGGTGTTAAAGATTATTCGAAAGAAGACATGCAAGAACTTGAACGTCTGGTTCGCCAGTTGGTCAAACTTCAAGCCGATAAAGAACGCCTCACTAAACAACTTGCTGATGAACAACTTGTAAAGTCAATTACAAACAACATTGTGGCTACTCCGGGTCTGGTTTCCGACCCGTCATCTGTGTCACCGTCAATATCGCCATCACCGTCATGGATTGGGTCCCCACAAGTGTATTCTCCACCTTACACATCCATGTTTTCACCACAGTCGCCAGTGCAACAAATGCCTATGCAACAAATGCCAATGCAACAAATGCCAATGCAAATGATGCCAGTGCAAATGATGCCAGTGCCAGTGCAAGGCCAAGGCCAAGGACAAGGCCAAAATATCGTGAACGCCGCCGCCGACAACTCAGCTGCAACTACCCCTAGCGATACAACGACCAAGAAAATAGTACTGACATAATAAAAAATCAAAAAAAAATAATTACAATAATAAATTGATTTGTTATTGCAATTCATATACTACTACATGAAGAGTGAATCGAGTCAAACAAAAGATGTTTTCAAAACTGAGATGTGGTTTCAATCCGCATGGAGCCGTTAGTTCCAAATGCGAGGCCGATAATGTACGATATGAAGCAGCACGACTTTCTTCTGCAATTGCGCAACAACTCAAAGTCAAGGACGACAGTCGACTTCAAACCGAGGAAACTGAAAAAATACTTGGACTGAATACAATGAACAAGGCGAAGCTGACTGCACTGGCGGAAATTATACTTACGGAGACGCTCTACTACAATCAACTTGGCGAAATTGGCTGCTTACTTGCATCTGCTTACAGCGATGACGAAAACCAAAACAGTCAGCTTTCAGCCAACTTGTTGATTGCAAGTGGACAAATTCGTCAAAAACTGGTTCAAATCACGGAACTTCTTGACATTTCTTACACCCTCCTCGGTCCAGCAAGTTACACGCAATCCAGTGAACAAAGTCGAAGTATGTATGGACTTTTACTCAGTCTGGTTCACACGAAACTTGGCGGCAATTCGTATGACGCTGACAACGATGAACCATCTGTTGCACTTCGTCGCGAAGTTTTGTCACTGTTGTGTGAGATTTCTGAACATGCGTGGACAGTTATGAACTTTTGCGGAATGTTGAACGCGTTCTGTTACTCCCCAAGTATCGGGTCATCGCCACTGTTTGATACCGTCAAGGTGATTCCTTCTGAGAGCGTGCTTGGAAACAATGGCTGGAGACCTATTTTGAAAGCAGCGATAATGCGAATTCCGGAACCGAAACCTGAATCAGAACTAGAATCAGAACCAGAACCAAAACCAGAAGCCGTACAAAAAGAAGAAGAAGAAGAAGAAGTACCTTCATATGACTAATCATTTTCAGGCACCCTGGCACCCGGTAATATCAGGTACGTTTTTGTTTTTTATTTTTGTTTTTATTTGATTATGGTTCAGACGATGATGCGGATGAGGATGAGGATGATGATGATGATGATGTAAAAAAGTTACTTACTGAGTTGCTAATGTTTCCAAATGCGCTCGTGTAACTGGAGATGTCTCCGTATACCACAATTACAATCATAACAATTACTGCAACAATGCTCCAAATAATATACTTGTATGTTTCACTCACAACTTGTAAATGTGTATCTTCTTCCACACCGTCAATAATTTCTTGGGTCTTGATTATTTTTTTAATACCGGTATTCACTTTATCATATGCGTCAATCCGTTCATTTACTTGCATTTCAGGGTCATCCTGAATGGAATTATACTGCGTCATTACCTTAATTGCTTGTGATATTTTTGCTCCGATAGCGTTTTTCCACGTGGTTAATGCGTTGTTTTCAATATCGGCAAGTCGTTTCGTAGGGTCTTCCACCAGCTCATCCACTCCGCAAAGCGTTCTTGACGTAACTCTTGGATGGGCTGAATCTATCGGGTAATGGTCAAACAGAGTATTATCAATTGCAACCACTTGCATGTTTTGCGGCTTCATGCACGATTTTGAAACTCCTTTGGGACGTTGAAGCCGTTTGTACAACTCTTTACCGGTTACATCTTTCACACGATTTGCATTTGGAAACATGCCTTTATCTTTCAAATAACATTTATCGGGTTCGTTCCTATCCACTACAAAACCGCCGCACTGAGGGTTCGCGTTGCATTGGTCCATGCAATAGCTAATATCCATCGACTCATTGTCTACCGTTTTAAGGTCGTTTCCAGGATTGTCATAATTGGTTTCTACTCCGCCAAGGTCAGTTTGAGAAATTTTCGCGTACTCGGTTCCCAACTCCAAATTTTTAGGCTGAAATATGCGTCGGTTTCCGTCAATTGAAATATTGGCAACTTTACCCTGATTCAAAATGTTGATGCCATTTAAATCATACAACGCCGCTGAGGCAACTTCGCCGGCGTCGTTGAGCCCTTCCCATACGAAAATGGTTTCAGGTGTTCCGTTGGGGTTCCTAACACTAACCGGTTTTTGGACAGACCGTAACTTAATCGTAAACATTTTGAATTTGCCGTCCTTTGAGTCTAACGCAAAAAAACAGTTTCCTGTACTGGAACAAATGTATTCGCCAGCTCCAAGCGTGTAGTTGGGATACATGTACTGCACATACTTCTTTCTAAGCCCCATGCGTCGAGGTAGCTCGTCATTTAAAACCATCGCATTGATTTGTTTGATTAAATTCAGCGGCTGTCCTGCATTGACCGACTCGTTTGTTTGTTTGGTGTCACTATGACTAAAAAATGAGTTTCGAATTGAACCAGCACCATCGGTAAACAGGATTCGTCCGTAATTTGTAACTTCAAAACGAAAGTTATTACATTCGTCATAAAATTTTGAACAGTCAAATGATGCAGTTCTAGTTGATAAAAAACTAGGTGTATTTATGGATAGAGTTTGACCGGATTGTAAACCGGTTCCACACGTATAGCTCGCTTCTAACGTTTTACTACAACCGGATGCCGGGTCCCATGAACCAGGATTATAGTTAAAAATTCTGGAGCCTAGCCCACCTTGTAAATAAGAGTTGGCATTTGTGGCTGCGTCTTTCCAAGGATAATATATTTTATCCATGGCACCATAAGTATCACTTAATATGTCATATGAAACTGGCGGTGCCACGGGTGTAGACACAGACCGTGCTCTGTTTTGTAGCAAAAATGACTCGATGACTTCTGCCCCGTTCTGGGCCTTTTCTCGAGGCCTAGACACCGGACGTGAACCACCAGTACCCATCTGTTATTATTTTTTATACTACTTTTTAATTCTACTTTATTCTTATTTATACTTAATAATACTTTTTATTTATTTTACATTTTCATCTACACATTGTTTTCCATTTACGGTCCCAAAAATCCTGATACCAATACTCGCAACCTTTTGTACACCTTGCAGCAGGTCGTTCGCATCCATGCCCACATGCTCTACCGGTTCGTTGGTTCGGACAGCTTCCTCCTCGTCGCAACCACTCATCAAACTGTGAACGGTCATTGCCACAATTTGGAAAAAAAGTGTTGCAGTATCTTCTCCCCGGTAAAGGTGTTTCTGGCCGACGTACATCGTATATATCAGTTGCTTTTTTCATGTTAATTTGGGTTTGTCGTGATAATACGCTCGAAAAGCTCCTCGGATTGTACGTTGCTACAAATCCGTTTTCTTTATACGTTTTTGGAATTGATTTGCAGTTTTCGCCCCAAGTTCCCGAGATTTTGGTTATCGCACCACCCTTTGCAAAGTCGCACCCGATTAATGGTGCATTACTGCCTATTTTGAATACAATATTTGACTGATTTGCAGTTGGAGTGGCAGTGTTCAAAATGTTCAATGTACCGTCATTTCCAAAGTGTAATATTTTTTGTCCACCCATATTGTAACTGCTGTTACCTTCAAATGCCTTATCTATAACCGGGTTCAAGTCGATTCCTAATCCAGCACTCATAGCGCTTTGAATTGGGCCGGGGTGAATGTAGCATTTGTTCCCGGTGTATGCAAATACGGGCATACCTTTATCCTCGGCCCGTTTCATGCACGCTTCATAGTCACCCCCTCTTACATCTTTTTGTAGTTCGTAACCTGTGGTTGATACGGGGTTGATGTTGAACGTGCCTTTATAAGTTGAACCAGTTGCTTTGCTGGGAAATACCACTTCCACATTAATACCCTCGTTTCCACACGCGGGCAGTAAATTGCCTTGCGCTTTTTTTTTTGTGCTGCCAACGAATACAGAGGGTTCGCTTGCAGCGTTTCCCGATTGGTCAAATGGCGCGCCAACATAGTTTTTGGCGGCATTTGAATCATACGTAAACCCGGTCGGAAGCGCTTCAGGTATTACTCGAATTGGACAACCGTACTTGCCGGATGTACTTTGCATCATTGCACCACCATCATTACTTGGCCACGGTTTAAAAAGCCCTTTATCAGTTACATATCCATTTATGGTTTCATTGGTTCCATTCGGTAGTTTCTTTGACACACTCATATTTTTTCCTGCAAACTTGTGTTTATCGCGTCCGCTGGTTGCAGCTAAAAACTTTGCCGCATTCGCGGTTTGTAACTCTCGAGCTTTTCTAACGGCGTTTATGGTGCCTTGCAATCCACCGATGTCATCCTCATAATCACGTTCAAGTCCAGAAAGTTGCCGAGCGCGATTAATGCTGTCTGCAACGGGGTCTTCCACTCTCACTTCACTCGGTCCTTTGCGACATGACTGTGCAAATACAGGCATCTCTTATCTTATCTTATCTTATCTTATGTTAATATAAATAAATCATAAATAAATAACTAAAATTTATTTATTTATAAATCAAACAAATGCTACATCACTAAAATGAAATAACGTTTACTTTTTCTTTCAAAGTGTCATAGTAAAGCGTAACGGTCATTCCGTACCGTGACATTGTAACATTCGCATTCGCATTCGCGTTCGCGTTCGCATTCGCATTTGTACACGTAGATACTACATCGTTTACATACTTTACAATCGCGTCGCGGTTTTTAGTAAACAACGACCGCATTATTCCGGTATAGTGTGTTCGTGTTGCGTCGGGCAGAATGATGTACTTTCCAAACTCGCGTTCGTCTAACAATTTACACATTCCAAACTCGATGTTCTTGTACTCGATAATGCGATGGTACGGTTCGCAGTCGGAGTGTTCTAAAGTGAGTCCCGGCTCGTGCAGCATGGGTGTGGCATCCATAATTGAAATCATTGTCAGCAGAATCGATTTTAATGTAACGCATCCCGTCCACTGGTCGCCTCGCCAGTTCCCTAAAATGGATAAACACACGTACCCGTTTTTATAAAAATTGGGATGCATTCGCGTGGTTCCGTCGTTGGACAGGAACTTTACTTTGGGCGGTTTGTGCGGGTAATCCGGTGGAAACGTTACTTTGAAAAAGTAGTAGCCTCCATAGTAAAGGGTACCGGGTTGACCGTACAACATGGCGTAGCCGGTTAAAATGTCTTCCTCATCGTGCATGTAATAAATCCCGTCTCCGTCAAGCGGAAACCGCATGATTTCTCGAACATCGCTTAAAATTCGCATTGCAGCGTCTTTTGTAACGTGAACCACGTCGTCTTCTTTTGCCGCTACTGATGCGGATGCTGATTCTGCTGATGCCATTTGAAAAAAAATATGTCAATGTGCTACTATATTGACATGTATTTAACTGGATTTTTTTTGTATTATTACGCTTTACTTATTACTTGTTACTTATTAGTGATTACGTTTTACTGTCTTCGATTTTGTCTTTGATTTTGTATTTTTCGATTTTTTCTTTGTAAATGTGATAGTTTTCGTTTTTAACTTGGATAGCGCTTCTCCTTCTCCTTCTCTATTGGTGTCATCTAATGTTTGTGGTTGTTTTGTTCGCATGGTTCGCGTTATTCGTGTTCCCTTATTTTTTTGACTTTTTAACTTGCGTCGAAGTCGAGATTTATGCATTCGAATATTTCGCGCCCGCGTTGTAAGGTTTTCAAACGGAACGTACCGCAAAAACAGTTTCTCATATTCGGGATTGTACTTGTCGTTTTTCAGTTGCTGGAACTTGGCAGCTTTGTCTCTTCGAAGCATCTCCAACGTTTCTTGTTTGCCGTAGCACGTTCTACTAAACCGTTTCAAAATTCCGGTTTGAACCAACCGGTTCTTGTTTTGAATGTAAAACAGAATGCCAGCCAAACACAGCAGCCTGTCGCGGTTATAATAGTAGCGCTTTGCATAAGAAAATGCAATGTAGAACATCAACATGGTGTCAATACTCGCAATTTTAATGACCTGGTCATTCAACTTGATTGTGTTATAACTATGGCACGCGGTTGGTTTGTATATCAACGCCACAACTGCGCCGTCTGCAGCAACTTTATAATGGTCGTGCACAATTTCTCCAATTGCAGGCATTTTTTCAACTGTAATATCTTCAATACCGTTTGACTTCAGTGTCATGCGAATGAGCGTTGCCAGCTCTTGCGGATTATTTGACAGCACCTCATACTCGCGACTAATTGACAACTTATGGCGTTCATTTTTCGGTAAGTACTTGCCGTACAACACGTCTGCAAACCCGCCAATAAATACAACGTCGCTGTTCAAAAGGACATTGCGTGTAATATCATACACCTTTTTATCCACACGGGAATAACGGGAAGAACCGTATTCTGTATCGTCATTCGCATCATCTTCATCTTTAGAGTTTGGTCGCACTGAAATTCTGGAACAATTCACCATTTTCATCGGGTACACCTTATTCAACAGCGTGAGCCGTTTCAACACTTTTTCCCATCTTGACACGTCGCCTTCGGGACGAGACAGTTCAAGGTACATGGCCATTCTCAAAAAGTTGGTGGGTGCGTACCGAATGCCATGTTTAATGTACGACTTTGCGGAAAGCACACTAAAAAGCGAGTCGTCCATTTGAGTGATGTCTGCGACCGGCATAAAATTCACAAACACTTTGAAGGTGCCTGGGTGTGACCCCGACTTGGCTTCCACTTCATTGTATCCCATCTTAAAAAAAATGTCGGCCAGCTCTTTCGCGTCTTCCAGCGCAGAAGGCGAGTAAAAATCGTAATCGGGAACTTCAATATCGTTGTTGTAAAAACGGTACTTTTCAGGCAGAATTGAATTAATCGCGGTTCCACCGTAACACACCAATTTTTTATCGCGCAAAAATTGTTCTAGTCGCCCAATAATTCTCTTCACTTCCGGCGACTGTGCCACTTTTTTACCCATCCGCGACTCTATCTTGTCTACCGCATTTCTTAATATTTCAATTTCTTTGTCTTCGATTTTTTTAAGAGAATTACTTGAATGGGTTAACGTTGACATTTTGGTTGAATAGTTGGATAATATTATGAATCGTATTAGTATTACATAATAATATTTTTCTGGCTACAAGATTGTATCGTTGTATCATTACAAGACTATACAAGACTATATTACATAGTAACCGTGGTTCCCATCGAGGTTTGAGCCGTCTTGGCCGACGAGAGCGTTTCAGTTGGATTGACTGCCGTTGGCTCCTTCAAGACAATCGGCACGTAACGAAGCTCGGGCGGTTTCAATATAAACGCACTTCCTGAACTGTTGAACAGCTTGAGATACGCTTTCACGTTTGCATCTTGGCTTTGAAATGCCATTGCCACCATTTGACACCCTTCATTGTGCGCAGTCGTAGATACATACAGGTTTTCTGAACGCGTGGACCGTTCCGGTACAATGTACTTTATTGTTTTTTTTGCAGACTCTTTGGAGTCGGCTTTGATATTGTCCTTTATGAACGTGAACGTGTGTTTGTTTGAATCCATCGTAAATGTCATGTTCACGTACTCGTACAACGGCGTGCGCTTGTATATTTCGCGGGTATTCACTTTATCTGAACCCGGCGTTTCGTCAATTATGATGATGACTTTGTTCATAAAACTCGTCAGTTTGATTTTACCCAGGTCCTCCCCGTTGAACGAGTAAGAAAACCGGGGGTCTAACAGTTTCGACCCCAGCTTGTCCTTGATTATCGTTGCAATCTTCTCGTATATCATAACGTTTCGGCTCTTGATTCGAAGGCACAAAAACAAGGGGTCGTTCGAATTATAACACCCTTCTTCAATTCCCGTTTTTTCGTTGATTCGGTATGAGCTGAATGCATACTTGTTTATCGTGTCAACCGCATCCACAAACGGCACAAAGTTGTAAGTTTCCTTCATTGAAAACTCGGGTTTGGACGACGCCGCGACTACCGGGTTGCCGTCCACTGAATATATTTCGAAATCCAGAACGCGCGCACCCTGGCTTATTACGCATCGCAATGCGTCGGTTGAAACGAAATCGGCCGCGTAGTCCCCCCCGCAACAACAGTTGTACGCCGTCATAATGTAGTAGTCTCGCAGCAAGTAGCCATACCTATCGTCAAAGTCATTTATACTGCTCAACGACTTTGTTTCGGCTGCATAGTACGCCTGCATTGTGCTGTCATTTCTACTTTTTTTACCGTAGTTCCAAGCCCACACGCCCATAATAATTGCTATCACTATCACGGTTACTGCTAACCCTCCAATGTGTGCGACATTTGGTGAAACTTTTATACTACTTATTACTTTTGCCGTTTCAAGTCCTTTAGCTTTTAAATCAGTTTTCAATGCCAAAGCTTTTGTGGCTAGTTTATTTCTAAGCGTGGGTGCTGCTTGTCCGGCGGGGGTTCCTGCTCCTGCTCCTGCCATATTTACTTATTTATGATTGTATAAAACTATATACTATAGTATGTATGCTATATTATATTAACAAAAAAACAAAATAAAATATAATTTAGAAGGGCAATAAGTGGAATCAAATTCAAATCGTTATTGTTGTTATTGTTATTCATTTTTTGAAATGCCGGGCGGATTACTAAACATCATTGCATACGGCAACCAAAACACCATTCTCAACGGAAACCCGAAAAAGTCGTTTTTCAAGGCAACCTATAAAAAGTACACAAACTTCGGCCTCCAAAAATTCAGGGTCGACTTTGACGGGCAGCGCAAGCTTCGCATGTCCGAAGAGTCCAAGTTCACGTTCTATATGCCTCGATACGCCGAGCTCCTCATGGACACCTACATTTGCGTGACGCTCCCCACCATTTGGAGCCCCATATACCCGCCTAAAACCGAAAAAGACAAGTGGGCGCCCTACGAGTTCAAATGGATAAAACACTTGGGCGCGCACATGATTAAGGACATTACCGTGTCCGTCGGCGGGCAAATTCTGCAAAAGTTCTCCGGCAGCTACTTGCTGTCCATGCTGCAGCGCGACTACCCCGCCGAAAAGCGCGACTTGTACGACCAAATGACCGGCAACGTGCCGGAACTCAACGACCCCGGCTGTTGCGGCGCGCGCGTGAACCAGTACCCCAACGCGTACTACACGCCCAGCACCCGCGGCGCAGAACCATCCATTCGCGGTCGAAAAATTTACATTCCAATTAACACGTGGTTCACCACCAGCAGCCAAATGGCGTTTCCGCTTGTATGTCTGCAATACAACACGCTGCAAATCGACGTCACGCTTCGACCTGTCAAAGAGCTGTACGTGATTCGCGACGTGACCGACCCCGACAACGAGTGGCCGTACGTGCAGTCCAACTACACACTGAACGAGCACCAGTTTTACCGTTTTTTGCAAACACCGCCGGACGTGGAGCTGGGGCCGTCCTCCTACACGGACACGCGGACCGACTGGAACGCGGACGTGCACATGATTGCCACCTACGGCTTTTTGTCGGCCGAAGAAACCGCTGCGTTCGCCGCAAACGAGCAAAAGTATTTGATAAAAGGCATTTACGAGTGGGAGTTCAAGGACGTGACCGGAAACACCCGCGTCAAACTGGAGAATACGCTGGGTATGGTGTCCAGCTGGATGTTCTTTTTCCGTCGCAGCGACGCGTTTTTGCGGAACGAGTGGGGCAACTACACCAACTGGCCGTACGAGTACCTGCCCCACGACATTGAACCGGCTGAGTACGGGTACACGGCAGACCGTCAGGCCACGGAAGGGTGGAAGCCGTTGCAAGTTTCCGTGAACACGGGTGAACCGCTCACTTCGCGCACGCCGTACACGCTGGGTCCAGGGCGTAACCCGTGCATGGACGAAGCTGGACGGCTCGAGGTTCATACGAACAGCAACCGTCGCACAGGGTATTATACCACGGGGCTGTTTGAACCCGAGAATCAAAAAGAGATTCTGAACACGATGGGCATCATCTTCAATGGAAAATATCGAGAGAATATATTCGACGCGGGCATATACAACTATGTGGAAAAGTACGTGCGCACCAAGGGGAACCCGCCGCCGGGTTTGTACTGTTACAACTTTTGTTTGAACACGGACCCCAATGAGTTGCAACCATCAGGCGCCATCAACATGAGCAAGTTCACGCAAGTCGAACTGGAGCTGTCCACCATATACCCGTCGTTGGACCCGAACGCGTCGTTTCACATGATTTGCGACCCGACAACGGGGCTGCCAATTGGTGTGAACAAAACCAATTGGCGCATTTACAACTACATGTTTGACTTGGTGCTTATTGAGGAACGGTACAATGTGCTGACATTCGTGTCAGGAAATTGCGGTCTCATGTATGCCCGGTAATGTGTATTTTAAGCCGAATTCGTATTTCAGGAGCCGAGTCGCTCAGCTTGTCTGGCGTATCGGAAAGAATACTGTTCTCAACATAGCTCTTACTGGGGTCCAATGTGTCATTGTCAAACGCATTGTAGTACGTGTTTTCATCTGGGTCGGGATATCTTCCAACGCCGACATATCTACCGCCGCTTCCGGTAATTCTAATAAATGAAGGAGTTGCCGTACTGTACGTATGCAAATGGAGCGGAAACAGTTTATGAAAAATGCTGGGAATAATGTTTGACAGTGGTTCGTGGATGTTTCGTATTGTTACGTCATAACAAGAATGTGTTGGATAATCCAAATAAAATGTAACTTTTTTTGGCATTCGAGTTTGGTATAGTAAGTTAATAATCACACTATTCACACTATATCAAAAGTTTAAGTTGTTTATTTGATATTTTATTTGATATTTTATTTGATATTCATATTAACTGCGTCGTATTCGACACGTGAACCGGGGCGGCGTCAGCCCTTTTCTTCCGTACACGCTGCGTTTGCAAATCGCAATCGAGTCTTCAAAAGAATGCAAGTCGCTCCGCGTACTGGTAGCGGTTCCTTTATACAGGGCGTTTACGCATTTACACATTTTGTCGTGCAAAATACGTTTCGTTTGAGCGCGGAGCGTCACCAGCGGTGCTCCGCGGACAAGCGGCATCTTATAGAACCGTAGAATTCGTTCACATTTACGACGCGTCAACTGTTGCGGCATGAATTTCCTAAATTTTCTTTTCTTCCTCCTACTCTTTATTTTTATTTTTAATAATATTTGAGTATATTAACAGTAGGTAATACATTCAAAATGAACCCGCACCCTCGCCGCGATTCAACCGTTTCGCGCATTGCGGTATTTGACATGGACGAAACCCTAGGTTCATTTGCAGACTTAAGTAGATTCATTTATACCTTGGCTCGAATTCTGAAACGGTTGTATCCCGACCCCGATAAAATCATTCAAGACAACTTCAATTCAATCATGGACCTTTATCCTGAAGTGCTGCGACCCAAAATAATGGAGGTTATGCGTTTTCTGGTGGAAATGAAACGCTTGCACAAGTGCAAACACGTCATGATATACACGAACAACACGGGACCGCGCGAGTGGATTGACGGAATCAAAAACTATTTCAACTATAAAAGCGGCTTTCCGCTGTTTGACCGGGTTATCGGCGCTTTCAAGCGCCCCAATGGCGAAGTGGTGGAAGTAAAACGCACCAGTCATAACAAAACGTACAACGACTTTGTACGGTGCAGTAACTTGGAAGGCGAGTTCGAGGTGTTTTTTGTAGACGACCGCGCACATCCCGGCATGCACACTAAAAACGTCTACGTCATTGAAGTAAAACCGTACGAGCGCCAAATTCCGCAGTCCGTCTTCATAAAACGGTTCATGACCAGCCCGCTGTTTAAATCATTGGGCATTCCGAAAACGGCGGCTGCAAAATTGGAAGCTGCTGCTAATGCGGACGACGCTGCTGAAAAACACATGATGGTTCCGTATACGGACGACGAACGCGCAGTCGACATTGTAGTGGGTGAAACCATCCTTGAAAAAATACGCTGGTTTTTTGACACATTACCCGAACCAGACCCTGCCCCCGACCGCGAGCCTAATCGCGAGCCCGGGTGGTCACTGCCACTGCCACTGCCACTGCCGCCTATCAAAAAAAGTTTACGACGCGGAATGAGAATGATGAAGTCGTCGTCATCGTCAATCCGACGTACAAAACGACGAAACCGATGACTAACCTAACTTTACACTTTAAATGACACGGTTTTCAATGACTCAAGGTTGAACACGCTATTTTTCAGTGGATTTTTTATTTCACGTAACACGTAGGTGTATACGATTGACGTAAACGAGGTGGTCAGCAGTAAAAAGATGGCGGATGAAAACACGATGTCTGCGTCAAAGTCGTTGAATTCCGCGCCTTTCGACCGCGTAAACGGGTTGAACCGGATAATCAAAAAGAAACACACGTAGTACTTTAAACTGTTTTGAAGAACCGTTAAGTATTCGGGGATTTTATCCGAGAGATTTAAATTTGGAAGTCCGCCTAAAATGGCGAGAAGAAGCAGGCCGTACATCACATACGACCCGTACAGTATAACATAGTATATGGTCTTGTACCAGTCCATAGTTTGATAATAGATAAGTGGCAGATAGTCTAGATATACTATGTTATTTATTTATTTTTATTTCATTACCTTTTCCTTTGTTACCTTTTGCTTTCATTCATAACTGGTGTTACATTGATAAACCGTTTTAGAACTGGGGTCCATTCCTTTTTGAGTTCGTCTGGAGGCAATCTAGAGTAACCGCTCAATTCATACCTACCGTCTTCGGTGGTTTCAAGGATAATACTGGACATAGAGTCGATAGCTTGATAATTGTTAGCAAGTACAATGTTGCAAATATTGGTTTGAATAAACGTGTCACAGTCGATTTCAGGAACGGTGGTTATAAAAAAACCGTCCACACTGTCAAGAAACTCTGGTATCTGTAAAAACTGGTCGTAAACGGATGCGCCGCCAAATACCCAAAACACGTCCAAATTCAACTCGTTTCGTGCCTTCTCGACAGCCTCATGTATACTGGTTGCAGTATGCAAATTCAAGTGGCTGTATTCGGAAACTGCATTCGACTTTGACACCACAATGGTTTCTCGGTTGGGCAAAACGCACCCAATCGATTCAAATGTGGTTCGACCCATCAACAGCCCGTTTTTTAACCCCGGCGCCGTGGTGATTTCTCTCATAAATTTTGTGTCGTTTTTACAAGACCACGGGATAATGCCGTTTTTGGAAATGCCCTGCAAGTGCGAGTATGCTACGATAACCCAAATTTGCATAAACTATAAACTATAAAATATAAACTATAAATCTATCTAATATTTATTTATATTTTTTAATAATACTTTAATTTATAAAATGATTCCTTTAGGCACATCACCCAACAAGTTTACTTCAAGTTGGCCTCCGCCTTCTAGGATTAGGCCACATAACATGAAACCACGCATTCCTAGGGGGTCAGTCCCAAGTGGTATAAAGTATAAAGAATCCGTACCCGAAATTAGCACGAGTTCTATTTCTCACGTTTATGGTAGTTGTGACTGCAAAACATTACAATCCGAAATATCTAAACTTAAAAATGAAAATGCGGCATTGAATGAAATGCTCGACAGTCATATGAAACTAGCAAAACAGTCAAGAAGCCCTAAGGGTGGTTCAAAACGTTTGAAGAAGTCCACTTCTACTAGAAGTAGAAAATACAAGCACAAGTACCGACGTACCCGCGTAAGGCGGTAAGGCGGTAGTAATAATTAATAATTATATTTCACATTTTTAAACATTTCAAACTTTCAAAGTTCAAAGAAAGTTCAAAGTTCAAAGAAAGTTCAAACTTCTTCAAGTTCGACATGTTTAACAGATGATATAGATGCAGAGGTCGACCTTAGATGGTCTGAAATGTATTGGTACAACAAAAGCGTGGCGGATAACCCGAGAAAAACGAGAGAAATGCCGATAACGGTGTCAAACGGTTCTTTAAAACACACAAACGAGTACGTCAGCTGAATCACGCGTCGCAGCAGGTCCAATCCGCTGAGCAGGATGTTTGCAGGAATGGCGCTATGCTTACTGCTGTTGAGAATGTAGATTTTATTGAACATGTAGAGTTGCAGCCCAAACGCGATAAAAAAGTACATGGTCATTGTGTTTGCTGTTACAGGCGGCGTGTGTTGAATTGTGTAGACTATTGCAAATGGTGCTGCAATCACAAAGTATGTGCACTGGAAAATGATTTGAAAGTCGATGTTTTGCATTTGAGCACCGTACAGCGCCATCGAGTACTCAATCAGGTTGTTGTAGGTGGCGTTCAAAAAACATGACACCATTACAATCATAGCATTTTGAATCACATTATTGCTACTGCTACCGCTACTGCTATACTTGGAAACGTACTGCACAGTCGACACCAACTGCGCGACAACCAGGGATGCGCAGCTTGCAATATAGAGACGCGTTATCGGTTTTTTAAGCAAGTACTTGAACCACGGAATGTTGAAAATAATGAACCCCGACCGCAGAATCGTGTAATAGCTCAGCGTAATTGTGTTCAAGGCAAAAAATACGGTTACGGTTTCAACCGTGTAAAGAATGCCGGTACCCACGGGGTACAATAACAAGTGGCGATTCTCTCGAGATGTGTACCGCTTGATTTGAGACCATGAAAATTTATGAATAAAAAAACAGCTGTAAAATGGCGTGAACAGCAAACTTAGCAACACGTTGAACCACTCGTTTTTATAATCGTACTCCACGTTTACATATTTCATACAAATCAAATATTCGGTAAGGGTTGCTACAAATAACAAAGAATTTAAAACCAGCAACCAGGCCATGAATATCTGAATATCTATAATTTCTAATTATATCTTGTTTATGTTGTTTACGTTGTTGTGCTTTTTGTATCTATACCGTTTATAATGTACATTTGCATATAATTACATCTGCATCAACATGTCATTTGCCGTCGGTACACGGTCGCCTTTCATAATCTTGGTCACTTCTTGGGTTAGGTAATTGATTGTTATATTTTTGCTAGAAAGTTCCAGTTCCATTTTTCCAATCATAATCTTTTGAGCATGGACGATTTCACGAAGCGACTGATTTTCTGTCAATAAATTGGCCTTGTTCGCATTCAGGTCATGCATCCATTTTTCATGCGTCTTGCTTTTACAGTGGGCAGTAAACAGTGATGCCGATGTGTACACTTTGTCTTTTCGAGTTCCGCATGGGCAGCGCAGTCCATTCGCTAGCGCACTTGAGTTGAACGAGGGAGTTTTGTCAACGTACCTGCCATTGTCATCCATATTCGGCGAATACACATCGGGTTCAGTTGCGAGTGTCATTCTCTCGATTTTTGTATAATAATTGTTCCTTTGCTAGAATGATTGTTATTCTATTAACTATCAGTACCATTCATTTTTATTATTTAATCTTTGTATATTACACAAAGTAATATATAAAGTAACAAGCAACGAATGACGTTGACCGCAGATAACGATAACGATGACATTATAGAAAAATTTCCCAACTGCGCACCATTGTACAAGCTTTGGTTACTGAAATTTTTAAAGTATCACGAGTCAAACAAGCCAAATTTCAGAACATCTAAAGGCGTACAAATATTTGATTTCATACACTCTGAACTAGATAAGTGTTCTGCGGTTGCGGTTACGGAGGATTTTTCAAATGTAGACAGCATTTATTCGCAATGCGCGTTGTTCAACCGGGAAACCAAAATGTCAGACAACGTTGACTTTTTCACTGCCATAAAAAAACGAATGGTGGCTAACCATATTTTTGTTGAAACTGCAATTGCAATTGATAAAACAAAAACAAGCCCGCTTGCCGAAATTGGTCCACGCAAGAAACTTAAATTTATACAAGCTATTTTTGAATCAGAATCTCGTGACATAACCAAAAATATAGTGACAAAACTTCTTCAAAAAGTGCCATTTATGGATATCGTATGGTACTGTGCTCTGCGGAGAAAAGAAATTGCATTTTTACAAATGGACAGTTTATTCACGGAAATTGGAAAACCTCGCATTGGTCCGGTTCCGCGAATTCCTGGTATGCGGTTTGACATGTACCCGGACTCGACATCGCCGGTCATTGAGTGCAATGGTGCGCATTTAATTCCCTACATGACAAAAAAAATTGGCATTCCAAATTCCATGGCTTACTACATAACTGAACATTTAGAGCACGAACCGTCTACAGAGTTTACGTTGACTGTGTTAGAAGCGCAAGAGACAAATGACGACAATGTATACGAATATTTTTGGCATCACTTTCAAGAAAACGGAAAACAACGAATTCAAAAAATATTTGATACCCTTGAATTCCTGTATACACGTCTTGTTTCCAAAATGCCAAGCCATCGTAAGTCTGCATCGTCTTTGAGAATACGTAAAGTAAGTAAAATAAGTAGAATAAGTAAAATAAGTAAAATAAGTAGATACGGAAAGTCGAGGCTGACGCTGAAAAAAAAACAGAACTACATTGGTTACATTGATACTCGTATACAGATTATTGCAAAAATGTGGTGGTGGTTTTGCCAAGCAATGCCGCTTTACCGCGGGTCTGCAGCAGTTGGCGAGTTTATCTTTAAAGCTATGATAGAACTCTATACCGAATATAAGTACACTCTACGAACGAGTCGTTCTCATTCTCCTCAATACTTGGTTGATATTTACGCGTTGACATATGATAAAGATGAATTTACTGCAATATTTAATAACCACTTTCTAGTACTTACATGATGTCTTCATAAAATGACGACGTTCCGTAGGGGTATTTTTTGCCGGTTCGCAAGTCGACATACCCATTTGTATCGGCGCAGTTCTGGGCAGGCCAACCAGTGCACCAGTGCCATCCAGTAATACGCGTGATTTCGTCTCGGAGAACCATTACATCTTCAGGGCAACTTTTTGCATCTTCGGCACATGTGGCATAGTAGTGTTTAATCGAATGAAGATGAGATGGCGTGAAACGCTGGTAGTCATACCATGACTTGATTGTATAGGTACGGTATTTCTTCTTTGATTCAACGGCGGATGTCATTGTAACTGTCTTTGAAATGAAACTGAGGAATGAAACAAATGAAAATACATTTCAATTTTTTTTCACATCTCGGTATTCATATTTATATTTGTAAAACATCATGCACAATATCGAGTTTAGTAGAATACTTATTATTCCCGATACTTGTAACGAAAGGTCTTGGATAAAGTATCCGTGCACAAACCATAGTATACTTGTAGTCAACAACATTCCTAGTGAATACCCGGACAATTCATCAACCCGTTTTGTTACGTAGGTTTTGTACACCTGAGGTGCCATTTGAATGCAGTTTATAATAGGTGCTAGAATGGAAACACTTTGTGCAAGTGCCCCCCCCCCAACATTTTTTTAGTTTTGTATTATAAATTCTATAACTATTTCTATTTTAATAAATAATATTAAAAAAAATTGATTTCATTTCAATCAAACATACATAATGAATGAAACCAATACAACAAAAATCGTTAGAGTTCTATGGCTTACTACGATTATTCAGCATTCCCTCGTACCGAGGAAGATGTAAAGAACCTGGATTTGTCATTTATCAAAGACAGTTGGAATGCAGATATGCTGCGCGATGCGATACTTGCAGTTGTGCGCGTGGAACGTTCGCCTGACATGCTGTCAAAAGAGTACGATGTTTGGAAGTTTATGTCGACATATGACCCACCCGAAGGTCGTGGTTTCATGTTTTCCAACCATCCAATTACGAATCGTATTATGACTTCAATGGAAGTTGGACATTCCGGTTCTTCATACGGGTTCACTATGCGGCACCTTCAGTACTTTGCCACGCATGGTGGAGTAGCGGGATACAAACGCGAGTACATCAAAAATACGGCCTAAGCAAAAGTAAAATAAAAATGAATAAACCAAAAAGGGGAGGATTCACAAATCTAAAAAACACAACAAACACTATAATAAGACTAAATCACAACACAATAAAACGATACACTTAGAATAGAAAATTGAAATAAATAATTAAAATAAAAAATTAAAATAGAACAAAATATCATAAAATATTTTTTAAATAACTATAATGAATTATAAAAACCGCAGGCAGCGGCGGCGGCTTACACGAGGAGGTGCAAAGTCAGCGCAATTGATGAGTATGTTTAAACAGTTCACACAAAAAAGAAAACACTCGTTGATGTTGAAAGATGAAAGACACTTGAATCTTCATCGAAATGACGCTGTAAAAAGACATTGTAGTGCTTCGGTTGAGAAACTGCCTATTGTGGAGTATAGTATCAAAATAAACTATGAAGGAGTCCCATTTATCAAAGATATCGAAGATGAAGATACGAGAAAGTTTAACCATGAACGGCTGGATGATATAAGCATTATGCGCGACAAGAAACCAATTTTTCATTTCAATTCAACCAATCACATCCTGTATCGAAATATACACAAAAATATCGGAGAAAACACCACTCTAATTGAGTTTGAAAACCTATTTGATAACGAATGGATAATACGCCAGTTTGATTATATTGCCCAACTCAATAAACGCGATGTGTTTACGATTCATTCATACACAAGAACCGGTGATGAAATTGCCAACAGGTTTCTTAGAAAACAATTGACGCATTCTAAAATTATGAATTACTTAAAAGATATTGAGTCTAATCCTACTACGTACAGGCCCTACTTTGCACTATTTTTCCAAGCGTTTGATGAGCTTAAGTCATATAATCCCGAACAGTTATTGGAAGCCGTTTCACGGGACGTAACCCCCGAAAAGTTAGATGAGATACAAAAGTTGTTTTCCATTGACACTTCCGGTACTTCTTTAGCCCAGTTGTATATTATTTTTCTTCGACTGCTTACATGCTTTACAGTTGATTTTTGGTTGAATGTTATTCAAATCTATGTAAAAGACATTGACCGTATTATAAAAAATTCACCGCCGATAACTAAAAAAATGTACGTGTATCGTAGTGTAGACACAAGGGACTATTTTTTGGATGGTATGAAACACCATATAAAGTCATTGAATGGCTTCGAATCAACCTCGGTGAGCGCGAAAGCAACATTTGATTTTATAGGACGAAAATGCTGTTTTCAAAGAATTACCCTTTTACCGGGAGTGAAAGCGCTACTTATTTCATGTGTTTCAGCATTTCCAACTGAATCAGAAATATTACTCGGTCATAATACAAATTATTACATTATGGAGCCAACTACCAAAATAAATAAATCACAGAATGGGTGTGGCCTTAATGTTGAAGCGGTTGAAACATTTGACATTGTCATGATTGGGAATGACTATGAATCTACTATGGGTTCTGGTTCTGTATAGCATGTATAGCATAGCACCTAAAATTAAAAATGAATAAAAAACAAATAAAACGAATAAAATGAATAATAAAAAAAATTGATTTAAAGACGCGACACGTATAATGGGTAGAAAGTAGTAGTACAACAACAACAACACCCAAAGCATATATCAATCAACAATGTCAACTTCAAGCCAGAACATTTTGTCTCCCGCTGGATTTAACCCTGCAACCTGCGTCAAATATGCTAAGCCCAAAGTGAACCCATCGGGCGGAAAGAGCATCGGAATTCTGAATGCCAACAGTGGAACGGTGCTCCAAATTTCTTCGCCAATGATGCTCACATGGGGGGTCAACCAGTTTGTAGACGAGAAGACAGGTAAGATTTCATACGATATGTCGTTACAGTTTCCAGATGAGGACAGATACGATGACGCGACTCGCAAGTTCTTCAACAACATTCGCGACTTTGAGCAGAAAGTCAAGGACGATGCAATTGCCAACTCGAAGGAATGGTTCGGCAAGCCCAAGATGTCGGCAGAGACAACGGACGCTCTGTTCACTCCAATGCTCAAGTACCCAAAGGACAAGGTGTCCCTTGAAACCGACTACAGTCGCGCTCCAACCTTCAAAATCAAGCTTCCATGCTGGGAGGGAGTTTGGAAGAACATCGACTTGTACGACATGGACCGTCGTCTCATGTTTCCAGTTCCGACCAATCCGTCCCTTGCACCAGGCGACTTCATTCAGAAGGGCTCGCAAATTGCGGTCGGAATCCAATGCGGTGGCATTTGGTTTGCCGGTGGAAAGTTTGGCGTAACTTGGAACTTGATTCAAGGAATCGTGAAGCCCAAGTTGTCTTACCGCGGAACATGCGGAATCGAGTTGCCTGGTGAACCAGCTCCAGTCACTGCGCATGCGCCTGTACCTGCACATGCACAAGCACAAGCACCAGTGGCGGCACATCACGATGATGCCAATGAACAAGATGATGACGATGATGAGGAAGACCAAACTCCGATTCGACGCACTGCAAGCCACTCGGCTCCGGCTCCCGTGTCAGCGCCCGCACCTGCTGTAGCACAGGAAGAGCCAGCTTCAAAGAAGAAGATTGTCAGAAAGTTGCCAGCAGCTGCCACCTCCAACTAAAAATGTCAAACAACTAAAAACCAATAAACCAATTTGCAAAATGTAATAAACTCAAACTAAAATACAAGAATAATGTAACGTCGAGTGAATAAGCGACGTGATATTATTTTTTTTGTATCATATTTTAATCAAACATTCAATCATGGATATTCATGCGTTGGACAAAGCTTTAGAAAATGAAGGAAATGCATCTATCATGCAAACCACGCATTCTGAAATTAAAAAAAAGAAAAATGACATTCTTCAAAAGTTACAGCTGAAAGGAACGGTTTTAAAAACAATGCATGCCACATTGATTGGCTACAAGTACATTGAAGATAGTAGTGATTTACAAATTGGACGCTATATTCGATGGATTTCATTAAAGTATCCGGACCGCATTACATTAACCAACGGGGCATACGTTTGCAACATCAATATTGACTACGTCCCGGTCCCGGCTATAAATGAATATGAAAATGAATATGAAAATGAATATGACAATCACGATGATGAGGATGATGAGGATGATGATAATGATGAAGAAGAAGAACTCACGTGTAAGTCGTGTCTCAGGTGTAAAGTTGTACGTAATGGAAAGGTATCTTTTTTCAACTTGAACTTTGACGAAAACCTTATCTTTCAAAAAATAACAGAACAGGAATGGATTATCTTAGATGCGCTAGAATACCTCAAGTCGTAAAACCGCATAAACGTATAAACGTAATAAACATAAACGTATATTTATTGTTACAATGATGTCGTCTTCCGTTTCTTTTATTCCTTATAAAACGTTGATTATTGTAGAATCGCCGTCCAAATGCAAAACAATTGAACACATGCTTGGTCCGACCTACATGTGCGTAGCAACCTGCGGTCACATTCGAGACCTGGCAATACAGCCCGATATGTCAAACGTTTCCGAAATGTTTTCGTCGGAACGTATACCTTACACAAAGTCTTCCAAAAAAATGGCTCATATTCGCACAATTCAAAATGCACTTTCAAAATGCAACGGCACCGTCATTTTGGCAACGGACGCCGATAGAGAGGGGGAGTCCATTGCTTGGCACGTGTGTCAAGTGTTTGGTCTACCGGTTGAAACCACCCCGCGCATCGTGTTCAAAGAAATTACGCAAACCGCGATTCGAAGCGCGCTGTATGCGCCGGTAAGAATCAACATGAACCTTGTGCGCGCCCAACAAACCCGCCAAGTATTGGATTTTATTATCGGCTACGGCATTACGCCGCTCCTTTGGACGTGGCTAAAAACCGGCGCAAATATGAGTACGAGCACGAGTACGAGTACAAACAAGAACAATAAGAAACTGGTTCAGTCTGCCGGACGGTGTCAAAGCCCGGCGCTTCGCATTATGCAAGAAGCCTACAATGAAATGCGCGATGCCGAATCAAATCCGGATGTTCAATACAAGTGCGTTGGTTATTTTACAAAATTTAATATTCCGTTTACAATGACTGCGCGTCTCAAAACAGGAGACGACGTGGATGCGTTTTTACGGTTTTATACCGAGTCAGATACGCGACAAACAATTGCAGCCGCTCACCGGTTTGAGCTTTCACAACCTTCACTGGTGTGTTACAAACCACCACCGCCTTTAAAGTCGACCACGTTACAACAACTCGGCAGCACTTACCTACGCCTCACTCCAACCGAAACAATGGATGCAGCGCAACACTTGTACGAATCCGGATACATTACGTACCATCGAACTGACTCCACCTGTCTCAGCCAAGAATTCAAAACGGTTGCGGGCGACTTTATCAAATTAAATTGGAATACTTCGTTTACACGTCAGCCCGCGTTTTCGACTGCATCCACTGTGGTTGAGTCCACGCGTGCGACCGTGTCTGACCACGCGCATGAAGCCATACGCCCGGTAAACATTACAACTATCCAGTTACCAGAAGACCGTTTTGAAAAAAGTGAACGGGTGCTATATTCGTTGATTTGGATGCGTGCCGTGTGCAGCTGTATGTGTGACGCGACATATGAAAAAATTACTGCAACCGTTTGTGTTTCAGGTTCAGGCAACTACACGTATGCATATACATACAACTATAACGCATACCAGCAAAAAATGGCTGGGTGGCGCGCATGCACTGCGCGATATGGTACAAAGCTACAACCCAAACTAAACTGTGACAGTGATGATGTGGATACAGGCGACGATACCCCCAACCCACAACAATCATCCGACCATTTTTCTTATTTGCAGTCAATTGTACCAGGGTCGTCGCTTCCTTATAATAGTATCGAGTGTTATCCCGTGTTAGTAAACGCATTTGTTCCGTACACGTATACAAAACTGTTGAACCGGTTAGAAAAAATGGGAATCGGTCGCCCTTCAACATTTGCGAGCATTATTCACACCTTAAAAAAGAGAGATTATATTTGTGAAACATCAACACCAATATCGACACCCACTTCTGTCGATTTCAGTGAGGACGACAATAGTACATACGCGTACACGTATAACAAATATAAAATAACTACACAAGGAACGATAACCAACGCTGTTACAGCGAAGTCATTGGATAAAAAAAACAGCAATCCAATTCGGCAGCGTGGTAACCAAATCCAGATAACACAGCATGGACAAGCCGTAATAGATGCGCTGTTTCCAACGTGCGAACCCTTGTTGGCGTATCAATACACGAGAGAAATGGAAGAAACACTGGATAACATTGCGCGAGGAAACACGTACTGGGTCGACGTGTGCAAAACATGTATGACACAAGTAGAAAAATTAAAACAAGAAACGGGTATAGTAAAAGTAACAACAGAACCAAATAGTTCCGGAATTAGACGGCAAATTAACGAGCACGCCTCCATTCGCGACGGGAAGTTCGGTAGCACATACATTTACTTTCGAACTCCTGCAATGAAAAAACCAAAATTTATTGCGTTGAAAGGGTTTCCGTACAATTACATGGAATGCGACGCGAACCTGTTACTTGACTGGATAGATAGTAACCAATTATAAGGAATCATAACAACAAAGGATGAAATATTGAAAAATGGATATAAAAATGACTTCATACATACTGTTGTACTGTTGTATTATGCGCATCTTGGTTGATATTCGAGAACGGGCACTCTTTGACGAGTTAAAGTACACTCCGCCCAAAACTCTTCGAGAGTATACCTTGGAAGCCGCATCTCGAAAATGCGGAATACATCTCGACGGGATAGATGAAGAAGCCGAGCCAGAACCAAAACTAGAACCAGATACTGCGACACCGACAGCGACTGCAACGGCAACGGCAACGGCAACGGCAACTGAGTGTCCCGAACCCGTGGTGTGTAAACATGAGTCCCATACGCTGTTAAAAAAACGACTTGTGATTGGCGATGTCGCGCTTCGTGGTCAACTTAAAACTGAAGTTGAGAATGACGCTGATGTCATTTTATTTGAACGAAAAACGCTTGCAGACCTTGCAGCCAGTATTCGTGACGGCCGTTACAAAGAACAATCCTTTCGAATGAATCAGTATTGTGAGCTTTCAAACCACAATGTCATTTACGTTATTGAAGGCGATATGGCAAAGTTTAATCCAAGTAAAGGTGGCAGTTCCAATCCGGTTACTAAAAAGGCGCTTTACAGTGCCATGTTCAGCATGATGTACTTGAAAGGGTTTTCGGTGTTTCGAACGGCCAATGTGCGAGAAACGGCGGACCTTATATTGTATTTTGCCGACAAGTATGACGCAGTTCCAGAACAAACCCGCGTTCCGTATTACGCTAATAAATCTACTATTAAGTTGGAAAAGGCAGACACAACAATGACAACTCCAGAAACCTACAGCAGTATATTTAAACACAAGGAACGGTCTTCCCAAATCACACCAGACAACATTGGAGAAATCATGATAAGCGCCATTCCGTTTGTGAGTTCTAAGACTGCAGCAGCAGTTATGAGCGAATACAAAACGGTTTCGAATTTAGTCGATGCCATGAAAAAAGACAGAACTTGTTTGAACCACATTTGTACCGGAAGTCGGAAAATAAGCAAATTGTGCGTGGATAACTTGTTCAAATACTTAATTTAATTTCAAAAGTAATAATATAAAATACTAAAAGTACAATAGTATAAAAAGTAAAAAAGTAAAATATACAAAGATAAATGTTATCCAACTTGTTGATTATTACCGTCATTCTTATCATTGGACTAATTGGGTTCAATATGACCAAACACTCATTGACCGTACTTGAGGGAATGGTGGATAAGGAAAAGAGCAAGAACGAGGGCGGGATTGTTGACATTGTCACCATTGCAAAAAATCAGTCGGAAATCACAAAAACGGCAGTTACAAATTTGAACATAAAAGAACACCGAGCGCACTACAACTCCATTCACGATGAACTCGAAAAGTGGACGTCTGCGAAAATGATAGACCAAGTAAAGGTGTTGTCTCACAAGTTACAAAGTAACGCTGATATGGCAGAAGTTTCAAAAATGATAAACGAAATCAATTCAATGAAAACATTCAAAACGGCTCTAGACGATTGTTCAAAGTTCATAGACACAAACTGAAATAAAAATACAATACTACACACGTAAAAATAAAATTATATAAATATATGTTATGTATTTACATAATCATAATCGGTATTCAAACCAGCCATGTTCATCACGTCAAATTTGTTAAACGTGACTGAACAGCCTCCATCGTTTTCGTACAAGTTATATAACTGCAGGGTGTGTGCGTTTCATACGAACAATAAAAAGGATTTTGAAAAACATTGTCAAACGAATAAACATGTGCGCAGGTCTCAACAACCACAACAACCACAACCTTCGTGTTTGTTTCGTCATGCCAAAGCCAGTACCAATGTAATCGATGTAATCGATACAACTGATGCCGATGACAATGTCGATTACGATAAACCGCCTACATTTACGTACTTGAATCAGTATCCCCAGTCTCATATCCCCCAACCCAGTGACGCATATTTATGTTTATGCGGGAAACGGTATAAGAATGTGCACGGGCTGCGGTACCATAAAAAAAAGTGCAATATTATTACACCGGAACTGGTAATGAACGTTGTGAACGACAACCAAGAACTGCGCAACGTAATCATGGCCCAAAATAAGCTGATTATGGAGCACACCCAAGCGTTTCAGCAACAAATCACCGACCTGATTCCCAAGCTGAACAGCGTAAATGTGAACCATCAAGTTGTCGCGTCAACCACCAACAACACCACAATTCATCACACCCACAATACTCAAAACACATTCAACTTGAACATATTTTTGAATGAAAAATGCAAAGACGCGTGGAACATGAGCGACTTTATCGATTCGCTCAAAGTTACTATCGACGACTTGATGGTAACGCGGGAGCGCGGTATCGGTGAAAGCATCGGTCGCATTTTGGTTCAAGGGTTGAGTACGCTCGATGTATACAAACGCCCCATTCATTGTACGGACTTGAAACGCGATACCATGTACGTGAAAGATAAGGAAGTGTGGGAACGCGACGAACAAAACATGAAAATCAAGCACGCAATCGACCAGCTGACTTACAAACAAATTATTTCAGTGGATGACTGGAGACACACGAAGCCGAACTTGATGTACGATGATAACTTGCAAACGGAGTACAACACGGTGTTGTTGAAAGTGCTTACCGACCCGGGAGAAAAGGAAGCTCGAAAAATTATAAAAAGCATTTCAAAAGAGACTGCGTTGGATAAAGAAAAAGTATTGTGAATAAAAAATTGATGTGTTTTATCATTTTAATATGAGTATATAGTATGGACAAATTTATACAACACGACAATGGAAACAGAGGCACATGGAGTGAATGTTGGAGACACTATCAACTTTTGGGTTCATGCGTCAGATGAAAACTACACAGGTATTGTGGAAGAAATACTTAGACTGAATGGTTCACTAAGCATGTTGATTTTGTGCAATGATGATTATCGTATTGTTTCATTGTCAAACGTGTATGGATTATCTGTGATTCGCCAACAACAGCAACAACAACAACAACAATACGAGAACGAGGAAGAGGTGAGTCAATATGCTGAAAGCAATGAAGTTGTCCTTGTTGAAGAAGACCAGTCGTCTATGTTGAGACGAGCTATTTCGGTTATCAAGAGCATACTTCCTCCTCACCCTCAACCGATTATTGTGGAAGACAATGAAAAGGAAGAAGAAAAAGAAGAAGAAGTTACATGTCCGATATGTTTGGACTCAATTGATATGAATCAAAACGCAATGTCAACAGAGTGTGGCCACAAGTTCCACTTTTCATGTATCATGAAAAACATGGCGGCAAATTCAGCCGCTCAAAACGCGTGTCCGCTTTGCAGAGAACCTGTAATTCAGGGGTTCAGTGTTATGAATGACGATGAAAGCGTTAACTATATATTCCAACGCTTGAGCCAAGAAACACAGGCTATCATGGACCAGTTCGAACGACGGCGAGTTATTTGTAACATGTTACAAAATGAACTAACACGTACTGAACAAATGCAACGCAGGGTACTTGACGCTCGGCATGTTCTTCATCAAACAGCATTTCAAACTATCACTCAACATGCACAAGATGCTCATTTGAGTGAAACAATTACAAATCTGATTGCATCGGCTGCAAACAACAACATCCGAGAAAACTATGATGAACTGTGTGAGTTCTATCATGACGAAATTCGAAACATGTGTTTCAATCTCGGTATGCGAATACTTTGCGGACATCGCGAAGAACCAGTCCAGGCTGCTGGGCACCAGGTTCAATCACAAGAACATCCTATCATAGTTGACTGACTGACTGACACGACACAATGACACATTAGCATTGAATAAAAAATAAATAAATAAAAATAAAAAAAAACATTTTTTATTTTTTGGACATTTTGGACATTTTTGGACATTTTTGGACATTTTTGGACATTTTTTGGACATCGAAAAAAAGCGCTAGGTTCTCCAAGACACGGATTTGGGGTTTTTTTTAAAAAAGGCCTTACCATCGATTTTTGGAAAAAACCTTTTTTTTTACAACTTTTTTATTAGCCCTAGGTTCTCCAAGACACGGATTTGGGGTTTTTTTTTTGAAAACCTTACTTATTTTTTTTTTCAAAAAAAAACACGGGCAGGGCAACTTTTGAGGTACTGTTATGATAAACCATGCAAAAAACGCGTTTTTTGCATTTTTTTGTCACACTGAAAAATATTTTTATCTCAAGGGCGTTTTTTTGAAATTTTTATTAATTTTCGCATTACTTGTCGTCACATTTTTTTTAACTGCAAAAATAAAATTATTTTTTTTTGTCATTTTTTGTGTCAGTCACAATTTTGTTAAGCGTTTGACTTATTTTATTTGCATGAATGGTCTCAAAATATTTTTAGAAAAAAATGAAATTTTCAAAAAACAAAAAAAAACCCACTTTTTGGGGTTTTTCACCCAAAATGTCCATTTTTGGGTGCAGGTGGTCCGGTTTTTTGGCTTTTTTCAAAAAAACATGAAAAAAGTGATTTTCCTAGAAAACGCTCTCATTTTCGAAAAAAAGTTTTTCGATTTGTTACGATAAAAAAAATTTTTTTTTTCCAAAACTTTTTTGGGGATCTTGATTTTGGACATTTTTTTCGAAAAAAAAATGTCCATTTTTGACTTTCGCAAAAACTTTTCTGAAAAACTGGTTTTTTTGGATTTTTGGATTTTTGGATTTTTTACAAATTTCAAAACTTTTTAAAATTTTTGGATTTTCGTTTTTGTTTTTATTTTTTTGGAAATTTTCAAATGGTTTACAAATTTACAAAAATAATTCGTTCAGTTCAATATAATTCAATGCAAACACTTATACCAGCCAACACGGTTGCATCAAGCGGATTTCGTATATTTATTTTGGGAATACCTATCGGGTCCGGGCACTTGTATACTTGCGCCTTTTTGGTAACCACAAGGTCCGAAGACGGTACATGAATGGATGCGCTTTCGTCATTGGCGAATGGGATGAAAATGGTTACCGAGCCAGTTTCAAGCAACTTTTGGATGGATGTGCGCACGCTAATCGTAATATGGTTGTTTTCGTCAATGTACATATACTCCGGGACATCGCAAATGTTGCACCGGACCACTAAGTCGGATGCATCATCTAGCCGATAGTATATTTCGTTATGCCATAATGGAACTGTAAAATGCTTTGACTCGTATTCCAAGTCATATATTTTTTTATGAAACACGTCGCTAAGGGTTGGATTCAGTAAAACCACATTGTCTGACCGCATCTTTTCGGAAACAATTTGAAACATTCGTTCCAGCGTTTCGGTTGGTAAGTGGAGTACGTCCGCATACTCGTGCATAAACTCATACACGGAAACTGCGGTTGCTTTATCCAACGTTTTTAAAAGTTTGTCATAATTGGATGAAATAATGTGAACAAGTGCGGTCTCGATATCTGACGCGTGTATTCCAGCATTGTCCTTGAACATGGACCGAATGAAAAAAATAAATAATTCATGATATGAATTAGATAGACCCGAAGTGGACGGAGAAGTAGAAGGTAACGGGTTTGTTGTTTTCGTTTTCGACAGTAAGTAAGTGTACGCTTCATTTATTTTTTGAAACCGAACAGTTGATTCGGGTGAATTTTCGTTTTTATCGGGATGATGTTTGAGAGATTCAACGCGATATGCCTTGGTAATAGCGGTTACATCATCATCATGTAACCTATGGTTAGTATCCAAGCCTAAAAGGCGCAAGGCTTCTTTTTTGTTCATGTTCGGCATGTTCGGTCGTATATTTATTTTTATTTATAACCATAAGCGACCTCTGTTTATTACGTATCGCTATTGTTTATTTTACACTTGCTGCAGCGCTGTGTACGTGGTTAATCAACATGAACATGTACCGTTCTAAATGGTAGATAGGTCGATAATTATTGTTGAACGTGTGCAAAAAAGAATACGTGTTTGTCATTATGTCGCTTAAGACGTTGGTTCCAATTGGAATATTATTGTCGTGCAAATAATGAACCAGCTTTACAAGTATGTACCATATACAGTTATGAATATCCAGGTCGCAAATCAGTATGTCGTATAGCGCATCTCTGAATTCCAGTAGCTGTATTGTTTCTGGTTTTATAATGTATTTGAAAATGCGCACACAGGTTGTGGTGTACGCCAAACGAAACGCACTGTTACTTTCAAGGTCGCCGTTTGGGTTATCTATTGGACGATTTAGTTTTAAACTCTTTATGTTTGAAATTTTAGGTAAGTCCGAAGGCGTGATTGAATGAATAAACTGAATCTGCTCTTCAGAAAGTGCAGGTGTAGATAAGAGAATACAGTCCTTGTATTGCGTTAAACTGGGGCGTTTCATGTGAATGACTTCGCACGATTGAATAATATTAGTTGTTATAAAACTCAAGTTGTTTGTGAGTAACACAAAGGATATGCGTATTTTCGGATTACTGCATCGAAAGTAGCTGTAAAACACGTCTAATAACTCACTGTGAATGTTGTGAAAATTTTTACACATAATCACGCCGGATGCGTGAGGTCGCGTGGAAACGACGTCAATAATTTGTGAATAAATTTCGTTCCAAAGTATTTTAGAGTTGCATCCAAGAATGGCCATGTTCACTTCAAAGTGAATGTCGCTAACTTTGATGTATATCGGCACATTTTCGTACTTTATCAACATGCGTTTTTCATATTTTAGTTCACTTGGACTGTATTTTTTTATTAGCATCAGCGACTGCGTGTATTTGCCCGTTCCAGGCGGACCATAAAAAATAGTGTTGGGTAAATGACTCGGTGGTGCTGGATATTTTTCAACTATTTTTTCTAGTGACGGATGCAAGTTATATTTTTTACAGGACTGGATATATTCATCGAAATGGGATTCTAAAAATTTCATTTGTTAGTTAATACTTTTGCACTTTTGCACAAGTATATGAACTTCATTTTATTTAGATTTAAACACTTAATACATAAATAAAACAGTCGTCGCAAAATAGTGTCTCAAAAATGTCAGTGGCCATTAACAATAACGGTAGTAGCAATAACGGTAGTAGCAATAACGACGCAGTGTTTATAATTCCAGATATGCATGCACTGCGTTATAGTATGTCAAACATCTATTTTAAAGAACGTAGTTATCGAAAACTAAATGTGAATGACACTGAAAGCGAATACGCCTCAACTCAAATCATGTATATAAATAACGAACTCATTATGAACGGGCTAACATTTTTAATAAGTAGCAGCGAAGAACTTAATGCGTACGCAGTTCGCATAGAACGAGACTTGTTGAACCTGTATGCAGAAACATACAGAGTCAATAAACGATTGCATTGTAGCATAGATGCTGACATTTCAAAACTAAACATACGCATGATGGGGTTGGAGTTGGGGTTGGGGCTGTATATTGTTGGGATTTGGGAAACTACGACAGAGTATGGACTAGAATACAAGCTGTTGGAATTTACCCGTCCGTTGTAAAACTGGTCAAAAGCACTTCTATCCATCCCGTCATTACGCCTGTAAACAGTGAGCAAACAATTGTCAACCATGCAATCATTATCATGTTTGGAATGTCAACTTGTTTGCAAAGTATTAGCATTTTTGATAATATAAATAGCAGTCCAATGGTGAGTCCAAGTAGGAAAGTGGAACCAATTGAAAATCCCAAGTACGTGGAGGGTATTTGATTCGTATTTATCTTTTTCCTAAATGTGTAAGTTTGTACAATGGTCCATAGCATAACAATCAATACCATGAGGAACGGAATTGAATAAAAAATTACACTGACAGAGTCTCTTGCAGATTCCAATACGTTTGATACAAATCGACGCGTAAGTATAGAAATAACCGTAACCCATAAACAAATTATCCAAAACAACGACCACCCATACGTTGCAATAATTGCATCGGCTTGTCCATTTATTTTATTAGAATTTGTTCCGGTTGGATTGTCAACGGTTGGAATGGATGGGTCGGGTCCCACTTTATTTGATTGGACCGCCTGTACGATGATTTTTATGGCCATCGCTAAGCCAATAAGTCCCGTAAAAATGGTAATACTTCCTTCAAATTCTGATTTGGAGGTAACTTCAGTTGTCGGTGGGGATGTCGCCATTTTACAATACGATAATACTATACTTACTTTTACTATACTTACTTTTACTATATTTACTTATAAAAATAAATAAAAATAATAAAAATAATTGTAGATTGTGTATTCATTCTATGTTTCGTTTTTTTTCATGTTCGTATGCTTCAGTCAAAATTTTTAACTGAGTGTGACATTCTTGTAACGACTGATTCGAACGTTCAAGTTGTCGAATTAAACTCTGTTGACGTTGTTCGAGAACTAAAACTTGGTTTTGTAAGTCTCGTACAAAACCTTCACTCACATAAATTCCATCAAGTAATGAAGCCATAATTAGATGAACTGGTATATATGTGAATAATTCAAAAAAAAAATATTCAATTTATTTTCTTTTTTATTTTTGGTTGTTTTTTGTTTATTCTTAATCTAAAACCCCAGATGAGTTAAGGTCTAGTTCTAGTTCTACTTCAGGTTCAAACATATTGTTTTTGATAAACTGCACTTCAGACGAGAGAGTCATTATCATCGAGTGTAATTCATGAATTGAGTGAAGTATTGTGTCTAGTTGAACTTGCATAGAGTTTGGAACTGGGTTTGAAGCTGGGTTTTGTACCGGGTTTGGTACCCTGTTTGAAACCGTCCCTTGATTCGATGACGGCGGCTCTGGTTGCGACCGTTTAAGTTTGTTGAAAATATTTCCAATTTCTATATCAGTTTCACTGGATTCAAATGAAACAGTCTTTTTAGTTGGGCCTGATGCAGATGATGCAGTATCAACGGGTTGCGAGGATTGAGAGGATTGAGAGGGTTGAGCGGGTTGAGAAGGAGGAATATCAAATTGAATAATTTCAAGTTCTCGTTCCCTGGCAGCAAGTGCTTCTTTGATTAACTGGTCCATGTTGTCTCCAATTGGTGCGTCGTCATTCACATTTTTATCTGAAAAGTCAATTTCGGGCGGTTTTTTTAGTACGAGAAACGCATTCATGTCATTTTCAAGTACTTTCACTTTTGACGTAATGTCTTTGATGCGCGCTTCTTGAATGTCAGCAGATGTATATGGTGGTGTAGCGTTAGCCACAGCACCCGTAATATGCATTTTGTAATTGGCCACTTCTTTAATAACGCGTTGAATCACGTCCTTATTCAAGTTAGACAGCGTTGCTAAAGAGGTGTTTTGCGGATGCGCGTACGTGTTGATTGTAGTATGTATTGCAGTCTCAAACAAAGTTATTACCGGCTGCATTGATTTTTCATTAAGACCTGAAAACACTTGCTCTTCACTCAATAGAGACCACAGCAGTGCTTTATTTTCATTGCTGTTTACTTCTTGAATAATGGTTTGCCACGAGGACGCGGACGTCATTTTGGTTTGATATAAAGTAGACTATATGTGCAAGTTTTAAATCTTTTACTTCCAATAACAACAATCACGAAAATGAAATTTGAATAAAACCGTTTAAAGATTATACCAGTTAGCTATACTATACAAAGGTAGATATCTATATAACATAACAACAATGAGCACCTCTCCAGAATCAAGTTCAGCAAGTTCAGATTCATCTTCAAAATACAGCGGCCGTGTAAAGTGGTTTAACAACAAGTACGGGTACGGCTTTATTACCGTGCTTAAAACCGACGATGCCACAAGCGTACCGGTAAACACGGATGTATTCGTGCATCACAGTGAAATAAGTGTGTCAAATGACCAGTACCGGTACTTGGTTCAAGGCGAGTACGTGGCATTTGATGTCGTGAAAACTACAAACGGCAATCATGAGTACCAGTGCGCAAAAGTGAAGGGCATGTACGGCGGCCAGCTCATTTGTGAGACGCGACACGAGGCGCGGTCTCAATACAATAAATCCCAGACCCAGACCCAGCCTCAGCAACAGCAACAGCTCCATGAGTCAACTCACGAAGAAAACGCTGCATCGGATACTAAAAGTGGAAGTCGTCGGTTTGACAGTGTTAGAAGTTCTTCGGATGACCGATTGAGAGGAAGTAGTAGAGGGGGTAGAGGCGGCAGGGGTGGTCCTTCCGGTGCCGGAAGAGGCCGATTTTAGGCGTTGTTTTTAAACGTTAACATAATACAACAACATAAAACATAAATATATCTTATAGTTATAATTATAAATAATTATAAGAATTATCATAACCTTTTAATCATGGAACAAAAGGCAGCTTCTACGTATGCAAGCAAGTTTTCAACAAGTCAGTTGAACTTCAACTTGAATAATTCGCACCAACTTATTCCTAGGGAGCAAACGTTTGTGCTTGATAGGAAGTTGATTACGATTCATTCGGAAGACAGAGACATTCGTCAATGGCCGAACGCAAACATGTTTGAAGTGCAGCTGCCAACCACGTATACTAGCGTTTCCACTATTCAGCTAGTGGAATGCAACATTACAACCACGACTTTCACATTTAGCCGGGAGTACCAGAACACAAAGTTTTCATTCAAAGTGTTTCCGGAACAGTTTACCAACCCAAACGCAATAGAAGATTTGGCGTATTATTACATGAACAACGGTCCTCCGCCATCCACGGGTCGAGGAAACATTTACAAAGCCGAAATTTCTGAAGGGTTTTACCGTCCAGAGCAACTGGCAAACGAACTCGAATATCAAATGAACCGTAGTGTTGCAAATTACCTCATTACACGGGACGAGTACGTTGACCCGACTGACCCGACTCCCCCCGCACCTTTGTCCAGCATATTCCGAACGGTGAGCAAGGACGTTTTGTACCCGTATTTCCGTGTCAAGTACGACCCAGTCACGCAACAAATTTGGTTTGCAAATACGCGCGACGGTTTTGAGCTGTTGTTTTCGACACAAGAAGATTATGTTGACAATTCCCCGCTTGACCCTTTGGTTCGAAATGCAAAATGCGACCAGCCGCTGGTGTGGAACTACGGCATGAACTGGGGGCTACCTTTTTATTTGGGGTTTGCTAAAGCGACGTATCGGGCCACGTCCGTCATTGAAAACGAGCTTCATTTTGGTTCATTGCGACCCACCTTATGGATATCGGGAGAAACGGCGAGGGGCGGTAAACTGTTTTATGTGAAGGCCCCCAACATTTTGGACATTTATGGCAACACTGCAATATACATGGAAGTCGAAAAAATGAACTCGTGCGATGAAATTGCGCCGTACCGCAGTTCCACAAACGGTCTTCGTACGGACTATAATGGCACCGTGAACTCATACTTCGCTAAAATTCCGTTGACACTGAATGCTGAAGGCACCGGATTTTCAGCGTCCAACAGTTACATGTACTTGTACAACATTTCGCAGTTCAATCCCGTGGTGGATAAGCTGCGCCGGCTCAAAATAACGATGCGGTACCATGACGGTCGACTGGTGGACTTTAAAGATACCAACTTTAATTTTACCATTTCTCTAGGCCAGATTCACGATGAGATTGCGCGTAACCTTGTGCTGCGCATTCCGCCCAAGTTTTGATACAAAGGAAAGGAAAAGGAAAATTAATTAAAATACATAAAGTATAGTCGTTGTTTTTATTTGACTTTATTTTACTTTATGCCAGTTATACTTGAAGTTGTTTTTGGAATTTTAGGAGTAGCCATCGGAGGAACCTGCTATGCAAATCGTAAAAAATAATTCTTCCCGGTATAATATACATACATAATACATAATATACACGTATTACACTTCAATCATGAACAGCTGTTATTTAGCAGGAACGGTAGGGGTTGGTCTTTTAGGAGCCACCTTTTACACAATGACGGCGCAGCCCGTTGCAAGTGACTACATATCCAAACTAAAACAAGAGTCGCTGGATGCGTACGGTAGAATCGTCAAAGAACGAAGCACGATTTACTTTCAAGGCCTTATTTTGGGGCTCGTTACATCCTACATTGTTCTGTTTCGCATTTCGCCCACGAAGCAAATTACCAACATGTTTCATCGGGTTACACTGTCGCTCGCAATTGTAATCCTAGTTTCGTCAGCATATTACTGCATTTCTCCAAAAAGCGACTACATGTTGAACCACGTTACGAACGGCGAAGAAGCCAAGGCGTGGCTTGAAATGTATAGAGCCATGAAACATCGGTACGTTGCTGGATTCATTCTAGGGTCTTGCGTTGCAATTCCGCTTGTTTACAGTTTTTGTTAACTTAACTACGCCCTAGGAATTTTCACGCCCAGTACCGACTGAATCTTGTTAACATGGGCGGCGTTGTACACGCAGGTGCCGCGCTCAATTTCGGAAATAATGGACACGTCCATGTTACACTTTTGGGCCAGCTCTTTTTGGGTCAGTTTTTTTTCACATCGCGAAACGCGCACCGCGTCCGAAGTTGCTTTGGCGATGTACTTTGTTTTTTTAGTGTCGTCAGAAACGGGCTTGGAGATTGAAGCAACCACTGCAGATGCTGACCCCGATGATGAGGATACCTGCTGCACCTGCACTGATGCAGCAGCAGTCTGCGCAGACGGCGCGGACCTCCGTTTGGTCATACTGACTGGTGTCCAGTCCTGACAGTCTGGAACTTGCGGTTCCGGAGTGCTGTATCTATTTTTCGACATGATATACCAAAGTATTATAATATGTGTTTATCGTTTTATATGGTTTGGGTTTATGGTTTTTATGTATAAATAACAACATAAAATAAATAATAAGTAAAAAAATGAAATAAAACAAAAAGCAAAAATAGTAATAGTAGAAGTAGTATATTCACAAACACATTCACATATTCAACAATGGACCCCGAGACCTGCATGGACCAGGACATGTGGGTTATAAAACGAGACGAGTCTTTGCAGGCGGTGTCTTTTGATAAAATCTTGAATCGTATTAAAAATATTGGGGTGCTCGACCCAAAAAAATCGAAGCTGAATGGCGTAAATTATACGCTACTTGGGATGAAGGTCATTGACCAGCTGCACGACCGCATTCGCACCACCAAAATTGATGAGCTCACTGCTGAACAATGTGCTACTATGGCAACCACGCACCCAGATTACTTGACACTGGCCGGAAGAATCATCGTGTCCAACCATCAAAAACTCACAAGCTCCAATTTTAAACACATCATCCATTTGTTGTACAACTACACCGATTCCAACGGAATATGCACGCACTTGGTGTCCGATGAATTGTACCAGTTTGTAAGTGAACACGGGGATGCACTGAATGCAATGATTCAATATGAACGCGACTTTGAAATCGACTACTTTGGTTTCAAAACGCTTGAACGAGCCTACCTCATGAAGGGGTCCGGTGGCATCATTCTGGAACGTCCGCAGCACATGTGGATGCGCGTGGCTCTGGGAATACACGTACCGAAATCTACGCTGGACGAGTACTGCGACAGGTCCATGTCCAGTGAAGAAAGTGTTCGCGAGTGTTTGAATCGGATTCAAGAGACGTACTACATGCTGTCGATGAAGTACTTTACTCACGCCACGCCTACCCTGTTCAACGCAGGGACTCCGCGATGCCAGCTGAGTTCGTGCTACTTGGTGGCCATGGAACAGGACAGCATTGAGGGTATTTTCGACACGTTGAAAGAGTGCGCAATTATTTCCAAGTACGCCGGCGGTATTGGTCTGCACGTGCACAATATCCGGTCCACGGGAAGTTTCATTCGCGGTACGGCCGGCGTGTCGAACGGACTTGTGCCCATGCTGCGCGTGTTCAACAATACGGCGCGCTACATTGACCAGGGAGGAAAACGAAACGGCAGCTTTGCAGTCTATGTTGAGCCGTGGCATCCTGACATTGAAGGTTTTCTGGATATGAAAAAAAACCACGGGGACGAAGAAAGTAAAGCGCGCGACCTGTTTTATGCGCTGTGGATTCCGGATTTGTTCATGCAACGCGTCATGGCAAACGAAACATGGTGCCTGTTTTGCCCCGACGAATGTCCTGGCTTATACGAGACTCATGGCGACGCTTTCGCAGAACTTTACATGCGGTATGAAGCAGCTGGCAAACAAAAAAAACGCGTGCAAGCGCGAGACATTTGGTTGAAAGTGCTGGACAGTCAAATGGAAACGGGGACGCCATACTTGTTGTACAAGGACGCCGCAAATGCAAAATCGAACCAGCAAAACCTGGGAACTATTTGCAGCAGCAACTTGTGTGCCGAAATCATTGAGTATTCGGACAAGAATGAAACCGCGGTGTGCAACCTTGCCAGTATTGCGCTAAATCGGTTTGTTTGCTGTAATGGGAATGGTACTGCCCCATTTTTTGATTATGAGTACTTGCGCAAAGCGGTAGCAACGGTTACGCGGAATTTGAACCGAGTAATTGACATCAACTTTTATCCCACCGCGAAAACCAAAACGAGCAACTTGAAACATCGACCAATCGGTATCGGAGTACAAGGCCTTGCCGACGTATTTTTGATGATGAATGTTGCTTTTTACAGCGACAAAGCGTGTGAACTGAATCGGCTTATTTTTGAAACCATGTATTACGCTGCCCTTGAAACATCCATGCAAATTGCACGAGAACGCTACGAAGAAATGGCGCGTGTACATGTTGACGGTTTTATGAACAATTTACCTGAAACTGTCGGCGCATACGACAGTTTTGAAGGGTCACCTGCTTCCAAGGGCATCCTGCAGTTTGATATGTGGAACGTGACTCCAACTCCGGGCCGATATGACTGGGACGGTTTGAAAAAAGACATTTGCAGATACGGTATTCGCAATTCGCTGCTTGTGGCGCTAATGCCAACTGCGAGCACGTCGCAAATTCTAGGAAACAATGAATGTTTTGAACCGATTACTAGTAATATTTACACGCGCCGGACGCTTGCAGGCGAATTCATCATGGTGAACCGGTACCTGATGGCGGACCTGGTCGAGCTTGGCGCGTGGAATGAGCAAGTAAAGCAGTCTATTGTGAAAAACAAAGGCAGTGTGCAACACTTGACTATTCCCGGATTCGACGAGCACCTGAAAAACAAGTACCGCACGGTTTGGGAAATTCCGATGAAGCATTTAATCGACATGTCGGTGGACAGGGCCCCATTTGTGTGCCAAAGCCAGAGCTTGAACTTGTGGGTGGAGGACCCCAACTACAACTTGTTGACATCCATGCATTTTTATGCGTGGAAAAAAGGGTTGAAGACGGGAATATATTACTTAAGGAGAAAAGCAAAACATCAGGCGCAGCAGTTCACAGTTGCGGCTGATACATCAAGCACAAGTACAAATACGGGCACAAGTACGAATATGAATACAACTACAAATACGAGCACAAGTGTTACGGATACGACTGATACGACAGAGTGTGAATTATGTTCTGCGTAGTCGCATATTTTAATATACACATACATTATAGCTTTTAAAGAATTTAATAAATTAAACATTATTATGTTTTTTGGACTTTCGCGTAAACTGCGTGGTTTAAACCGCCGTTATGGTCGTAAGCGTAGTAGTCACAAGCGTAATAGTCGCAAGCATAAACATGCGAACACTTTAAAAAACTATAAAAAAAATGATAAAAAACAAAATATTCGATTCAAAATAGAAGAAATTGACGAAACACCCGCCACACACAATACAAGGCCACCCACAATAAAAACCGTACGTACAGAATCTTTAACCCCAATTGTATTCAGTGAATCGAGAAATCAGTCGCAAACGCCGCAAGTACATAGCCGAAAAAGAGCGCAGTCACGAACACCGACTCCGTATCCTAGACGTGAACGCTATACAAATAAACACGACACATACGCAGAGACAAACCAACACCATTCCTCTCGACAGTTAAATACAAGTGGTGATGTAATATTATTTTTTATGAATATGTTGACAACTGTGAAATTGTACCATTGGAAAACAATGAATTACGCAACTCATAAAGCGACGGATGAATTGTATGAAGACTTGAACAAGTACGTTGATGAATTTGTTGAAGTAATGATTGGACATAAAGGCGGAGTTCGAGCCACGCTTCCAAGAACCAATGTAAAAATATACGATTGTGCGTCAAAAGAAGAATTTAGTCGAAAAATAGAAGAATATAAACAGGTACTGATAGGATTTACGTCGAGGTTTGACGGTAAAAAAAATAGCGACTTGCTGAACATACGCGATGAAATACTTGGTGCGCTAAATAAAAGTTTGTATGTAATGTCATTCAAATAATTTTTTTATAATATGTATATATTACTCCCTCATTCCCTCGACCATGGTTCGAACAAAACGAATAAAGCATCAAAAACGCAAAGTTTACCGGCGTAAAACGCGTGGTGGACATATACCACCGTATTTAAAAGATAAAAAATTACCAAATCCACATTTACCACCGCATTTAAAAGATAAAAAATTACCGCCGTTACCAGAAGTGCTAAATCCAAGTCCTGAACATTCACCTATTCATGTTTCGCCACACCCGCCATCACCTTTGTTTAGACGTCCTTCTCAGTCACCTCCAAAAAGTAGACCTACTTCTAATACTTTTACACGGCGTGCAAAAAAACCGGGCAACCTTCGAACCACACAAGCAGCTAAATTTAACGCTGAACTTAGAAAAATAAACAGTATACTTGCTTCTTCTGCTACATCAAAACCTCACTATGACCAGGCGGAACTTGATAAAATGCTTGAAGAATACAAAGAATAAGAAGAAGTAAATGATTCATCCGCCGCACGTTGAACACCCTGACCGGGTTGACTGTGCGATATAGTGCAAATTACGAATTCCATCAAAAACGGTTGGAGCTCTCGTTTTCGTGTTCAAATTCAAATTCAAATTTACAGTTTTTACAGTTGACACATTTGGTCCGTTTCGTACAGAATATGTGAACAGCATTTGTTTAGCTTGTGTTATGTTTTATATGCGTATGCGTATAACATAACTCATTATTATTTTAGTTGTTTTTATTTTCATTTTTACTTTGAATAAATATCTTTTCATTAAATATAAGCTAAGCAGATATTAATTAAACCATGAATAGAATACCATTGAATAGAATACCATATAATGGAACACCATATTGGGTATTAGGCAAAATCCAAGCACCTGGGGACATGCGGGGTATGAACCTTATTATAAAGAATATTATAACCAAAAAACCAGAAAAATTAGAAGAAGACTTGATTGGATTTGTGAATGAACATTCTAAAATATTCAATCCTGAAGACATGGAAAGAATGCGAAGAGCAATTATTCGTGCATTTGCAATGTTTAGTATGCCATTTATAAGCACTGAATATAACAGGTCTAAACCTGGACTTAGTTGTATTGCTCAGTTCATATTACAAACGATTTACAAAATAAGAGAAATATACACGTCGCAAGAAGTTAAGGATGCATTGACTAATTTTGATGTTTGTGTAGAATTTATAGATAAATTTTTAACTGCATTGTGTGAGACTGAAGAGTCATACACACAATCAGGATTCTTGGGCTCAAATAAATGGCAATGTGAACAAATCGAATATGCAGTGTACCGAGATTGGCCTCATGATTATCCAAACATTTTCAGAGGATTTGAAATGCAAATCAACCGATATCATTCACGAGTTTTGAAATTGTGGGCCGATGTATTGATTCATGAAGGAAAAATAACACCAAAAGCAATCGCCAAAATGCAGGGTGCTATATTGGGAGCTGACGGATATGAGAAAAAAATGCGCAATTTGCTTGCAGAATGTGGGGGCGGATATTCATTTAAACCCAATTTAGGTGAACCCATGTTGTTAAAATGGTTAACATTATTTCATGTTGAAATCACAAAAGACCCTAACATGCAAAACCTGACAAAGAAATACTCTAATGGAGGAAGAGCAAGCACACTTGATGGAATCGTGTTTGGAATCATATCCCAATTTGTTTTAACACATAATGTTCATGGAGTTTCTAGCATTCCTCAAAGCAATAAACACGAGTCTGAATTGAATATGCTGCAATTGTCATGTGATGTTGTTGAAAGGAATTCAGGACAACATTCACCAGTGTGCGCATATTTATCATCTGAACTATTAGACCAATGGGTGCAAAGTGATGGTGTTGGACGATTTCCAACAACAGATGAGTTCATAAAATTTTTGAACACTCGAATGACTGAAAAGCTTCCTCCTCCTCCTCCTCCATCTCCTCCTCCGTCTCCTCCTTCAGCTCCTCCATTAGAAATGGATGACCATCCGTTGGAATTTAGAGAAACATTACAATCCGAAATATCTAAACTTAAAAATGAAAATGCGGCATTGAATGAAATGCTCGACAGTCATATGAAACTAGCAAAACAGTCAAGAAGTCCTAAGGGTGGTTCAAAACGTTTGAAGAAGTCCACTTCTACTAGAAGTAGAAAATACAAGCACAAGTACCGACGTACCCGCGTAAGGCGGTAAGGCGGTAGTAATAATTAATAATTATATTTCAGCGATTCAAAATGTAAAAACACTTTCTATATAAAATAAAATAAGTATTATAAAAATTAAAGTTAATACATAACATATAAACTAAGTATAACAGACAGCCATGACTTCATCTATTCAGCACGAGCAACTTTTGATGGACGAATTTCGTCGAAATGTCGTAACATTTTACAAAACGAAAAAAGAATTTGAAGATGGTATAAATCAAATTTTAGAACGCAGAAAAGCCCGAGGGCGAATTCTTGATAAAACCCAGCGTAAACAAATTCGTATGGGTAAATGCACAATATGCGGAAATCCGGGTATGACGTTTTCAAGTACCAAAGACGAACTTCGTATCGAATGTAATACCAACCCCAACTGTGAAGCCAACCAAGTGATTCGCCGACCCGTGTTTGAAAACATTGAAACCCGAATGAACGACGCAAAAAAAGAAGTGGATATGGTAAAAGAAGAAATCATTCATTTGAAGCTGAATTTATTGTTTGGATACGCTTCCAATGACGACACTATCAGTGCATTCAATAAACTCGAGTCACGTATGAAAAAAGCATTTGATGCATACGACAAACTGCGAATGAAGTACTATGACATCATTTCAAATGACGATAAGTTAAAACAGATACAAGGCGTAAACGATGCAATTTCAGATGCAATCAATGCAATCAAAACCAACCTATCATCTTCGTCTGGAGCAGTTCAAGTAACTGATAATGTGGTTCAAGACACAGTAAAAACTGTCTATATTGACAGACTGACTAAGTTACTTGAAATGCAAGAAAAATTAAAATATTCAGCGAGTGAAGTTGTCCCGGATGAGGATTATGGTATAAATAATAACATTTGGCGAAAACGCGTTAACCGCGTACCAATTTCGTTAAGCGATATGGTAGTACCTCTTTCATAGTAGGTCGTTATTTTTTATTCCAACATTGAAACGGATTACACGAATATGAGCACTTTACTTTTGTCAGTGGCATAACACTTATGGAAACCAGTTTGAATCCCGTGTCGAGTAGTCCAACAGCAACGGTTTCTTCTTCTCCATTCAAACACAACACAAGAACACATTTGATAACAAAGTAAAGAAAAAACATAACCGCCTCGCTGGATATAGATAGTGTACTGTTGTGCGATGACTCATTGAACATCGTAATAATATTAAAAATAAGGTTCAAAAAATGGGTAGCATCGCTGATATCTATTTTTCCGTCAGCCATTATCTCCTGAAACGACTTTTGTAAAATGGTAGTAAGTGTGGTACGAGACGCGTCTACTGCAACGTAGTTTCTAATTTTACTCATTTCGGATTCAGGTATTTTAGACTGTATTTCATCATATATTTTACGTATCTCATTTATAACCATATTAGGATGATTTAATATGTCGGTCAACTTGGCTCGGAGTCCAGGTATGTGTAACACCAGGTTAAATGTTATATCCTTGACAGAGTTTAAAAGTGCATCTGCATATGTATTCAATGCTGCGTCTGTATGCGTGTTTGTGGTAGTGTTTGTGGTAGTGTTTGTGGTAGTGTTTGTGGTAGTGTTTGTAGTTGCTATAACAACTGTCCCCAGTTTATCTGGATTGGCAGCGGTTAATAGGTTTGGAACGCTCGGAATGGCGGACATGTTAATTTATACGTATATACATATACATCTATTTATACACGTTTTCTTGTATGTTTGTATTTATTTATTTATTTATTTATTTATTGATTTTTTTATTTATTCATTCAAAAACGAATGGTTCCGCCAACCATTCCGCCAAAGCTTGGTCTTCCGGACCATCCGCCGCTGACTTGGCCTTCAGCAAAGACGCTTCGGTTTGGACCGCCAACAGTAACACGGCCAGAGCCGCTGTACCCTTCGTTATTGGCACCAAATGAACCGGAAAACCCAGCAGGGGAGGTGCGTGGGTTAGGGTTAGGAATACGAATTGTTTGCATTTGAGAGAGAGAAAGAGAGGAGAGGGGGGTCAAAGGTTTTATACAATATGTACTATTTTTTTTTTATATTCTTTTAATATTTATTTTTATTATTTGTTTTTATTTTTTATTATATAGACAAATAAATAAAAAACGAAACCCGATGTTTGAATACATTTCGTTTCCAGTATTTTTAATAAGCCTTGCGGTCGGGTTGTTTTATGTTTACGTAATTGCTCCTGCACCGCATGTTATCGTGGTGTACCCAACCCCTGAAAATAGCAAAGAGTTTCAATTCAAGGATGGAACAAATAATTGTTTTGATTATGACCCGGTTGAAATTGAATGCCCAAGTAATAATGCGTTTATTAAAGAAATTCCGATTCAACGAAAGACTGTGTAAACATCAAAATCAAAGAAGTCAAAATCAAATTCAAAAACGTTTAAATACTATATACATATATTAGGGGTATATGGTATATTTAAATTTTTAAATCAATGACAACCGTATTAAGTATTGATGTAGGTATAAAAAATCTCTCGTTTTGTTTATTACGAATTGCCGGAGAAGTTGAAATTTTGAAATGGGACACGATTAACTTGAATGAACCGGTTCCCGCAAAAACGCAACCGCCCCAGCACGTATGCACTACAAAACCTGGATGTAAATTGAAACCGTGTTATGCATACCGTAGTATCGCCGGTACGCAGTATACATGCAAACGACATTATAAAACTGCCCCAGACATTGCATTGCGACAAGTGTTCGATGAAAAACCAACCTACATTTCAAAGATAATCAAAACATTCACTATGGAAAAACTGAGAGATTTTTGTACATCCATATCCGGTGGCGGCAGTAGTGACACAATAGACACAATAGACCCAATAGATAAAATAAATTCAAAACCAGCACTACGAGAAAAGGCAATTGAAATATTGAAAACAAGGTACATCTACCCGATTGAAATATACGACAAATGTATTTGTTTAATGGACCTTGCTGAGTCTGTCGAACCCGTTGTTTCGGAAACCAAACCTAAACCAACCAATACTAGCGCAAGTACCGTATCTCTCGTTTTGGTCGGGTATAACTTGATGAAATGCTTCGACGATTTGTTTTATACGAACTCGGATACTAAAATTGATACGGTAATTATTGAAAATCAGATAAGTCCAATTGCGAATCGCATGAAAACGGTGCAAGGAATGATTACGCAGTATTTTTTAATGCGCGGAGTGGACAAGAATAATATAATTTACTATTCGTCTGTTCAAAAGTTGAAAGTTGCGCCATATCATTTTGTTTTTCATCCGGAAACTGAATCAGAAACCAGTGACAATGTGGACGATATTCAAACATATGACGAGCGTAAAAAAGCGGGAGTTGCGTGCGTTCGTAAAATACTTTCAATAACAAAAATTTCTAGTACTAGTCTATCTGCTGACTCGTGTCTATCTCCAAAATCTTCGAATCCTTCAAAGTCTCCAAATTCTCCAAAGTCTCCAAAGTCTCCAAGGCTTTTTACAGTTCTCCCGGGTTTTTGGTTGGAACGATTTGAAAAACATAGTAAAAAGGATGACATGGCAGATTCTTTTTTACAAGGTCTTTCGTACTTGATTAAAAATTATCAAACTCAAAAAAATACAAAAATATAAAAATTGATACCCGAACCCGAATGTATCATTTAATGTTAAACGTAGACAACTGTGAAATGGAAATAGAATCGACCTTAGAAATGGGTTTTCCTGTTTTGTCTGATTTGGAATCAGGTTCAGGCTCGCAATTCTTGGATTCAGGCTCGCAATGCTTGGATTCAGGCTCGCAATGCTTGGATTCAGGCTCGCAATGCTTGGACCCATGGGAGCATATTTTAAAGTGTTATCACATAACGAATATGAACAGTGATGTAGTGTTGACGTCAAAACAAATTAAAGAATGTAAAACAACGTGGACCGGTCCGATAACGCAGCAATTTGAACCAAGGTTGCTTGCATATCAAATCACCGCAGATACTCGTCCTGAAATATTTCAAAGGTACGGAATTTCAATTATTCCAGTTCGGAACGGGCAGTATGTGCTAACAAAAAATAAAATATATCAGTCACTTGACTATACGCCAGTTGAAGTGACCAGTTTAACCATTGATACCACATCGCTATTGCTTTTAATCGGTGACAGCGAGTCTTCTCTAATTGATAGACTTCGCTACAGTGGAGTATTTGAACGTGAAGAGTTCTTGAATGAACCAATTACGCACGGGTCGCTTTTGAACGGCCGGCATCGATGCAGCTTTGACATGCAGCTGGGCGAAACAAACTACGAAATAAAAGGCGTTCAGTACGAAATCGATTCGTGTTTTGAGTCAGAGCACAGAATACTTATTATTGAATGTAAAAACACAAGCTCGCCATTTGATTCATTCAATATTCGTCAACTGTATTTTCCGTATCGCCAGATTCTTGAAAAAACGTTCGGGAAAAAAGAAATTATATGTTTATTCATTCACAACTGCATGAATGTAGTTCATATTTGGAAATATTGTTTTGAAGTTCCCACAAAAATGGACAGTATTATTCTTTCAGGACATTACATGTACAACTTTCAGTCGCCGTCGTTGTTGGTGCCATCACAATCACAATCGCCGTTCTCACCATTGTCCACGTTATCCCCGTTGTCGCCATTATCGTTGCCAATGTCACCGTAATCCGTGCAGTAGTTTGTAATAAGAACTTCAGTTGTTTGCGACCCCGGGTCTTTTGAATGAATTGCTCGTTTACAGTTTATTTTTTGTGTGAAATAAGCGGGAGAAGGAAATGCAGAAGTCACCATGTCAACATTTGCGTTGCTCATAAGAAACTTTATACGTGTTTCTAACGTAAATCCCCTGCAGAGTTGAAATAACTGTTTGTGACTGTCAATATCAAACCCCGAGTAATTGTATGATACAAATGAAGTTTTATTTTCAGGAGCGTACGGCGGGTCGACATAAATAAAGTCTCCAGTGGATGTCGAAGAAAGCGCAGTTTGAAACGAACAGCATGTAAATATCACCGGTTGTATGAGCTGAGAAATGGTACGGATATGCAGTTCGTCAACTGCAAAGGATTGTTTGTAATGCCCAAATGGTACATTGAATCCGTTCGGGCCTTCACGGTACACCCCTCGAAAACATGTTTTATTCATAAAGAGTAGCATGGCGGATGCTCTCGGGGTTGCGCGTTGTTCTTTATCAAGGAAGTTGAACTGCGACCGTATCCAATAGTAATACGATTCTCGTGATGTCTTGGCTTCTTGAATTGTTGTCGGTGTCCGGTTTATAGTGCCTTTCTCCGGAGACGTATTGTATTCGTTTACAATTGCGTTTAATTCAGAAATCATTGCATCCGGAGCAGATTGCACATTTATGTAGAACCATATAAGGTCTTGATTCAGGTCACTCGCATATATCCTTCCGGAAACATGGATGTTTGAAGAAGATAGCATTGCCAAAAGAACGCTCCCGCCTCCAACAAATGGTTCATGATAGTTGTGTATTTCATTAGGAAACAAGCCAACAACCTGACTCATAATTTGTGTTTTTCCCCCGAGCCATTTCAAAAGTGGTTTTATATATGGTTCCTTCGCCTTTGCTGCTGTCTTAGACATTCAGTATAAAACATAATACAATACATATATAGAAAAAGAACAATGGACCTTCAATTTTATCGTAAAAATTTAATTATAAAGTCTAAAGTCTAAAGTCTTAAGTCTAAAGTCTAAAGTGAAGTAAACTATTTAAACGTAACCGTTGAACATAATAAAGGTATTAAACGAAACTCGTATATACAACAAACCCCAATATCAAGAAAGTCGGTTACAATGCAAGACGATAAAAGTAACCCTGCTACCACTCCCACTCCCACTTCCACTTCCAGTGTTGTAACTGAATTTTCAGTATGGGAAGACCTAGATGAAATGAAAACGCAACTGCTTCGTGGCATTTATGCGTACAATTTTGAAAAACCCAGTTATATCCAGCAAAGGTCAATTATTCCAGTGTTGAGAGGCAGAGATGTCATTGCTCAGGCACAGTCAGGTACCGGTAAAACGGGCGCATTTGGTGTGGCTACTCTGCAACGAGTGGATACCGATGCTAAAAAAGATGTGCAAGCGCTTATACTGGCACCGACACGCGAGCTTGCAAAACAAATTATGGAGGTAGTTACCGGTCTTGGAAGCCAAATGCCGAATTTGAAAGTCCAACTTTTGATTGGCGGAACGTCGACAGACGAAGACGCAAAGTTTTTGAAGAACGAGCAGCCGCAAGTGGTAGTTGGATGTCCTGGTCGAGTGTACGATATGATTCGACGAAAGCATATCAATCCCAAACAAATCAAATTGTTGGTGCTGGATGAAGCCGACGAAATGTTATCGGAGGGCTTCAAGGACCAGATTTACAATATTTTTCAGTACTTGCACAACGACGTACAAGTGTGTTTGTTCAGCGCCACCATGCCGGTCGAGCTGCATAACTTGACTGAAAAATTTATGAGAAATCCAGTAAAAATATTAGTGCAAGCGGAACAGCTCACGCTGGAGGGAATTTGTCAGCATTACATTGCTCTAGACGATGACGAAACGAAATTTGCAACGCTGCAGGACTTGTACAAGACATTGTCCATGTCGCAGTCCATTATTTATTGCAACAGCGTGAAACGCGTGTCGGATTTGACGGAAGCCATGGTACTCAAAGGGTACCCCGCATGCTGCATTCATAGCGGTATGGATAAAAGTGCTCGGGATGACGCGTACGCCAACTTCAAGTGTGGTAAGTATCGTGTACTGATTTCATCGGACGTGACCGCGCGAGGAATTGACATTCAGCAAGTGAGCATTGTCATCAACTTTGATTTGCCGCGAAGTGTTCACACTTATTTGCACCGAATTGGTCGGTCTGGAAGGTGGGGACGTAAGGGAACCGGTATTAGTTTCATTACACCAAGAGATACAAAACAACTCAAAGATATTGAGTCGTTTTATGGAACGGTCATTACAGAGTTACCGTCAACATTCAAAACGGAATAGTACAGTATCAACAGTATCAATCAAACTTTAACAAGCGGGTCACATTGTTTTCCGTTGCATGTAATGTTATTGCTATAAAGTTGAGCAAATCCGCACGTGTTGCAAGTAAATACTTTAAATCGATTATCTAAAATTTGAAATCCTAATAGGGTTTTTAATTTTGTTCCCATAGTGAGTGTTTTTACGGTAAATGTTCCTTTACCGCATTTGGTGCATGATAGCGTATGGTCGTTGCTTTCATTTGTAGAGTATCGTATTTTCGGACTTACGATTGCGTTTCTTCCTCCACTCTTGCTTGTTTTTGAACGTTTTGAACATTTTGAACGTTTCAATCGTGCTGAACGTTTGTATGCCATTCGGTTTATACATAATTGAAATAAAATAATTAAAAGCTAAATCGAAAAAAAAAATAAAAATTAACAACTAAACATACAAATCAAATAAAAAATAAAAATAAAAATAAACAGTAATTATAAATCAAATTTAGTCAAATTTAAAAAACATGGCTCAAGAACGAGGACTTGAAATGGTAGCGCATTCTGCGATTATCGGCGTGGTTCTTTACTTTATTATGACGCAGCTGTTGAAGCAGCCTCAGCGTGTAGCGGAAGATAGGTCGGTTGCAATTGCTGGAGTGGTTTTAGTGTACATGGTTGTATTTGGACACGGTTTGCCTACAAACGTATCCCCATCATTCAAGTTATCTTAATTACTTTTTTTTTATTACAACATGTTGTGTGTCGTAATAAAATAAATCAAAAGAAAACAAAAGAAAGGTAATCAATGAAATACGTAAAAAGGTTTCAAATAAGTTTGAAGTTGTTTGGTAGGAGTGAGGTAATACCAATGATGCGTCCGGACCGTACACTAGTAAGCGTAGCAGTAGAAAAGTTAGTAGAAGCATTAACAGTGGCGCCGAAGAGGTTGGC